ATGATAGATGTATTCCAATTTAATGGAGATGGGATGAGTGCCTACTTAAAAGATCTTGTGCCAGACAATATTGAAGATCTTATTGCAACAAACTCTATTTATCGACCTGGAACAATGGAGACCGGTGGGCACAAAAAATATATTGAAATTAAGCACGGCAGAATGGAACCAGAATATCTCTTTAAAATGGAAGAGATTACAAAGGACACTTATTCAATCTTGATATATCAAGAACAAATTTTAAAACTTGTTCAGGTTGCAGCCGGCTTTACATTAGCTGATGCAGATTCAATCAGAAGAGCGATAGGAAAAAAGAATATGGATCTGATGAAATCCTACAGAGATCAGTTTATAAAGGGGTGTTTGGACAGAGGGGCGCCGGAAGGAGAACCAGAAAAACTTTGGGAGCTGATAGAAGTATTTGCGGGGTATAGTTTTAACAGAGCTCACGCTGCATGTTATGCAATATTGGGATACATAACTGCATATTTAAAAGCTCATTATCCAGTTGAGTTTTACACAACGGCATTTCAATTTGTAAAAGATGATAAGATGGGCAAAGCGTCCGTTGCCAGAATAGTGAGTGAGATTCATAAAATTGGATCAATAAAGGTAATGCCGGCAGATATAAATAATTCAAATTTTCATATTGTCGGGGATCATAAATTAAAAAGAATTTACTGGTCACTTAAGAAAATTAAATTTGTTGGAGAGGTTGCCGTAAAAAATATTCTGAAGGAAAGAGAAGAGGGGGGTAATTTTTATTCTTTTGAAGAATTTTATATTAGAATGCAAGGCAAGAAAATAAACAAAAAAGCTTTATTTAATATGGCTCTGTGTGGATGCTTTGATGAGATAGAGAAAGTAAAGGTTCCATCTGATAGATTAAGAATTGTTAGGAAATTTAGAGATATTGTTAAAGTTGATTTGCCTGAAACTTTTAGCAATGGAGAGTTAACCAGGCAAGACTATTTTTGGTCAAAGCTGGCCAAGGCGCTTACAGGATTCGGATATATTGACTTTAAAAAAATAGCTGACAGATCTTCGTTAAGTAACTTAATGAAATATTATATTGATGAGGATGAAATATTTAGTGAAGAAAGCGAAAATAAATATGTGTTGCTTTCCGGTCAGTTTGTAGAACTAAAGGAAAGGAAATCAAAAAATGGCCCCTTCTGCCAACTAGAATTATCACTCAATTATAATAATATTTTCTGCACTATTTGGAATGATAAATATGAGGAATTTAGACAGCAATTAACTGGAGCAGACGGAAGAGTGGTAATAATATACGGTCAGATTAAAATGGACAATTGGAAAAAGAAAAATGTAATTTATTCAATAGAGAAAACTAAAATTGAGATAATATAATGCAAGAGACAATAAAAATAACCGTTGGGGATAAAATTATATCCCTTAAAGTTGAGGGGTTCGACACTGACGTTGAAGTAGATGATTTATTAAGAATTGATTATAGCAATATAATGGGGGAGATTCTAACATTTCCAGTCCTTCTTAATAGAATAGGACTACTTAAGGCAGATCAAGAAGAAGTTGCAGCTAAAGCAAAATTAGAAGTGGATATCTTGGGTGCAAGATTGAGTGAACAGTATAGAAAGAAGTTGACAAGAATTGAAAATGAAAAGATGAAATCTCCAACCGTTGCTGAAGTTGAAAATGCAGTATTGCTAGATGAAGGATTTCAATTAAAGAAAAAATCTTTGTTTAGAAAGCAACGAGATCTTCAGTACATAGACTCTTTGTATTGGTCTGCCAAATCTAAGGATGACAAATTAAATAAAATGGGCGGCTCATTAAAGCCTGAAGATCATACAAATATGCTTCTGGAGGGGTCAATAAATGGAGTTTTGATAAAAGTAAGAGAGCCATTAATAAAATAACTTAATAAAAACTTTTATAATTAAATAATTTAACATAAATTTATAGAAATATGATCACAGCATTTTATAAAACCTCCGATGGTGCAATTCATCATACCATTTGTGAGGCCAAACAGCATGAGGCCTTTAAAACAGAGGCTGCTGAAAAATGGTGCATTGAGACATTTGTAGAGAACCTTAATTTGGGTTATACAATAACGCCCAATAATTTGATTAAGGCCTTATATGCAAATAAGGATCTTATAAAGTCTCTTGCAGATAATTTATAATTCAATTAACATAAACGGTAAATATTAAATAACTTAAATTTAAAATAAAAATGGCGAAATTCGATAGATCGAAATTCAAAGGAAGCTCTGTTGCTAAATTAAAAGAGCAAGAGGAGCAAACAGAAAAGCTGGCCGGTACATCAAATGGTGGCAGAGCGGGTTATCATGAAATTGATAACGGTACAAATAAGTTTAGAATTTACCCAGGTCAGGGAGATGAAACATTTTGTTTGCCAAAGGTTACAGTGTGGCTACCAAGAGAAGTTGAAGAAAAAGACGAAAAGGGTAAAACTAAAAAAGTAGTTAAAAACATGCCGGTTTTTAATGCAAAGGTGCATGGCGGATATGAGAAAGATCTTGTTGAAGAATATGTTAAATTTGTAACAGCACTCTTGCAGGATGAAATTGATGATGCAGATGAGCTGAAAACAAGGTTAGCCATCCTAAAAAATGGGAAAGCTCCATCTACTAAAATATCAAACGATATTAAATATGTTTGTTATGCAGACAAAATTTCAACTAAGCCGGATAAAAGCATAGTCAAAAAATTTGCAAGACTTGAATTTGGTAAAAGCATCAAGGATCAGATAAATAAACAAGCTTTTTCTGAAGACAGCGATGATCCAATCGAAACAGATATCATTTCTGATCCAGATAATGGATTTGTAGTAAAAATTGTAAGAGATCCAAATGCAAAGACGGCCAACGATTTTTATTCAGTTTCATTGGAAGTTGCAAAAGGAGCCATGCCCTTAACAGATGAAGAGCTTGAATTTTTGGAAACTCAAGAATCATTAACTAGTCTTCTGACAAATACATTTAAAAGATCTGATTATGAAAATCAGCTTGCCGGACTTCAAATTTATGATGAAAAACATGGATTTGGTGCATTTGCACATGATTCCTGGTTAGATATTGTTGAAGAAATAGATGCTATGGTGCCGGAAGATGATGAAAAGAAAGAACCAGAAACTAAAAAAGTTGGTGCAAAATCTGAAAAATCATCTCCAAAAGAAGAAAAGAAATCTACTGCAAAAACACCCCCACCAGCTAAAAAGAAAGCTAAATCTGGTGATATGTTCGATGACATGGACAGAACCGAACTAAAGGAATATATAGCAGAAGAAGAGCTGGAGATCTTGGTCAAGAAATCAATGTCAGATGATGATATAAGATCTCTTATCCGAGAAGAGCATTTAAAGGATGAGGAAGAAGAGCCAGCAAAGAAAATTGTAGCGGAGGAGGAAGATGATGAAGAGGAAGAAGCGCCAATAAAAGAGACTCCTTTTAAGGAAGAAAAGAAAACAGCCGGTGAAAGTAGTAAAGACAAATTTGCTGCAATGAAAGCAAAATTGGCAGCTAGTCAAAAAAAATAAGTTAATTGGGTGAGGATTCAAAATACCTCACCCATATTTTAAATAAAAGATCGTGCTAGAAAATAAAGAAATCGTAACCTGGGTGATTAGAATTATCCTCATATCTTCAGGAACAATAGCAATTTTTTGTAATATTTATTTAGTCATTAAAAAGAAAATATGAAAAGAGCAATAGGTATTGTGATTACGGATACTCACATGCACAGAGATAATACTGAAGATGTGAAAGATATATTTGACCAAGTAATTGAGAAATGTGCAGAGTTCAAAACAACAAATTTATTTTTTGATGGTGATTGGTTCACAAATCGCACAGCCCAGCCTCTCAGTGTATTAATGGCAACACAAGAAATTTTAAATAATTTAAGTCGCAATAATATTAATTGCAAGGCTATAAAGGGGAATCACGATGCAGTGGGAGCAGACTCAGAGGAGAGTTATTTAGACATTTTTTATAGTGATAGTTTTGAGGTATTTAGGAAAGAGAGTCTGGTTTTCAATGATTCAAACATGCATATATATATGATACCTTATTTTAAAGAAACTGGATCATATATGCAGAGGTTAAAAAATATAACCGATAAATTAAAACCAGGGGTTATAAATATTCTTCTTACTCATATAGCGGTAAATGGAGTAAGAAACAATGATGGAACCAAGGTTGAAAATGAATTAAGCTCTGATCTATTCGCAAAATTTCATAAGGTCTTAATAGGACACTATCACTCCAGATCTCAGATAGGAGAAAATATATTTTACATAGGTGCATCTCATCCACAAGATTTTGGAGCTGATAATCAAAGGGGATTAACTGTAATTTATAATGATGGATCAATAGAGTTTGTGAAGCTTAGATTTAAAGAATTTCATAAGCAAATAATTGATATAGATGATATTATTAATTGCGAATTTGATCATGAAACTTATAAAGGTCACAATGTTAGATTAATAATAAGGGGAGATGCTTCAAAGCTTGCTTCTTTTAATAAGGCAATGATACCGGATTGGATAGATTATAAATTTGAGACAGAGGAGCCGATTACATATGAGGATATTCAGGCCAGGGTAGTGTGTCATGATAAAACATCCATATCTGCATCATTTGAAGAATTTGCAATTCTTAACAATATTGAGCACAAGCAAACACATATTAAATACTTAAGCAACTTATAATATGGATAATAATAAATTTTCACCCCTTCCAGAATCACCAAACTCATTTTATGAAATACATAGAAAAACATACGATATAGTACCATTTCAAAAAGAAATTCGTATTTCTAATTCTGTAAATCAGTCATTTGAAGCTATAAGATTACACTCATATATACATAATGAAGAAATAACAAGATTCTTTGCAGAGATTGTTGGTGAAAGGATTGTAAAAAACTTTGAATATGAGTTTAAAAAGCCGGCAACATGGTTTCAACATTTTAAAGAATCTTGTTTCCCAAATTTCCTTCTAAAAAAATTTCCGGTAAAATATACTTCAGAAACTCAAAAAATAGATTTTACTCAGTACAGAATTTTTCCTGAGATGGAATTCCCACATAGGGATGATAGAAGAAGAAATTATATAATTCAAGAATCACTTGTTCAAACAAAAGTAAATAATGATGGAGAATAACTATAGCATTATCGAAGATATGTTTTGTGCTGCATGGACTACGGTGGAAGAAGGATTAACTAGAGAGGATGCAATTTTAAAATGTCAAGAGCTTAATCAAAAAAGCCTTGACATGTATATTTCTTATCATGTAACAGATGGAGCTGGCAAAAGACTCAATTAAATGAAATTTAATAGAGAAAATCTTAAATCTGTTCCAATGGAGAAAGAGATAGATTTAAATCAAAGATGCTGGTGGTATCATGATCCTTCTGATTCTTACACAATTATGACTTATGCCGAATTTGAAGAAGATATGTCTGCATCTTGTGATTTGAATTTTATATGTGATGCACTGGATGATGAGAATACTGAAGGAGAAGCGAATAAAAGGGTTTTAGACTATATCAAAAATGAAAGAGAAAAAGCAAAAGTGCGAAATGAAATTTTGCAGAAATCATTCATCGGGAAAGGGGAGTAAAATTTGTCACAAGCACAAGAAGCAAAGATATAAAGAGAGGCATCCGGTAAAATATTTTTACAACTGTTTAAAACAGAATGCAAAAAGAAGAGGAAAGAGCTTTAATTTAACATTTGAAGAGTTTGAAATATTTTGCCACAAGACAGAATATTTAAATAAAAAAGGTATTTCAGCAACAGGATATCATATAGATAGAATTGATCATAATTTAGGTTATGAAATAGGAAATATTCAGATTCTAACTAATAGTGAAAATGCGGTTAAAGGAAATGAAGAAAAGAAGCAAAAGAATTTAATAGATTGTCCATTTTAAAAGATCGAAGTAATGCTAAGACCGATAAAAATAAGATTTCAAAATTTGCTATCGCACCAAGATAGCACTTATAATTTTTTAGATAATAAAACAATATTGGTGAGTGGGGTAAATCTGGATGATAAGGGAGTTGACAGCAATGGATCTGGGAAATCTACTATAATAGAGGCGCTTGCAATATCATTAACCGGCTCCCCATTTAGAGATATAAAAAATTCTGATCTTATAAGCAACGATAAGGATTTTCTTGAAATAGAATTTGACCTGGAAGACGCTGTAAAGGGATTAAATTATAAGATCATTAGAAGATTATTTTCAAACAAACCATCCAGGGTAGAGCTATGGGTAAATGGAAAAGTAAATGAAAGCTTAAAAGATTTGGCTCCAAAAGAATCAAATAAATATATTCAGGAATTGCTAGATCTCACCAACGATGATTTATTAAATTACTTTATTGTCAGCAAGGAAACTTACAAATCATTCTTTCTATCAACAGACGGCCAGAAGAAAGAAATAATCAATAGGTTTTCTAAGGCCTATCTAGTAGAGAATGTTGAAGCGGCTGTTAAAATTGATATAGGTCATATAGAGGGGCAAATACTTTTAATAGAAAGAGAAAAATTATCAATAGAGTCAAAAATTCAAGTTTATGATGAGCAATTGTCTGAAGCATCGGAGAGGGGCAATGAGAGATTATATGAGCTTAAGTTAGAATATAAATCAGAATCAGAAAGAGCTGCCATTATAGATAAACAGGAGTTGGGTGAAATTAATAAAAAAAGGAAGGCTCTGAAAAAAGAAATTGATGAAATTAAAGTAGGAGATCATGAGCATCAATTGCAAGAAATAAATAGCTTATCCAGAGAATTTATTGGGCTAAAAAAAGATTATTCTGATAAGTTAAAAACTATTATTTCAGAAGAAAAGGAAAACAAAGAAATGCTTCATAATGTTGATCATGTTCTAGCCGGTGTTATAGAATGCCCTAGCTGTTCTCACGAATTCTTATTAGGAAATGAGGCAATAACAATAGAGGAAGCTAGGGAGATGAGGCCGCTATTGGACAAAGAATTAAATGCCTTAAATGAAGCAAGAATTGAAATAAATAGTAAAATAGAAGAATATGAATCTGATCTGGAAATTTTAGAAACTCAGAAGGAAGAAATAATAGCTGAGAAGAAGCAATTAGAGGATCGCCAGACCATTAAGCAAAAAGAATATAATAAGCTAGATCAGGATTATGAGGCAAAAATGTATGAGTGGAATAAGACAAAAGAGAAGGTAATATATCTAAAAAATGAGATTGAAAAGTTGTCCGAAGAAGATCAAACTTTAGAAATCAAAAAAAATATTAAGTTACTTAATGAGAAATTACAGGAAGTTTTGCTAAATTTAACCAAGGAGCAAAATAAATTAAGTGAATTACAATATTGCGCCGCTAATTTCAAGAAGTTTAGATCATACCTAGCAAATCAGTCAATCAAAGCAATTGAGTCATATACAAATCACTTTCTCCAGCAAATGAATACAAACCTATCTGTTAAAATAGATGGCTTCAGACTGCTTGCAAATGGCAAAATAAAGGAAGAGATAGAGACATCAATAAGCAGAGACGGTTTTACCAGTGAAAACTTTAATAAATTCTCTTCGGGGGAAAAAACAAAGGTGGATATTGCTGGAATACTGGCACTGCAATCAATCATCAACAATAATTCAAATGTCGGATTAAATTTACTATGCCTGGATGAAATTATAGAGAGCGTAGATGGAACCGCCGCCAGAGAAATTTTAAGATCTCTTAAGCTATTAAACCAAAATATTTTGGTTATTACACACACCAGCTACAACTCAGAATTTGAGAATACATTAAGGGTAGAAAAGAAAAATGGTATCAGTAAAATTTTAAACTAAAATATATGAGCAGTAAAATCAATTATAGCAATGCCAGTGAATATGGGACAACTACAACATCTACAAGATTAGTTCTTTTCTTTATTAAAAGATTTAATTTCTACCCCTCTAGTTTATATTGTTTATTGACAGATAAGGTCAGCTTTTTGAATGAGATTAATAAATTATTTTCTATCGAGGATACTGTATTTAGCGAATCTCACTTTAATGAACATTCTTCTATTAACAGGTATCATTTTTACAAAGAGGGTATAATTATTAATGAATCGAATGATACTGATGACAAAATGGAAGATCCTCGGTTTGCAGATATTTGTTATTACGACAAAGAAGTTGGTCTGAAAATAAGAGAGATTGCAGAAAAATATATGGTTGCTAAGACAAAGAGCAATTCAAACAAAATAAATTTTATAATAAAAAACACCAATGGGTTTTTCTTAAAATCATTTAAATTTTCAGAGACTGAGGTTAATATAGATGATCATTACAATGATGATTTTAAACCAATTCATGAAAATATTGTCAAAAGATTAAACAACAAAAATGATAAGGGTATAGTATTGCTTCATTCAGACCCAGGAGCCGGCAAGAGCACATATATAAAACATTTAACCACGCTAGTTGATAAGAAATTTATATTCATGAGTGCTGATATGGTTTCATTCATCTCATCCCCTGAGTTAATACCATTTTTATCTGATCATCCAAATACTGTGTTGGTTATAGAAGAAGCTGAAAATATTTTAAGACAAAGAAGTGAGCATTCCGGTCAAGCAATAGGAAACATATTGAATTTAGGCGATGGATTGCTTGCAGAAGCATTTAATATTCAAGTAATAGCAACATTCAATTGTAAGATTGATGATATTGATAAAGCATTATTAAGAAAGGGAAGAATGATTGCAAAATATAATTTTCAAAATTTATCAATTGAAAAAACAAATAATTTACTTAAGAAAATAGGATTTGATTATATTTCAGATGTCCCAATGTCATTGGCCGACATATTTAATATTAACGATGAGGATTTTAATGATAAAAAAACAACTAAGAAAATAGGATTTAGATGAAAAAATTAATCTTAACGTGCCTACTTGTATTTATAGCAATAAAGGCATTCGCACAACAGGATGTAACTATAGATAGATTGATTCTAATGGATGATGATAGGCAAAAGCCAATAATGTTTATTGACAATCTGAATATGATTGATGTAAAAGTATTAAACGCATCGGATACAGTCAATCTATCAATTTTTATTGTAAAATCTAACAATTTGGGATCAGTTCATGTCGAAATAGGAAACCCAGATGGATTGGTTTATGAAGTAAAAATGTGTTGTCATCCATTCCTTCTGCAACTACCAAAGAAGCTATTTACCGAGGATAATGCATATTACATCAACATCACTCCAGTAAGTGGCCCATGTGTTGGCATCAAAGGTGTTACAAGAACAGTGTATCTTAAGTTATTAAATTACCGATAATGAATCTGAAGAGCGGAGATTTTGTGGAGATCATAAATAATGATACTCCATTCAACAAGAAGGCTTATCAGGTTATGGAACTATGTGACTTAGGTGTTACATTTAAAATGGCCGGAAACATATGCCTAAGAAAGAAATACAATGAAGTTAAGCCGGTGAAAGACTTAAGAGGATATAAGAAATTCACAGCACCATATTTCCAAGATAATAGAACCAAATAAATTTATGAATCAGACAAGAGCAAAAAGAATATCAAAGAAGAGAGTAAAAAACTTTGATTCTGAGAAGAGATTAAGAGATGTTGCAAAATTTAGAAAAGATTTTATAGATGGAATGAATGGCTTGGGCTATACTCAAGATAACCCTTTTACAAAATTTAGTCTATGAAAGCATATTGTGGAATAGATCCTGGGAAGTCTGGAGCTCTTGCCATTATAGATGAGAATGGTATTAATTTAGTGTACGAAGTTTTCCCACTCATAGGTAAAGAAATTGATATTCGAGGATTATCGAACCTTATAATGCGATTGAAAGAATTTGACAAAATACATGTAGTACTTGAAAACGTACATTCGGTGCATGGAGCTGGTGCAAAATCTAACTTTTCATTCGGTCATACAAATGGAATGATTGAAGGAATACTAGTATCTTATAAGATACCATATACAAAAGTTCAGCCAAAGGAATGGCAGAAAGAGATGTGTTATGGAATACCTGTTCAGATAAAGAATGGAAAGAATGATACAAAATTAATGTCATTGCTTGCAGCTAAGAGACTGTTTCCAGAAGAAACTTTTCTAGCAACTGACAGATCAAAAGTTCCTCATGATGGCATCACAGATGCAGTACTTATGGCAGAGTTTTGCAGAAGAAGATATAAATAATATGGAACAGCTATTAAGAGAAATAAAAGAATCTTGGGAGATATATAAAACTACCGGCAAAGCAGATTTATGCTTTTATCCCACTATTAAACAGCTTGAAAATTTAGAAGGATATCTTCATGAAGCTTATGAATTAAGAAATTTAACAGATAGACAAAGACTAAGATTGTCAGAAGTATTACAAAATGGACCTGGATTATTTTTCTTTTATATAGAGAATAAGCTAGGATATGAAGCAATGACGAAATCCAGATATAAATGATACTGATAACTGATTACTGTCAAATGATGGGCTCATTGTTTGTGTCAACAGGATTGTGTTTCTTGTATCTGGCAGTAAAGTTAAAAATACAAGAAGATAATTATTAAAAGATCGTAAATTCATTAAGTAACTTAACAAAATGCCAATCTATGAATTTCAGTGCAATACATGCGAATATGTAACTGATGTAATCCTTCCGATGTCAGAAATAGGCAATCAAAACCAATCGGAAGAAACAATTGAAAAAACCACTTGCAAAACCTGTAATGAGAGATTAATCAAATTAATTTCTCTTCCAGCATTCCTTGGACCTCAAGATTATCGCAAAATGACACCTTCGCAACAGGCCGAATTCAATAAAAAAATGAAAAGGCGGTCTTCAGAGCACTTCAAAAAAGAAGGCGGGGAAGAATTGAAAAAAGAGAAATTAAAAGAGAATTCATGATTAAATCATTAGTTGATCACGCAAGAGAGTATATTGCTAAACATTCAGAAATTAAATCAAGCTATGTATTAGCAGATTTAATAATTAAAGAAAATTCTGATCAAAATTTTAATAGAGAATCATTAAGAAAGGCTATCGAAAGGCAGAGGGTTAAAATGTCAAACGGAAATGCCTCTTTTGTTGAGCATAAAGAGAAAGACAATTATAAATTTGAGCAGGTTGGAGAGGAGGAGGCAACAATTACATCTCCAAAGCTTGACAGGGTAATAACTCTTGATCAATTATTAAAGACTGCTAAAGTTGATTTGGATTGCTGGGAAGTTGAACGCTTTGTTGTAAACAAATGGGAGGTCGCGGGAATACCGAGAACAGTTGGAAGTACAAAAGAAGGATGGGAAAGAAAATCATCAGACTTCCAGCTTCAAGATCTGTGGCAAGTAAAGGCAACGCTTAAGAGAAAAACTACTGAAATTAACTTAAGAAAGTTGAAAGAAGAGTTAATTGATGATCTAAAGAAATACACTAAACCGGCACCATTCATACACCAAGGCATTCATGTATATAATGAAACAATGGCTCAAATCAACATCTTTGATGCGCACATTGATAAATTATGCTGGTGGGAGGAGACTGGAGAAAACTATGATACAAAGATTGCAATTGAGAGATTTAATGCATGTGTGGACGATCTGATAACAAAGTCTACACTGTTTAGGCCGGAAAAATGGCTTCTGCCGGTTGGTCAGGATTTCTTCAATACAAATAACGATGAGAATACAACCAAGCGCGGAACACGTCAGGATGTAGATGCCAGGGACAAGAAGTCCTTTAGAAAAGGTGTAAATCTCCTTCGTCAAACAATCGATAAGCTTGCAATGTTAGCACCGGTATTGGTTCCGGTAGTAAGAGGAAATCATGATGAGGATAAAGCATGGTACTTAGGAGAGGTTTTAGCGGCCATTTATGAGAACAATGAAAATGTCACCATAGACAATGGAGCTAAAAATAGAAAATATGTTCATTATCATAATTGCTTAATAGGCTTATCACATGGGGATAAAGAGAAGCCAATAAACCTTCCAGGTATAATGGCTCAAGAAGTTCCGAAACTTTGGGGGGCCACTAAATATAGAGAATTTCACCTTGGCCACTTCCATCATGAGAAAGTAAAAGAAATGATAGGATGCACAATCAGGTGGATGAGAAGTATATCTGGAACGGATGTTTGGCACTCAGATGCGGGATATGTTGGAAGCGTAAAGAGTGCTGAATGTTTCATATGGCATAGGGAAGATGGGCTGATAGGAAACTTTTATAAAAATTTTTAAATAACGTAAATACTTCGATATATTTTAATTTATAGGACCCTGGCATTAGTCGGGGTTTTATTTTTTAAAAATAGCTGCAAATTGTTTTGAATGATAAAAACTTTTATTATATTTGAGTCTGATTAATATACATAAGTAAAACGGGTCACAATCTTTCAAATTAAACACAAACACTATGAAAAAATAATATCAAACTGTAGTCAATAGGCATTAGATGCTGAAAGCTACTTTGTTTAAAGAAGCAATTTGATTAAAAATGAATTTAGATTATAGAGTAAAAGGGCCTGGGAAAAATCTCAGGTCTTTTTTTTATTATAAAAGTTTTTATAATTCAATTTTTATTTTTAAATTTATAAAACCAAACACTAACAAAAATGGAAAGCTTAATAATTGCAATAATATCGGTATTTATAGTAGGAGCTGCATTTGGAGCTCTCATAATGTTTATAATAATGAATAGATGGGAAAGCAAAAAGAAAGATGCGGAAATAGCTGCAACCGAAGCACTAATGCATAGTACAGAGTTATTAAAAAATACAATGATAAAATATGCAGAACATCAAACTAAAAATAAAGAAAACAATGGAAACAAGTGAAGTATTAAAAGAGTATATGGGGGCAGGGTCTTTTATTATTCAGAAAGAAGATGGATTAATGGTAGCCAATACTGAGGTGGTATATATCAATGAGATGTTTTTAAATCTTTCCGCAAGAAAGAAAAACATTGAAGATATTACAGCAAAAGATTTGACAACGCGAGGAAGAGATATTTATCAAAAGGCCAACATCGTAATCTTCAGAAAGGATATAAGACCATTTGCAACTAAACTGTTAAAATCAAGATGGTAATGGGAGAAGCTTCAGAAAAATATCAAGAGTCAAAAATGTCTGAAGAGAGATTATTTCAGATAAAAAAGCAATTATTGCTGGAAAAATTTTCAAAAAAGTTTCATAAAGAGCTTTATTATAATCCCCTTTATAAGACTACTTATGAAACCCTTTTAAGGGGAGCAGATCAATATCGAATAATTGAGAATCTTTTAGATCATATAGGCGAATTACAAAAAATTATAAATGAGCAAGCAAAGTAAAAAAATTATAGGCGTAAATTTCCTTAACAGGCATCCTGGAATGGAGAGCCGTCTAAATGTACCAGATGATCATGTCATAGTGGACAAGAAAGATTGGGAGGAGATAGTAAGATTATGCAGCATCAATGAGCAAATAACCGATGCTCTAAATGCAGAGGAGGAAGATGAGGATGAAGAAAATTTTAAATTCTAATTATTATAACTAAAACAAAATGGACACTTCGGCAAAATATATAGAAATGTGTAGCAAGGCTACAGAGATTCAAGAATTAGATATTAAAAGAGATGAGCAATCATTTTTTTCTGAGGAAGATACCTTTGAAAAAGGAGGAGTAACGGTATGGCTCCCTAGACAAGATCAGTTGCAAGAAATGTACATTAAAAAAGTAGGCCCATATAGCAAATCATTAAAAGATAGAATCATGATTGATATAAAATATCATAATGATGAAACTTATACTATAGAGCATGCTTTGTTCATATCTAAATCATTTGAGCAATTCTGGTTACAGTTGACAATGATTGAATTGTATTGTAAAACATGGAGCAACAAACAAAGGGAATGGATCAAGACATAGTAATGTTATACTCTGATGGGTCGTGTAATAATAAGACTCATCAGAAAGGAGGATATGGAATAGTACTTAAGTGGAAAGGAGAAGTAAGAGAATACTTTGGCGGCAGGTTTGATAATACCACATCAGCCAGAATGGAAATTCTAGGGGCTATCAAGGCAATAGAAATGATTAAGCCAACATACAGGGCACTTCTCCACTCAGACTCAGAATATGTTGTTAATGCGATAAACAAGGGTTGGTTATTTTCCTGGCAGCAAGACAATTTCCAGCATTGTAAAAATTCAGACCTATGGAGAAAGATGTATGAATTATACAAACAATTTCCAAAAGGATATCTGAAGTTTAAATGGGTGAAAGGACACGCAGGATTGGAAGAGAATGAGAGATGCGATAGATTAGCGAATCAGGGCGCTAATCATGATGTAATAACTGAGGATGATCGCAACTTATTTAGTGAATTAAATAAAAAAAGTTAAAAAATTTAGTGACTTAATTTTTGTTTATAAATTAAAATTGCTTAATTTTAATTATTGGTTATTTTTATTGTGGAAGTTAATGATAATCAATCTTTGTGTTTGTTTTGTTTTAAATTAGCCGCTTGACTCTTCCACAGATAGCGGCTTTTTTTATTTTTCAACTTGACCAAACATATAAAACACTTCGAGGGACTTATAGAAATTCTCAATTCATCATTTGAGATGAGAGAAAATAAATTCGGAGATCCGGTCTACAAGAAATTCAATAATCAATATGCTTTATATTTAACACTAAAAAGTTGGAATACTGAGGGGCTGATAAGAAGGGGGGAATTGATGCAAGCATGCTCTATAAATGGCAAATCAAACGCAATCAATTCCAGGTACGCTAAAGACCTTATCAAGTATGGTTTCATAATAGAGTTAAAAAACTATGGCCACGCCCTGGTTAGTTATGACAAGATCTTAAAAAGATTTGGATACCAGACCAAAAAACGTGTCAGAACCAAGGGCGTTACAAGAGATAAAAAATTTGTTAAAGTAGTAAAAATAAAAGCAAGCCAGGAGATCTGTAAAAATCTTCCACTGGTTATTTCCAGAATTGATGCAGAAATAGTTTCCGGTCGTATGAATCATAAGGCCAATAAAATAGAAAGACGCAGAAAGGGGCCATCCTATATTGTCCAATCTCTATTTGAAACACAACTATCTCATCAATATTTGGCTGAACTATGGGGGTTTAAAACACGTCAGGCGGCAAGAAGAAGAATAATAAAAATGGAGAGCGTTGGTTTATTAAATGTGATCAGAAATAAATCTGTTACTGTTGCTACAGGAGTTAAGAAAAGAAACTTTTCTGGCAATGGGAAACAGTTTTGGTTTAAAGGTCGGGTAATGGAATACCAGTGCAATTCTTTTTTCTTCCCGAATATGTATCAATAGACACTAAACTTTCTATCCTATTGGATGAAATTTAGTTTAAAATGAAAAACCATTTTACAAATTGATACAATATAAAAGCCCTTACGGGCACAACATTTTGAAAAAAGATATACTGGAGAAATGGAGAAGAGAAAAATAAAGTATAATAAAAGTTTTTATAATTCAAATAAAAATGTTAATTTTGAATGATAACAAAACAACTTAAGAAAATGACTGGCAATTTTAATCTCTCCATTGGAGATGAGGTAACAATGAATAGTCCATTTATGTTGGGATCGGATATGACTTATTTATATGATAGTCTTGGAGCTCAAGTATTTAAAATACAAAAGATCTCTGAATATAAAGGCAAGATTCATGTTGAGGTTGCAAATGATTTGATAATAAATATGGGAGTGTACACATTTTACGATAACGAATTAGACAAAATAGAAATATGAAAATAGTCTGTATAAGTGATACACATGGATTTCACAATAAAGTTCTCCTTCCTGAAGGAGATATATTAATTTTTGCAGGAGATATGAGCAAGGTTGGTTTAGTTCATCAGATTAAATATTTTGATGAATGGCTTGGCTTAGTTAAGCCACATTATAAAGAAATAATTATAATAGCAGGGAATCATGATTTTGCATTTGAGGAATTGGAAAATGCAAAAGAGTTAATTAAAAATGCAATTTATTTGCAAAATTCCTGTGTAGTTATTGATGGATTAAAAATATATGGAAGTCCCTATACACCAAGATTTTTTAATTGGGCCTTTAATGTAGATAGAGGAGAGGAGATTGCAAAGCATTGGGCCCTTATTCCAGATGATGTGGATATTTTAATTACCCACGGCCCACCGGCCGGCATACTGGATATGACTTCAAGTTATGAGTGGGCCGGATGTAAGGATTTAATGAACCGAATAAATAAATTAAAAAATCTTAAGCTTCATATATTTGGTCACATTCATGAGGGGTATGGGGTAGAAAAAATTAATGATATAACATTTGTTAATGCATCCATTTGCACACAAAGATATAGTCCGATAAATAAACCGATAATTATAGAAATATGAAAGAGTTAGAAAAACAAGTTAAAGATGAGGTCGTATTAGTAGCAGACCAGGAAAAGAAAAAAGAGATCAAATTGCTTGGCCGCCAAAGAAAAATTAAGGGGCATACTTTGTATGAGTTCAATACAGTTACAAGAACTCTGACTAAAGCAAGGTTTCAGAAACAAAGAGTGGAATTAGATTATCTTTCAAAGAATGCTGAGGAAATAGTATTTCGTTCAACAGTAATTGTGAATGATAATTGCAAATACTTCCAGTCTTTAAATGTTGTAAATGCAATAAAAAAGCTTAAGAAAGAAGGTTTTAATGATATTATACCTGTAAAAGATGGCCAAGCCTAAAGATATGGAAGCCAAGCTTGAGGAGAGGCTTGAAAAAGTTATTGCTGATGCCAAGCTGAAGAAAGAAAAGGCTAAGGAAAAGAAAAAGTATATGGCACGTAGAGCCGTTTATGCAAAAAAAAGGCTTGAGCAATTAAATACTAAGAAAGAGTTTGACAACAAGGTCTTCCAGGAAGAATTATCAGATTTAATCAACAATGATGATTTGATGAAAATGAAGCGAAAACTTTATAAAAGGGCATATTATACGGAAAATAGTAAAAGATGCAGTAAACAAAGTTTGGAATGTTATTACAGAAGAAAAAACAATGGAAATAAGTCTACAGGACAATAACGCTGTAATAAAATTTCGTTTTGATAAGCAAATTGTAGCTGATATCAAGAAGATTGATTGGAGACATAGAAAATATGATTCTCCATCATCTTCCTGGTATATTGAATTGCACGATAGGGTGGCAGATAGGTTTATTTTCTTTATCAATAAGTACCGCAATATAATTACAGAGATGCCCGAAGAGTTTCGGGAATTGCTATTTAGTGAGGAGGAAATAGATGAACAAGAATCGGCCATTGAAATTACCGGCCTAAAACGAACTTTAAGAGACTTTCAGAAAGAGGGGTGTGCTTACATGATAAATACTAAGCGTTGCTTCAATAGCGATGATATGGGGTTAGGAAAAACTATTCAAACAATAGCAACGATACATCACCTTCAAAAATTTCCTGTACTCATCCTTTGTCCAGCATCAGTAAAGTATAATTGGAAGAATGAAATAATGGCAACCATAGAGGGGCCAACTATATCAGTAATGCCGGAGGGCGGAAGTGAGGCAGACATAGTTATTATAAATTATGATCAGGTTAAGAAACTAAAGACAGATTTAATAAAGCGAAACTGGCAAGTGCTTGTATGTGATGAGAGCCATATGTTAAAGGGAAGCAAGACACAGCGAGTAAAGACAATAAAGGAGATTATAAAAAAGCGTAAGATGGAATATAGATTCTTACTATCCGGTACACCGATAGTAAATAGGCCATCAGAATTAATATCTCAGCTTGATATAATGGACAGGTTAAATGACATGGGAGGATTTTATTACTTTGTAAGAAGATATTGTGGAGCTGTAGACAAAGGTTTTGGCCTAGATATTAAGGGAGCTTCAAATGTCCAGGAGTTGCACAATAGATTAAAAGAAACCTGCTTTATTCGTCGATTAAAAGAGGATGTGTTAAAAGAGCTTCCAGATAAGCAAATCTGCAATATAGAGGTAGATATAACAAACAGATCCGAATATAATGCAGCAAAGAAAGATCTGATAAAATATTTAAGACAGAATGCCGGAGCCAGAGCCGCAAATAGTGCTCAAATGGCAGAAAACCTAGTCAGAATATCGAATTTAAGGAGAATTGCTGCAATAGGTAAAATAAATGCAGCAAAGGAATGGATTGAAAATTTTCTTGAGTCTGGAGAGAAGCTGGTAGTATTTGCCAGCTCAAAACAGGTTATCTCAGAATTATCTGCACATTTTAAGTGCGATAAGATAGATGGAACTGTGGATGCAAAAATAAGGGCACAAGTAGTTGCCAAATTTCAAGAAGATCCAAGGGTCAAGATGATTATCATAGGCATTCAGGCCGGCAACGCTGGAATAACTCTAACCGCAGCATCAAATGAATTATTTATAGAGCAAGACTGGTCACCAGCAACATTGGCTCAATGTATAGCAAGATGTCATAGAATGGGTCAGAAAAATAGTGTAACTGCAACATTTATGCTTGCTAGCAATACTATAGATGAGGATATGTTTATATTATTAGCTTTAAAAACAAATGTGACAGATGCGGTAAATTCTGGAAAGGAATTCATTGAGGATCAATCTATTTTAAATGAATTAATAATTAAAATGTTAAGTTGATTATAAAAGTTTTTATTAAATAACTTAACAAACATTAGGATTATCATATTAAATAACTTAATTTTAATAAAACCTAAATATATGAAAAGCGAAGAACAATTAATTAATGAATGTGTAGAAAGGCTATCAAAGATTAAGAATTTATCTAAAGATCAAATTCAAATTATAGTCGGGGGAATGGCAAGAGAAATCAAAAAATCTTACCAGGAAGAAATAAACCATCACTCAAGAATGGCAGCAAAATTTGCCAGGGAACTAAAGTTCAAGGCAACATTAGAAGAAATATTTTAATTAACTTAAAACCTAAAATTATGCTAAGAGCTATTTTTACATTTATATCGTGTTTGATGCTGGACCTAATCGCAGCATCCATGATAGGAAATTATTTCCCAGGCGCTACCATAGAAGATGCAGTACCATTTTGTTTGTTGCAAATTGGAAATGTATTATTCTGGACATTTGTATTTAAATTTTCAAATCGATAATGGCAAATAAACCAACAATAGGAGTAAAGCAATATCTTGAGTCATATTCTTATATGTTCAAGGGTGCGGACGGCAATCCACTCCTGGAACTCTCCAGCACCGGAGATATATTTATTGAAGGCGTGAAGGCCGATGATAATAATCCAATAGTCCAAGCATTCAAAAAATGGTGTAAGGAAAAAGTATAATAAAAACTTTTATTATAAAAATTAATTCTTAACTTTATTAAGTAAATAAAAATATGAAGAATATATTAATTTTGTTATTGGCCGTATTTGTAAGCATATCTGCAAAAGCTGTAGACTGGAACCAATCAAATATAACCATAAATTCATTCACGCTGCAGGAAGGAAATCTTGCTTTTACAAAAAATGTGAATATTGTAATTAATGACACCCTTGTTATTAGAGGGGATGTTGAATTTAAAAATACTGCCAACATAACCATAGGCATTAAGGGAATTTTAATTATAAACGGAAGCATTGAGGGCAAAAATGATGTGCATATTGTTAACAAAGGAAAGGCAGTTATAACTGGAAATTTGAAAGTTAAAAATAACGTGTCATTTTCTTCGGGTCCATGCAGAGGATTTATTTATTCTCCGACATATAAAAACAATGCCATTATAGGCACATACGGGAGTGAGAGCGATTTAATTAATTGTGACTATAATTTGTATGCCTACATAAATAAAGTTCTTCCAGTGGTCTTAAAATCATTCCAGATCAAAGGAAATATTATTGAGTGGATAACTTATAATGAATTCAATAATGATTATATAGTTTTGGAGGAAAGTTTAGATGGATTACTATTTAGAGAAATATTCAGAGTATATGGAACAAATACAAATTCTGAATACAAGTATGATCACGATGTGTCGTTAAGTAACTTAATTAAATATTTTAGACTAAAGCAAGTAGACTTTAATGGTGCTACATGGTATTCAAACATAATAGTAAGTTCGGGAGCTATTAATTCATCTATTAGATTTTATGATATTAATGGTGATGAATCGGCCCAGGATCAATTGCCTGGACAAATAGTAATAAGCAGAGAGATTGTAAATGGAAAATTAATAACTAAAAAGTTTGTAAAATAAAAAGTACAGCAGCTATGATAAAAGTAGGAAAGAGGCGAGTTAATCAACTTAAACTTAAATTTTATCAAAATGAAAAAGATCGTAACAACAATTATTGTATTATTAATTTCAGTAATATCAATAGCAAGACCGAATGACAATGAGTGCATTGAAAGAAGGGTGGATGCAGAGCCGGTAAGAATAAAAGAAAAATGTTTCAATTTAAAAGAGGCTCAAGGATCTGTTTATACGGCATCTGCCAATGAAACAGATTCAAGACCATATGAAACTTTTGATCAATCAATAATTAGTCCTGCAAAGCTAAATAGCGGAGAATTAAGATGGGTTGCTCTGTCCAGGGACCTATTGCAAGAATTTACTCCAGGAGCTCCATATAAGGCCGGAGATACAATAACAATCGTATGCAATAAGTGGAGATTCTCAGGCAAATTCATTGTAAAGGATACAATGAATAAAAGATGGAAAAATAAAGTAGATTTTCTTAAGCCCCTCCATCAGTTTAAAATGGTTACTAATAAGGAGGGCAAGATCATAAGAAAGGATTACAAATACATAACACCAGAAAGAATATATTTACAATCTTAAATTACTTAATATGCGCGTAGAAAAAGTATCACAACCAATGTACAGAGATGATGAGGGAGACATATGGGAGACAGAGAAAGAGGCAATTGAAGCAAATCTGCGAGTTTTAGATAGGCTAATGAGCATTGTATCGGGATCATCATGCTCAACAGCATTGGTAGACTGGATATACGACAATCCAGATAAAATTCTCTATATTAGAGATGCTAAAAGAAGGTTGGCAGAAATTTCAATTGATGAAACAGTTATACCAGAAGGCGATGTGCCAACAACACTTGATTGGTTATGAAACGCAGAAAAACTTCCTCTCTAAAAAAATTTAGAGAGGAATTAAAATCTCTTAGGGGAGATAAAACATTGATGGTTGAAGATATTATTAGATTACTAAACAAGCATATAGATGGAGTGGAGTAAATTGCAATTAGCTGTCTTTAATGAAACAAAAACTACAAATAGAAATATTGTAATAAAGGCCACCGCCGGCTCATCAAAATCAACTGTACTTGTTCAATGCTCTAAAATTATTCCAAAATACAAGAGGTCTCTTTTTTTGGCATTCAATAAGAGTATATCTGATGAGCTGAAAAATAAATTGCCTATAAACATAGAGTGTTCTACACTTCATAGTCTTGGATTAAAGATCTTAACCAAGAGCTATGGACACCGGATAAAGGTAAATCAGTGGAAGACATTAAATCATATTTCAAAAAATCTTGACAAATGGAAGATAGCGCCAGATAAAAGAAACTATTATCAGTTTAATATTTATAATCTGGTTAATATGTGCCGGCTTTTGATGGCAGACAGAGATTTGGATGCAGTGAAAGAGGTGGCAAATAGATTTGATATAGAGGCGTTTGATAAGCAAGCAACACATGCTCTTGAAGTGCTTGCAGAGTTGGACAAATATAATGCAAATCCATACACTCACTCAGTATTTCTTGTAGACTTTACAGATATGCTGGAACTACCATATAAGCTCAATTTAATTAAGAGAGAATATGACGTAGTAATGGTGGATGAGTGCCAGGATAATTCCTTACTTCAGCAAAAATTAATTCTTGGGCTTGTAAAGGAGAAGGGAAGATTTATTGTGGTTGGTGATACGTATCAAAGTATTTATTCTTTCTTGGGGGCAGATGTTAATTCATTTAATAACTTCTTATCCCAGCCTAATACAGTAGAATTGCCTTTGTCAATTTCTTACCGGTGTGCAAAAAGCATTGTAAAGAAATGTCAGGAGATAAATGAGGAAATACAAGCGTGGGAGAATTCCCCAGAAGGAGAGGAGAGATATGGAAGCATTAAGGAAATAAAGCCAGGAGATTTTGTATTGTGTCGGAATAATAAGCCGCTGCTTTCGCTATACTTTGATCTATTATCTAAAGGCATTAAAAGCTACATTAAGGGTAAAGATTATGGATCTGGGCTTTTGAAAATGCTGGAAAGTATAAAGACAAAGGATAGGATAGAAGTGTTTGAAGCGCTTGATGAGCATTTGAAATACATGGAGGAAAAATTAAGAGAGAAGGGGATTGATAAGCCAAAGCTTCATCCAAATTATCGTGGATTTAAAGAAAAAGTAGAAATTCTTACGATAATTATAAATAACACCGGCTCTCCAGCCAAGGCATATGAGCAGCTGGACAAAATATTTAAAGATGATGGCCTGGGTATTATGTTGTCAACTATCCATAAGGCCAAGGGGCTTGAGGCAGATAGGATTTTCTTAATCAGAAGAGATCTAATTCCAAGCAAATATGCTACTCAAGAATGGAGCATGACTCAAGAGAGAAATTTATTATTTGTAGCATATTCCAGGGCAAAAAAATCTCTAATATATGTGAATGACTGGACAGATGAGAAGAATAAGAAAGAGTCCTCTGATGATGAGGAGCATGAGGATATTGCAAGTCTAGCAATGGATGCACAAGATATTGATCCAACTATGGAGGAAATAGAAGAAATAATTGAGTGGAGAGATAAGATTTAATTAAGTAACTTAAAAATTTCTAATTATCAAAGTTTTGATTATATTTGTATAGGATGAAAAAGAAAATAGATTTAATATCACCAATTCAACAGTCAAATCATTTTTCGCTTTGGCTGGCAATGGCTACAATTGTAGCAAATGCACCAAATTTGTATTTTGTTTTCTTTTCTTTTTCAAGCATTGAGAGCCCATATAAGGAGGCGCAAGCAGCATTTATTTCAATGCTATTATGTTTTGCTCTTCTATTTTGCGTGATTCGTAAGTTAATTATTGAGTCATTTGTATTTGGAATATTTGAATTTGGAGTGAGTATATATTATTACTTAATTGTAAGTAGCTTAACGGGATGGTCAATTCTTCCGGCACTCGGATTTTCATTCATGCTCCCATACACATTAGTAACTTACACACGTCAGATTAAGTTAATTAATATTCAAGATTCCCAGGTTCAAAAAGAAAAAATAACCAAGGAGGAGCTTACAAAGAGATTAAGAGAAAATAGTAATAATTTATGATAAGGAATATTTTTAAGAGAAAACCAAAAACCAAGCCGGAAGATTTAAACGATGTATTTTTAAGTCTTGTGGCCGCGCTGCAAGAAAAAGACTTAACTATAAAAGAATTAAAAGAGGCTAACCAGCGATTAGAATTTGAAAAAATTAGTTTAAAACATGAATCAGAAGAGAAGAATAATGAAAAACAAAAAACAATTCCAGCAGTCGATTAGTTTTCTAGTTGCTGCGTATATGAATGATACTTTAAAGGCCGAATCTACTTCCGCCTGTGGAGTTGGAAATATTGTTGCCGGATTTAATAGAGTCAAGGTAGTTAGAAAGTTAGATAGAGTATTCTGGCAAGGCAGAGCAGCAGCATGGTTTGATGTGTGTTTCTTTGGAAATGTAAGAATGGAATTCTATGAAGGAGAATCAAAAAGGCAAATTGATGCCACCGGATACTCTCCAGAAGATCTTTGTGAGATCGAAAAAGCCTTCATGAGTGCAAAGTTTGACAAGAATGAAGACAAGTATATCTTCAATGGACTTATGGCCGCTGTAGATGCTTTATGCGATATTCATGAAGTGGATGAGAAACAAAAGCAACTTGTAAAGAAAGTATTTGTAAAATAATGTCAATGATCGCCGGATTTTATCTTATATGTGTTGATGAGAAAGATAAGCCTGAAGCAATTCAGCCTAAAAACTGGGTAAAGGAGGGAAGAATATATACACCAAAATCCTTATTTAGAGACACAATAAGCGGCAAAATATCATTTTCATTACATGAAATCACCCCAGATACACCTTACAAAGTTTATCTGGGGACAAGATTTAAACTTTTCCCATTTTCACAAAACTAAAATAATAGCAATGGACATAAATCTAAAAATAGAAGAATTGAAAAATCAATTTATAGAAAGCAATCAACATAGGCCATCCGTATTAATGATAGGCCCACAGAAATATTGTGATCTAATGAATTATGCCAGCACAACATTTGGATTTGAAGGAAATTCAATATCATCATATGATGGCCTGGAAATTATAAGGCCAATTGGAGCACCGGAAGATTATTTAAGAATAGTATAATGGAAATAATGTATAAATACATAGGCCTTTCAGTATTCTGGGCAATATTGGCAGTAGCCTTAGTTATTTTACTTTTAAAATTTTGGGAATGGAATGTTAGAAAAAGAACTTTGACATTCCAATTGCATGAACTGGCAAGAATGGTCTGGAAGCATGAAATTAAGAAAATTAAAATGAATAATGAGTATTATGAATTAATACTTCAAATATTAGAAAGAGAGGCTGGCCACAGTAGAAAATTTTTATTTGGAAAATATTACCGGAATCTTATTAAACGAAAAACACAATGCTAGAAATATTTGTAAGAATTGGATCAGCGGCACTTATATGTGGATTGATTGCAGCATCAATATGGCTTAGAGATTATCTAAAGAAGGATAGCAAGAAGAGAAACGCCGGCAATGAGTCTTTCACAAGACAAGATATGAAAGACTTTGCCCAATATTGTTTCCAGAATATCAATTCAAATAGCTCACCAGATGGTGCATTAAATAATTTTATAGCAAAACAAAAACAGAAAGAAAATGAAATTTATTATTAAACCACATCGTCCAACGTATATAAATAATCCCTGGGCAACCAAGAAGAGTGAAGCAAGGCCAGTGGAAGAAGTAATAAAGGATTATTTGAAAAAACAAGCTTCCGAAGATCAACTTGAGCTTCGTGGTGTAAGAGATCTCTTAAAAGAAATAACTCTCACAAATAGTCCATCATGGGTAAAATTTTAAAGATAATTCTTATTGGATTTTTATTCCTATTGAGTACCGAAGCAAGCTCACAACAGGTTCAATATAGAGCAATAGTAACAGAAATTAAGCCAATTCATAAAGATTCAGCGGCCACAATAAATGATATTATGTTAAGAGTGGATCAGGCAAAGAAGGAGAAAGAGGAGAGAAAATTTGAGAGATTCAAAAGAACCATTGCACATATATTGATTATTGTTATTTTATCTACTGTATCACAACTATAATAAAAATGAGAAGACAGATATTATTAATTCAAATCAAAAATACTTCATATAGATTATATTTTTGGAATTCTAATAATCTGTCATGTGATTCAGTAAAATCTTTTAGTCAAAGAAGAATAGGAATAGAGAGATATGAGTCACCATATGAACAAAATCAGTTCTTCGGAAGAAAGAGCTACAAGAGTCTGATATTTTATTGTGACAATTTACATTTCCAGATTACTAAAACAACTTAATAATTCTTAAATAAAGAATTATTTCCCAAAAATGGACTTTTTAGCTAAAATTCCATAATTAAGACAAAACCTAAAATTAAAATGGATTCAGATAAAGAATTAGATCTATTGCAGCAGTGGATGAAGAGTTATATAGATTTTCTATGCAGAACAGAGAGGGAAAGAATGTCTACTCGCAATGCATATTATCATGCTGGCATACTTTTGGGATATGATTATGAGAAAAAAGTATTTCCAAACTTTGAAGGTTATAAGAAGTGGCACATGCCACTAACAATAGATCCACCGGTACTTGAAATGAAAAATCATTTGCCGGATAGTTTTGAAGCTCTTATGTACTTTTCATTTGGAATACCATTAGTGTATCACAGCAACTTAAATCAAAAGCCAAATGAAAACTCAAGAAGTAAAAGAAATGATTAAGAACAATAGCTTTTTATCATTTGATCAAGACGTTGAAGCTATCACAATAAAAGCGGGGCAATTAAAGAAGGTAATAGCTCTTCCCCACAACATGATGTCAAAAGAAGATGCTGCAAAAATGTTAAACAGAGAGATAAAATATATGTCGGGCGTAACTGGAATAAATATTCCATTAATATGATAACAGGACAACAATTAATTGGATGTTTAATTGCAGCAGTAATATTTGGAGTAATGCTAGGCGTATCTACAAGTATAGTGGGATTAGTGCAGTATTTTAAAAGAAAGAAATAATGGACAAGCTAACAGAAGCATACAATAAGATCAAAGAGGCAAAAATAAAGAGAGCAACAGAAGCACAAAATAAACTATTCGATGGATTTAAAAAAGATAATCCTGAATTGTTTGAGTTGTTTTCCTCAATAGAGGGTATTAGCTTTAAGTTTATAGACGGATGGTGGAATCAAATAAATATGGAATATGGTGGAGAAACAATTGTATATTTTCAATTAAACTTGCTTGGTACAGAGGAATGGAGATTTCAACTAAGCACAGGCGGCAATAGCTTATCACCATTTAAAACTTCCATACCAGATGAAATAATTATTCATACATATGAGAAGATATTGGAGATCAGGAAGAGAGAAGTTACCAAATCACCTGAAAGATTTGGATTTGATCTTGATACAAATTTAATGTCTGGCAACAAAGAAGAAAGCAATGCAGGATCAATGACAATTAAGTGTAAATATTGTCAATGCAAAAGCTCATTAAGGAAATCATGTAGTTATTGCGGCTTCATATTTTAAACAAAAATAGAAATGAGTATAATAGGAAAAACAATAGTAGCCAAGACTGAAATTAAGGAAGAGCAAATAGAGCTTAAAGTTCTTGATAAGATATTGTCATCATCCTTTACCAGATATTTGTGTGAGTGCAAAAAAGGACAGATAAAAATAATATCTCCATTTGATATATTATATGTATCAGATCAAGACTAAAGAGAGATGATATACAGAGCAAAGAAATTCAGGCTCCCCAGGAAGATTAAGAAGGCGATTAAGAGAATGGGAAGAAATACAGAGACTTGGAAAGGAATAACAATACCAAGTGAAATGGTAAAATGGTCTTTTTTAGAAAATATTAAGGGATCCATCCGCACAACTTCTATTGCTCAAATCTGTGAATTTAGAGACAGAAAAGAGGGAGATCCAGACAGAGGATTCATAATAAGAAGAAAAGGAGAAAATAATCAATAGAAACAGATGAGAGAAGAAAGAGAAAAGCCTACACCAAATAAAACAAAGGCATCAATAAAGAGCAAGGATAAGAAATTTGTTATTGAAGCTTTCGCACTAAAATCATTTCAGGGAGACGAAAGAGAGTGGCAAATAATAGACAGAAAAGATACAGAGCATAAAAGAGATCAGGCTTACGAATCTTTAGAAAAGAAAATGTATCCAAACTCTTTTTTGAAGAGATGGTATCAAGAAATAAGAAAAAGAGATTTATAAAAACAAAACAACATGGAAAAGCAAACAATAATATTATTAATAATATCAATAGGCGCAATAATTGGCTTATGGTTTCTTGCAAGAGTAATCCAATTCATCCAGGGAATGAGAGTACTAATGAGAAAGACAGAAGAGATAGTGAGAAGGGGTAAAAATGATTTTGACCCATTAATAAATATCGGAAAGAGAAAAACAGATCATCTTCCATCTGAAGAATATTATAATGAAGTCATGCATGATCCAAGAAGACATGAGATAAAAGCATCAAATATAATAAGAAGAGAATTTACAATAGATGGATATCTTCAAATATCATTATATGACCTAAAAGAACATGGAGTGATAAAATATAAGATAAAAACAACCAAGCCAGATTTGGAGGTATATTTTACTGACATGGATTGTTTGCATGATGGAGTCCAAATAACAAATCTTCTTCTGCCAGATACAGCAGTATATGAAATAATATTAATAGAAAATAATAATAGGGCAATACTAAATCTAGGAGAGCAAACAATCTATCCAGCATATATATTGCCATGGAAAGAAGAAGAGCAAATGCCTTTGGCAATCTATAAACTAAAAGAAGGAGAAGAGATACCAATATCATTAGCGGGATATCCAGATGGAAAAAGAAAATTCATATTCAGAATAGAACCATTAGGAGCAATAAAGAAGAAAACAATAATACATTTAGATCGAAGACTTATAAATTATTTGGATAACAATAAAAGAATAGCGGCCATTGATTTTGATTATGATCCAGAGATAAAAGAGTATGAAGTAATAATGAATAAGGTGGGATGGACAGTTCATATAGATATTACAAAAATTCAACGATAAGAGTTTTTATATTAATAAGTTTAATAGGAAAAAATATTATAAAAACTTTTATAATAAATTAGCGAATGATAAAAGTTTTTATTAAATTTAAGAAAAGAAATTACACGTCTTTTCCAAGCTAAACTAAAAGTAATAATTTTACCAACGTTTTAAAAGATCGTATAATGAAACCCTATATAAGCATAGCAGAAGAGAGACTATTAGAGATAGGTGAGAGCATTGATTCTACACCATTAATGCACATCCCGAAGTACTTTAAAATACTGAAGCAATTGGGATTTAAAATAATATATGATGAGAGCTTCCAGGGAGACAATGCAACCGAGAGATTCTATATATTGTTTGATGAGAAGAGAAACATATTATTGAGGTTCGATACTTACACTTACCCAGATGAAGAAGTGGTGATAGGAGCAAGCAAGATGTATTACAATTGGATATGTAATCAAGCGGAGAAGATAGGATCAGTGCCAGGAATAAAAGAGTTCAGAGAAGTAGACGGAGAGTTTGTATGGGCCGCCGAATGCGATGCAGCATCTAACATCATCCAGAAGATATTGGCGCTGGAGCTCTATGGAGATTTCATAGAATGGAAAGTAGCACCCAGAGTATCGTTGCTGAATTACGCGGAGGATATAAACAACATCAGAAGCAGCAATCAATACAAGATAGATAGATTGCCAGAAACAGTATTAAATAAGATAATAATATGAGTGAACAACAAAGAAATAAGCCCTATAGTAAAGAGCTTAATATAGGGATAGATGATATAAATACATGCATGAATGAAGTTAAATTGGCGGAATGGAAACTTCATTTTTCAACTCTTGTAAGAGAGTCCAAGACTAGGATTTATGAGATTGAAGAGAAGCTTAGTAATGGTGAAATAAGTGACTATGAAGCCGGGCAAAAAATAATAAATACAAGACATTTTAAAGATATCCAAGTTTCATTATTGGAATGTGTAGAAAAGCAACTTAGAAAAGTTAAGCACAGGACCCGCGCATTACATGCAGAAATGGAATTTTGGAGAAAGACAGCCAAAGAGTTATTAACCCCAGAAGAATTTGAAACACTTCAGAATTATATTAATCCAAAAGGAAAAAGTTATGAGTGAAAGTAAAGTATCGCTGCGCATAACTAACGCTGGCAAATGGAAAGAAGATATGCTTCATCTTAAGAGTAAGACAGAAGAATTATATGAACAGATGCAAGCTGACATAGTAAAGCAGTTCAACAAATCTTTTAAAGAGACAATCCTTCAGCACGCAGAGCCAAAGATAAAGGGAGATATCACCAAAGGAAAGTTAAAATGGAGAGGCATTAAGTACATCAATCAGCCGGAAAAGAATCTTGTATGGATAGAGCAAAGGGGTAAGCAGATAGGGAACGCGTTTTCAACCAAGGTTTCATTTATTCCACCTCATCGCCCAAAACATATATCAATAGATTTGACACTTGATTCAAAATAACGATGAAGCAAATAGTAGTAAGGGCAGAAAATAAGCATTTAAGCAAGGCACTACAAGAGTGGTGTTTTGAACAAGGAATATTTTGGATTGGTGGCGGAAGAATGGCGTTTGAGGTAGATGAGATAATGTTTATTTTTGATACTGCAGATAAGGTAGTTCTAGTAGCTCCAGGTGATGGATTGCAAATAACCCACAGTCTTCCAAAAGACTGGAATGAGGTAACAAAATTAATACTTGAGATGATATCCCCACCAGCTAAGAACTGGACCGACCAGGATATGAAAGACGCCATAACATTCGCAATACAAGATGATAATGGTGCTATAATAACTGAAGCTTATTGTAATGAGCTATTCAAAGATTTTATCAAAGACAAAATAAAAAGAGATGAGCAACAAGCGAGTATTAATTAGTACAGTTGATGAAGATTTGTGTCACGCATTCCAAAGATGGCTAATGCATGAGAATATATATTGGAGAGGAAATAAGGAAACAGCGGGAATGGTAAGAGTATTGGTGATTGATCAAATAATGGAAATATCAAAAACCTGTGATCAATTATCTATTGATTATATTTCCTCTTTAGCTCCAAATAGCACGACTGAAGAAGTTCTTTTGTTGCCACAAGACTGGAACAAGGCCAAGGAAGCCGTATTAGATCTTAAGGAGCCGGATAAGATGTACACAGAGGAAGAGGTGATATCTATGATGAATGGGTATGCTCTGCAAAAACAGTTACCACATATTGGCAGCTATAGCGCCAAAGATTACTTAAAAAGTCGAAAAATTAGGTAAATAATCTTCATATATAAATAAGTTTTAATGAATAGCGCCAGGATATATTTCTTGTCGCTATTTTGTTTTATTAGAAAAGTCCAATCAAAAAAAGTGTTTTGCCGAAAATTTTTTACTTAAATCGACTTTTAGAAGGAAAAAGTACAATTTATCAAATCTTACGTAAGAAAATATGATAAAAACTTTTATAATAAATTTGGTTTCTAATTAGAAACTTCGTACCTTTAATATAACAAAACAACAAAGAAATGAAAACTGTAATAATCGCTCTTATCGCCTTAACAATAAACATCGTAGCTTTAGTAATAGTAGCTGAGAAGATGTCGGTTGAAACAGCTAAGAGTTTTGAGACAGCTCAAGTTTCTTACAGATAATTAAAACTTAAAATTAAGATTATGAATAAGGTAATTAATGCAACATCGAAAGAATCATTATCTAAAATGATTGAATTCCTATCGCCAGGACAGAAAACAAAGATCACTCAGGCCACTGCTGAATTTATAAGAGACAGTGGAATGTATACAGGAGAGAAATTCAGAAACATGCAAATGTGGACAAATGAATTTGAATTTGCGATAGGGGTTGACCTGTACACTTTAATATGGCCAGATAATAATATGGGCATAATGATACAAGCCGGATCTAGTTTTTAATATTAACTCTTTCTGGTACTATGAGCACCAAAAGCAAACATAAAATAAACCAAATAAGACAATGGACGCATCTAATGAAAACCTAGAACAATCACTTCGGACACATTTTAATATCGTGGTGAAAATTAATAATGGAGGATTCAATAAGATTCAAGCCTATCATAAATTAATCATGCTCGATGCAATCTGCCAGGATTTTAAGCTGGCAAAACTCTCTAAGGAGATAAGACAATATATTGAAAACAATTTAAGCTAAATAATCATGAAAGATTTATTTAAAATAGGAGACCGGCTCACTCACAAAGATAGAGATGGAGTCATTTATAATGTAGGAGTATGCAAGTACGACGACGATTGCGTATATATTTATTGGATTGTAGATTATAGACGTGATCAAAGTTTGTATAATAAGAAGCATGTTAACGAACTTTTGCATGATGGCACTTGGATCAATATAACTGGGGAGGAGAAAGAGAAAGAAGAGAAGCAAAAACAATCTCTAAGAGATAAGCTCCTCATAGCTATTAAATCAGGATTTCATATAGAGTGGGCAGTAGATGAAAACAATAATACTACAGAATATACAGACTTTAGTGCAGATCTTGCTTTAGAAAGAGTTATAGAAGTATTGGAACAAGAACTAATCATAAAGAAGTAAGAAATATGTAATAAAAAGTGTGATAAAAGTTTTGATCATATTTTTATTATGCTTATCTTTACTTAACAATTAAACGATAAAGATTATGAGAACTCCAAATACAAAAGAAGTAAGAGCAGCTTTGAAATCTAAAAACATCAACATATTAAGATGTGCAATACTTGCAAATATGTTGTATGTGACTGTTTCAAGAGAATTTGAACAAGAAGCATTGGAGATTCTTGAATCTTTAAATTTGGTTCATGGCAAAGAAAATGGTGGTGGAAAAATAATTTGCTTAAGACAATTCAATGTATCAGATTTCCCAGCTCTTCTACTAAGATAGGTTGGGAATTAAATAATCTAAAAATTATGCAGGCACATTACAAAATATATAAAAAAGAAGACTTGAACTTTAGTTGCGATTGTGGCAAATGTAATAATTATAGGGGCTTCTTTCATGCAGAACCAATTAAGAATTTTATTAAAAGTATTGAGGATGCAGAAAATTATGGAATTAGTGGAGAACTATACCTTTGCCAGTATTCAAATGTATCAACTGGATTCAAATCAATTCTTACATTTGTAAAAACAATAAACTAATAAATAAGATGAACAAAGTACAAGAACAAAATCCATTTATAGCAAGCACAGCAAAAGACTATAATATGGACTATCTGGAAGTAGCCAGAATATACCAGCACTATCCAGATACATTCTATGAGAAGCTGGAAGAGATAATCAAGGACCGGAAAGCAATTAAATGTTAAGGATATGAGCAAAGAAAATATAATTAACTCAAATGTAGTTTCAGCATATAAGGCTGGGCGTAGTTTTAATGGTGCTCACAGAGATTCTGGTATTATAATACATCTTGTTCCACCCCTACCTTATACAACTAATGGATTTTGGGGTGACAAAGCACTATGCGGAGCTAAACCAGGAGTTAGAGGATATGGATGGTCTGATACTTCTATGCCACCAACTTGCGAAAAGTGTATAAATAAGAATAAGTAAAGCCAAAGGAATGACAAAGAAACAGGAAGAAGCTTTAAAGGAGCTTGAAAAAGCAATGAAGATATGTAAGAATGCCAAATTGGTGTTTTGTGGGATTGATAATTATTTGTTTGCAGTTGATAGAGATATTTATAATGAGGCATCAGGTGAGGACAAAAAAGCTCCTGCTGAATTCTTGAATGGAATTGAAAAATACGAAGTTAAAAACATTAATTACTTAGATTCAGGAGGGTTTTAATCATGACAACCGAGGAGACAATAAAGAGAAATGAGGCTATAGCGATAATGGAATGTGGGGCGATAGTAAGAATTATAAAGTATCAGAGAAAAAATTATCACAATGATTGGAGCCTATTAATGCCAGCCTACGAACACATACAATCATTAGGTTATTTTGGTGTAATTGAAAAGCTCGCATTCGGGGACCATCGAGTGTATTTTACTAACGCTTTAGGGGTAGAAGTGGGAACCGGAAACAGAGACGAAGACCTTAGAACCGCTATCTGGCTAACAGTATCAGACTTTGCAATTGAGTTTAATAAAAAGAAAGAGAATGGATAAGAAAATAATACAAAGCTTTATCGATACTGTAAATGAAACAGTAGATAAGATGCAATTTATTGATGCCGATAAGATCGTTGGTGATTTATTGGATAAAAATAAAATTGTGGGAATATGGATAGATACAAAGGAAAGATTGCCTAAAAATGTTGAGGATGTTTTTATTAAAGGGATTCACGAAGATGGCACTTTATTTTATCATCTGTCATGGCGATGCCCCGACGTAAAACAGAGGTATTTTGATAAACACTCAAAGGCTACTTGGTCAGTCGGATCTGCTAAAAATTATACAGTCACACATTGGTGTTACATAAATGATCCAAACGATTAACAATGGAAACTAAAACAATCCTACTCAAAGAATTTGAAGGCAAGAGGCATGAGATAAACCTTTTCGAGGATAATACAGAATTTGAGGAGCAAGAACACATCTATAGATGGACAGGTTTCCCAACAGTTATATTTTCTGGTTCAATAGAAGACTTTCTTCAATTACCCAACAAAGAAGAGATAGCAGAGAGGGTGGTAGGATCTTTTAATTTAAAATGGGTTAAATATTACTATTCCTATAATAAACCTAGGCAATGGTTAAGGAGTCCATTAGACTCCCTCATGAGCGCAATAGGCGAATACAAATATTTGATAATAACTGAGACAGAGATATGATAAGAGTATTTGAACATTTAAACCCATCGCAATTACGTAGATCGATGGCAGCATCCAATGATATTGAAGGAAACGTAACAAAGATTGTAAATGATTACATGCATAAATTTATATTTCCAGAGCGGGGAGTGAGAGAAATAAATGCATACCTGGAGCAATATCTAGACCGCGCCAGGTACTTCAATGACATCCACAGTTATAAAATATATTATCGGGTCCTAAATAGGACTGGAGCCCAATTCTCTTTGTTTATCTGGATTAAATATTATACATCATATCATATGTATCCAAGAGGAGATAAAGAATTTAAAATAACTTATAAAAAAGTCTTATAAAAGTTTTGATAAGTCAATTTTTATTCTTACCTTTAATTAAGATATAAAAGAAACCGATTATGAAGACTTCTACAACCACAATCATATTAGCATCTATCGGAGGAATATTTTCAATAGGTCACCTAATCAACATATTCATAATAGTATTGGGTTGGAAGTTTGTAGTAGCGGCTTATAATTATTTTGACTAAACATTAAGAATTATGAAAGAATTTATTCAAATGGCAAAGCAGATGATAATTTTAGAAATTACATTCGGCTTGAGCCTTACAGTATTCATCTTAACATTTATATTAAGATGACAGATCCTCATCTCTAGTAGTTTCAAAGACTACAACTTGTAATTACAGGGCCATTTGCCATTTAGGATGCTAATATCATAAATTAGACTTTACAAGTAGTTATGATGACATTTGATAGCGAGAAATATCCAGATAACAAGTTCGTATTGGAAACAAGGAGAAATATCTGCAAAAGATGGACAAAAATCCAGGTGAAGCTATCAAATGTAAATACCATAGAGAAGGTATAATTTCAAACAAAACAACTAGAAAAATGCAAAAAGAAAGAAAATTACTCGAAAAAAGAGGTGAATTAATCGACAAAATGAGGTTTAACTTGGATGTTTATAAAATGTCCATTACCTTCAGTCTCGATCATATAGCTTCAGAGAAAAAGAAAATAGGACTAAGGCCATGAGAAATAAATCAAAATTTGGAAATGGGGAATCTGTAATCATTATAGATACAACTTCTGGTCATTTGTTTGCAATAGGGGCAGAGGTAGTTATTAATAATATCACAAAGAAGTATAGCGGCTATTCAATAACTGCAGAAGGAATTGATAAGAATGGAAATAATCAATGGTATTTTGTAAACGAGAAGGATATAAGAGAGAAGACAGAAGCAGATCTAGTTCAAAAATGTAACAAGACAGCAGCAGAATTGCTTACAGAAAATTCTCCAGTAGAAGAAGAGAAAACTTATACCAGGGAAGAAGTGAGAGAGATATGTTTTGACTTGTTTCAGGAAGCATATAATGATGAAACATTTACAAATTCAAAATTCAATGAATGGTTTGATAAAAACGTAAAATAATATGAAAAATAGATTTTCGATACTCAAACCACCGAAGGAGACTGGAGCTGGAGAATTTATAAAAACATATATCTTTGCCTGTCATTTATTTGATTGTGTGACAAATCCTGAAGCTTGTCATATTGCAGTTGAGGTTAAGGACAGGAATATGTTTGATGATGAAATTCCTAAATGTCCTACTTGTGGACAGAATATGGATTATCAATCTTCAGGAATTAGATATTTAGGATTAAAACTAAAATAATATGAGCTTAACATTTTTACTTGAATTTGATGAGATATATGATGCATATGATTATGAAGAATTATATCATTTGAAATCCATATACGATACCAATTTTAAAATAGATGGATCTAGTTTTACAAAATGGTTGATAGAATCAGACAAGAAGTTTTTACTAAACGCGGCCACTTACTAAGATGAACATCATGGTATTCGACTACTGCCCTATCTTAGGTTTAAGATATTACTACATCCAGGGAAAGAAAAGCAAACGAAAAAAATATCCAAAATGAAAAAGAAATTTGAACAAGTTGTAAACTATTGCAGGAAGCAATCTATATTTCTGATGGTATTGTCTTTATCGATAATATTACTGATATGTGCATTTGGATTGCCAAAATCTATTTCTAGAATAATTGGTCTTCCAGTATTATTGTTTCAGTTATTTGTATTTTCCACTTTAATTGGGCCACTGATAGAAACAATCAAAAGAAATTTTTAATCCATACGATGATGAGTAACATAGAAGAAAAATATGCAGCACTATTAAATGCAGCAATTTTTTTAGTTAAAAATGTAAAAAGCAGAAAGGGGACTGAGCATGAGCTTAAAGTATCTCCTATAGAAATATATAGACTGAAGGAGGCAATAGAGATGGACGATGGAAATAAATAATAAATGTTTTGACTTATCAAAGTTTTTATTATATTTGCATTAAGTAACTTAAAATTTATGCCAGAATCAAACATTATCATTACAATTCCAAAGAGTGTAAAGTGGGAAGATTATCAGAAGGAGATCGATACAGTTGCAGATAGATCTTATGTAATGAATTTTAAGGTGAATGGATTTCCAAAAGTAAATATTGGTGCTCGCTGCTATCTTATTCACAATGGATTTATAAAAGGATGGATGGAGATCGTAGGCTTCTCAGAAAAAGATTTTGTTTGTTATACAACCCTGAATGAATGGAAAGGAAAATTTATTGAGAGAAGTGGTAAATTTCATGAGCTCAAGAATCCAATTCCAATGAAAGGATTTCAAGGATTCAGATATATAACTAATGAGCTTGCAAAACTTTTAAATCAATGAAAGACATTGTACAGGAAATAGAAATGATGCCGGAGAGATATAAGCATCTTCTTAAATGCTGCTCAATCAGAGAAACAAGGCTCCTGGCGTTATTGCAGTGTAGATTTTTAAACTAAAGACATGACAACGATTAAATTAATATATATTATTTCAACGCTAATCATGTTAGCGGTAGTAGTTTTTGCATCTAATAAATGGAGAAAAGATATAGGAGCAAAAGAAACTGGACTTTATGTATTATCATTTATTCCAATTTTTAATTCTATTGCGGCCATATTTTTTATTTGTGCAATTATTTTTGATATAAAAATATGGATCAAGAGACAAATAGTGTATCTATTGGTTAAAAGAAAGTTCAAAAAGATGTTGAAGGATCATGAACGAGAATCATTATTAAAATAATTATGAGAAATATAGGTGATGCAGCATATCAATTATCCACAACTGGAATAAATGTGCATTCAGTTCATTTAAATAAAGAAGACTATGATACTTTTATTTCAAATTTTCGTAATTCGCAAAATGCAGAACTGCCGGAATTAGAAAATGAATCAGACGTAAGGGTGGCAGTAGTGATTAAACAGATCCCAGAAAACAGTTTATGTCAAGATTCTTACTTCTCCTGTACCAATGGACTAGGAGGAATAGTTTATTATGATTTGGAAACATTACAACAATTTTAATTATGCAACAACGCAAAAGAAGATTTGAATTATTAAAAGATCTGCCAGGGATACCAAAAGGAACCAGAACAGAAGAATATGTTACAATCACACATGAAGGAAGAGTTGAGGCTTTTCATATTACCTTTATAGATTGTGGAGATGGAAACACCATAACGCTGGATAGAAGAAAATGTCCAGACTGGGTAAGAGAAATAGAAGAGCCAGAGTTCACAAGACAGGATATGATAGAATTTGGAAGAAGAGTGTTGACGTATGTTGGCAAATATGAGCACTTACAACCAACATTGAATGCCTTTATAGAAGAAAAAGAAAACAAAGTCAAAGAGCCTATCCAATACAAAATAGGGGACTTTGTACTACACCAAGCAGCCTCAACTCCATTTGAAGTAGTGGGAATTGATCAACATGGAAGATTAAAATTAAAAGGAGATTGGTCTAATGGAGTATTTAAGAATCTATTAAATTGTACTGCTTGTGTAACTCAAGATACAGTTAAACCATGTCCAAAGAAACAAGAAGCAGAAGATTAATCATGGAAAAAGCAAAAAAATATAAGTTACTAAAAGATCTTCCAGGTACTAAGGCTGGAGAAACTACAGATCAGGTAGAAGACACTATATATGGTCTGACAGCAGTATTTCATTCAGGCATTTATAGGAATTGCGTATATCTGACAGACAAAGAGTGGATAGAAGAGATAATACCAGAGGAGAAAGAGTTTACCAGAAAAGATGTAAGGAGGATAATGTATAGTTTTTCTAATCTTTGTTTTCAAGATTTTCAAACTCAAGAAAAATACAAGGGAATTAAAGGCATGAATTTATTTATAGATGACCTATTGTCTGGTAAATATAAATATTTTTATGATCTAGAAAGAGAGAAAACAGAATCTTCTCAACCATTTTATAATAACAAGTTTGAAGGACTTGAAGAAGATTACGATCAAAATCAACTTGACGAAAAATTATGATAAGTGCAAAAATAATAGCAGATAGCAAAAACGAGTTCAGCAATCGACTAACAACAATGATGGCTACCTTCCCAAGATTTATATTGGCAGAACTCAATACTCACAGAATGCTAAGTAAGAATTCTGCATCATCCAGAGCAATCCCATTTGTTAAGATGGTGAAATCAGTAGAAGAGAATCCATTTATTCCCATAGCATGGCAAAAAGATCATCCAGGAATGCAAGGAACTGAATATTTTACAAGTGATCATGATATAGCTGTAAGAGAGCTGATGTGGGAAGACAATAGAAAATATGCTATAGCTGGAGCAAAACATTTATCAGAATCTGGAGTAAGTAAACAACTCTGCAACCGCTTATTAGAACCCTTTGCCTATCATACTGTATTGATTACAGCGACAGAGTGGGAAAATTTCTTTGCATTAAGATGTCCACAATATATTGGAAGAAATCTTCAAGCATTTAGAAGTAAAAAGGATTTGGTGAAAGATATAGTTGACAATACTGAAATCTTTGAACCAAGATCTGTTGATAAATTATCAGATCTTGAATGGCTACAACTTAACAAAGCTCAGGCAGAAATTCATATGATGGATCTTGCCGAGAAAATGTGGGATGCTTATAATGAAAGTGAGCCAAAACTATTGAAAGCAGGAGAGTGGCATATTCCTTTCGGAGATCAGATAGATCAAAATAAATTATTTGGAGCATTAGATTTAAATAATACTAGACCTGCAGAAGGTGAAGTAGAAGGTTATCGAACCAAGGAGAAGTTTGATCAATATATGACTGAAGGTAAAGTTAAGATCGCAACTGCAAGATGCGCACGTGTAAGTTATACAGTAGTAGGAGAAGAAGGAAAGCCTGCAAATTATGAAGCAGACATAAAGCTTCATGATAGACTAATGCAATCGGGCCATTTTTCTCCATTTGAACATTGTGCAATGGCAATGAGTAAATATGATGCATTACATGAAAATAATCATTGGTCAGGCAATTTCAGGGGATTTGTCCAATACAGAAAGACAATAAATGGAGAAAACAAAGGATAATATGAGCATGGGAACATTCTATACAGGCTCTGATGGACAAGGGGAAGAACTGCTTCAAGGTACAGGTTTGATCTATCATTCTTCATGTGGCAAATATATCAGCAACACACCATTCACACTAGAAATGGAAAGAGAGATGAGGAGAATGAATAGAGGAAGCTCTGATTTTAAGAAACAAATTAAAGAACTAAGAAGAAGATGAAAGGATTGTTAAATCATTTATTAAGACAGAATTGGGAGACTATATTAAATAAGTCTCTTAAAAACTGTCATGTGAAAGGACTTCATTCAATCATGCTTATAGATTCTCCAGGTCAGACGGTAAGGCTTTATATTGCTGAAAGAGATCATGACATGGCGGGAGATAATTTGGCACTTCATCCACACCATTGTAATTTAACTCTGGAAGTAGTGAGGGGAAAGATAAATAACATCACATATAGGACAGGAAAGAGTGTCGAAACAAGGGCCAAGTGGCTTTATCAGTCTCAAATAACAACAGGAAAGATGGGATTTACTTTAATTGATCTTATAGACAGATCATTAATTCAAAATTCATCAAAAATTCTACAGCAAGGCGATGTAATAGGAATGAATGCATCTACCATTCATACAGTAAAAGTAAATAAGGGAGAGCTTGCGGCATGGTTTGTGTATGAAGGCATGGAGGATCCGAATTATGTTCCATATTGCTGGTCAAATAATGATCTGGCAAATTTTGATGCAACCGGACTTTATCAGAAATTTCAAAGTATGGAGGAGATAAGAGATTTATTACAAATGATATCAATTATATGAATGTAAAAATAGGAGATCTGGCCATGTGTCAGAATGGAATAGTTGGCACTGTAGAAAATATAATCACATCGCCAAGGGGGACAACTTTGTATATCGGAAAAACCGCAGCCGGAAAAAGATGGCAGTCTGTAAGCCCCACTAAAGTAGAATAATATGGTTTATGTAGGTACACGCGAGTATAAGTTTGGCAGAATGATAATGAGTCACATGAGCTCACCGGATATTGAGGAGCTTCACAAGATGGCCGAAGCGATAGGGCATAAGAGAAAATGGTTTCAAGATCATCCAACGCACCCACATTATGATGTTTGTAAGGAAAAGAAACAATTGGCAATAAAATTAGGTGCAGTAGAAGTGGATGACAGGGAAATAATAAGACAGCGTTATCCAGTATTAAAGAAATTAATGGATAAGTCATGATAGGAAACTGCTCAGAATGTAATTTTGTAGGGGTATTATCAAACGCTCATTTTAAATTATGCTCTAAATGCAATAATAAGCGTTTAGGAGAGGGCAAGACAAAACACATACAAATTATCAAGAGGAGTAAAATAATGGCAAGGAGTAGGCCAAAAATGATTTCTAATAAGCAAAAACAGGCTCATAAGGATCTGATAAAAGTTTATAAGGAAATTGCAGAGGAGAGAGAGCATATTTGTGCCGGATGTCATGAGCCAGATGGAGTAGTTCCATTAAGCAATTCTCATTCAATACCCAGGAGCAGAAGAAAGGACCTGGAAACAGATAAAAACAATATAGGATATCATTGCTTAACAATAGGAGGAAGGATAGGGTGCCACGATAAATGGGCCAGTGGAGATTTAAAAATAATGAGTCAATTGTTTGATTTTCAGGATAGAATGAATTATATTCGTGAAACAGATGAAGAGTATTATAATTTATTAATGAGTAAAGAAAATAAGTAACTTAAGGATTTATGATAAGTATAAGAAAAGAGTGTGAAGGCATGGTCTGGAAGGCTTTGCAATTTATGGTGGATGGCTTAAAGAGGCAGTCTGAGAGAAAAGATTTTAAGGTTGCAATGGATACTTTTGGGCATTATTCTGAGGGAACGTGTTATGGTTGTGCTGCAACATGCACCATTCAGGAAATAGCTAAAAAAGATTTAAACGAATTGTCACTAGATGAAACTGAAAGCAGAGCTCAAGATCTTAAATTTGATCTAAAACAATTAGATCGATTTGAGAGCTTTATAGATGATGCCAGAATTGGTAACTTAGAAAATTTATTTGCTTTTATGAAGAAAAATACTCTTCATAAACCAAGTTACGATGGTAGATTTTACCTTAATACAAATGATTGGGAATCACAGTTGCCAAAAGTAGAAAAATTAATTGCAGAACTTAAAGAAAAGAATATATGATAGAGGTATTAAAATTTATATTTACTAATGGTTATACCTACTTTGGAACCCTAGCAATGATAGCAGTAATTTTCTGGGGCATTGGAAACATAGGAACAAAGCATTATCATACTCACGAACACGATGACTTTGATTAATTATGAGAGCATATAAGATCTCCGGCAGAATGCAAAAGTTTTACGTGACTGAGTACAAGATGTCATGGTTAAGATTATTATTTGGCCTTGGTTGGAAACATGAAAAATATATAGATGGTTTTAAAACGGTGGGGCAAGCAGAGAGATGGATTTCTGATCAGACTAAAAGAGGCCATGTATATCTCACAATAAGGGGCAATTATTGGAATGGGAAAAGAATTGATAAAAGGTAAAACAGTAAATAAGGGTTAATAAATCAATAAAGGTGGGAGATTTTGTCTCCCATTTTTGTTATGTAAGAATAATGTAATAAAAACTTTTATAATAAATTTGGTTTCTAATTAGAAACTCATTACCTTTACTTAACAATTAAACGATACTTCAATGACACAAATAATCAATCCAAGTCTAATAAGTGACAGCAATACTTTTAAATTTAAACCCTTTAAAAGTGAATCAGTTGATCAAATAGATGTGTATTATAAAAATCAAAGGGTTGCGATTATTAATGGAATTTCATCACCATTACAATGGACTGCTAAAAATGAAAGCAATATTCCAGTAAGTGTGGTGGAACAACTTGAATCTCTAGTTGTAAAGTTGATAAAGAAAAGTAATAAATAATTAACCCATACTACAATGATAAGCAACAAAGAAAGCATAAAGTTTTGGTTAAAAATAACAAACCCAAATGAAAGAATTAACGATAAGGTGGCATTTTATAATAGTCAAATATACCATTATGGATTTATTGAAAATCTTTATTATGGAATATTCAAAGGTTAACTGAAGAGATTTAAACATTTAAGCAACTAAAGATGGAGAGCAAAGAATATACAGTAACACAGTACGCAGAATTAAAGGGCCTCACACGTGCCGGCGTACAGAAGCAAATAGTAAATGAAAAGATCAAGGCCAGGAAAGTTGGCAGCGTCTGGATAATCACAACAGAGGATAAAACGACAAAGCAATGAGACACGAAAAAATATTTAAGAGACCGGATGGCTCAAAAGTTATGATAGTAGTAAGACTTAATTTTGATTTTTATAATCGTGAAAAGGGAGATTGGAGTTTTGATGTAGCAATCTGTAAACCAAATAAAAGAAAGTTTGAAGATGCTGTTGATACCAATGGTTGGGAATTTAGAAAGCTAAGTTTAGATAATAGGGTTGAATTTTTAAAAAAAGAAAATCTAAAGATAGTCACCAAGGAAGAAGTACTTGAAGTACAACTTGAATTGTGGGAGAAGATAAAACCAAATTTAAATTCATTGAACTAATGGAATACCATCCAAAAGCAGTTATCAAAATAGCCGGATATATTCTCGCTAAAGATCAATAGAAAGATTATTGGGGGAATTGGTCAATTAACAACGATCCATGAGGGTGACACATATCAGATTTTAAAAAATGATAAAGTCTTATACGATACCTCAGATCATTATTTTAAAACCCATTGTCCAGAATATCTTGGTTTTATTGATAAAATAACAGAGGGGCAAATGTTGAATTTATATTCTGCAAATATAACTTGTAAAATAGAGGATTTGTGTGAACATCTTTTATATTCGAAAGCAGTGGGTAGAGGAATTGCAAGAAAGGACTTTGATAAATATATAGTAATAAAACTATGAATCATCTAAAAGAAGATATTAGAAAAATTCAGGGCATAGATACCGGTAAGTGTATAATTCATTTCTTGTCAGTATATGCTGAAGTAATACCGTACACCGAAGGTCCAAAATTAAATAGCATATCCGAAGCAGAGGCCGTAGAACTGGTAAAGTTGGATGGAAGTGATTTATGGTTTATTATAGCACCATTTCCAACATTATGTTTTAATAGCGGAACTGAGATGAGATTAATTAAAGATGTAAAATCTCATGTAGAAGCATTGAAATTTATAGCACATGCGTTAGGGATAAGAGACAGAGAATTTAATGAATATATGGTAATCAGAACAGAATATGAAGATTTTTTATGACAGCAATCAAAGTAAGGTTAAGTAGAAAGACAGTGGACAATGTTATTTATTTCATGAAGGTACCCAGGAATGCAAAGAATATGATCGCCGGAAAAGGATTCATACAGTATCTTGTTTTTAATGAAAGAGGCGCTTATGAGGTAAAGAGAATAAATACTGGTGTAGAGATCTTCGAGATCATTGGAAAATTAGAAGATTTGTATTCTAAGCAATTAGAAGAAATAATGCCGGAATCGGTAAAAAGAAAAAGCAACTGGTTAATTCTTAAATAAACATGGAAGAAAAAGATAAGAGAATTGTATTATTAGGACATCCAGGTCATATTAATGCAATGTACATGACTCACCATTTATTAACTTTTGATCAAGAAATAGTTGTTTTTGACAAAAAAGAAGCAATAGATGTTCTTGATTTTAAAAATTATTGTCAGATTCCAGATAATCTTTTAAATCCTCTTACGTCATTTAAATTAAAAATGCCAAGGAAAATGAAGAAGAGATTAAAGAAACTGATGAATGTAAAATCTATTAAGTAACTTAACGATCTCAGGCTTATTAAATAATTTAAATCCTACTTTTTTATTAAATAATTAAATAAAATATAATAAAAGTTTTGATAATTAAAATAATTTATTTACCTTTAATTAAACGATAAAGATTATGTTTGTACCTATAGAATTATTTTATATAATAGCAGCAGGAGTAGCCATTCAGTGGTCAATTAAATCTTATTTTCATAAAAAACATGGATATAAGAAAACTGATATTCTCCTTATAGGACAAATTTATCTTATAGAGTTTGAAGAGAATGAAGAGTTAATAGAGGTCACTTTGTTAGAGCAACACGGTCCATTTTGCAGAGTGATAACAAAATGCGGATATGAGTGGACTACTGTATTTAATAAGCTTTCAACCGTTAAGTAACTTAATGAAATTTATCAACTTAAACCGAAAAGATCATGTTAAAATTCAGCACAAATCATGAGCTCAATTATCAGATCAAGGAAAATGAGCAAAACAGAGGAGTAAAGCAACCCAGGGAAAGAGATCATATCAAAGACTCACACTCAGCTTTTACCTCCAAAGATAGATTCAGGAGAAACAATTTTTAATTTTGAATAAAGAAAATAATCAATCAACCAGAACAAGTGAAAGACAGTCTTATATTCAAGTAGAAAGAAGCTGGCTTTGGCCCCTTGGATGGGGAGTAAAAGTATTTGTAGTTTGTTAATAAAATTTAAAAGTATATGAAAAGTAACTTAAAAACAATTATTGTATCTCTGTTGTTTGCAATACTAATAACGGGAATGCTTAATGTAGCAGTGGCCCAAACAACAAAGATAGAATCAGAAAAAATTCTTATTTATCAGAAATGGGATTTTACAAAAATCAGTAAAGAAGATCCAGATTATATAATTGATTCATTAAATTATTCTATCTCAAGATTCAATGTATTTGAAAGAAAGCAAGATAATTCAATAAGTATCAATGAAGAGACTGGCAACATATTTCTTGCCGGCACATATTATAGGCATTATGTTATAATAGGAGATCCGGTTCATTTAAATGGCTACTCTCTTTATAGAGTAAATGGTGGAACAATTGAGATTCATCATCATAAAGTTTTTGTAACAACAAATATTTTGGACGTAGTTTATTTTGTAAAAAAATAATATTATGAGTGCATATAAATTTAGATTAGAAGACAAGGCAATCATCAATAAAGATTTCCCATCGGGGTCTGAATTAAATAAGGGTGATGCTGTAATAATAGCTGATAGAGATGGATTAATGGTTGGTAAGAAATGGTATTCAGTATCATTGGTGTCTGACAATGGAGAGGGGGAATTTTACGATGTCCAGGAAGAAGATTTGGAGCCGCGAATAAAGACGGCTGAAGAAATCCTGGATAGTTACAACAAGACTCATTTGGATTTATCACACCTTCCAGATTTAAAACAATTTATGCTGGAAGTAATGGAAGAGTACGCGGAACAATTTAAACAAAAACAATTATGATAGCATTGTGGACCTATATCGCATTTTCATGTTTGGTAATGTTTGGTAATTTATTGGGCTCACATATTAATGGTGATAAATCTAATTTTGCAAGATGGATTTTGTCAATCGTTACAGCACCAATATTTTTTCCAATATTTGTTGGAATGATTATAGCATTGCCAAAAAAATAACTTATAAAAGTTTTTATTATTCAAAAACTTTGTATTACATTTGTAAACATAAATCATATGACACCTGAAGAAAGATACAGGGAGCAGCTAATAGACTTTATCACAAAGAATTGTGATAGATATAAAAGAAGCGAACTGGAAGATAAAACAGAAGATGTTCTTAGGAGAATGAGTGTAGCAATAGCCGGACAGAATGATATTAAGGCACCTGAGATCATTAATAACTTAAAATGATATGTCAGAGCTTAAATTAAATAAAACTCCTCATGACATCATTGCGGAGGTCCTAAACAAGGAATCTTATATAGTAGAGACAAATCCTTTAGGAGTAATAACAGTGGTTGATGCTGTAAAGTCAATTAGAAAGTATGCCGAGGAGAGAGACCAGATAATTGAAGGTCTAATTAATAAAATACAACATTTGAAATCAGAAATAATTGTATTAGCAAATCAGAAGCCATGACCAAGAAAGAATTTATAATAGGAACACTAATGTTGCTTATGATCATCATAGGCGCAATAATTAAACAGAATTTAATATGAATACTATTGAGGTAAATGGGGTTTTGTACGAACCGGTACCAAAGAAGACTTCCGATCATTCATCTAAAATGGTGAAAATGCTTATGGCAAGTGCTATGATGAGTTCTTACTTAATGGGTGGCCGCGATCATAAGAAGCCAACTCCAGACGTCAATATTATTGATGAATTTGGACTTATTCAGAATAAGAAGTCAAAACTATCCAGATCGGAAAGGGAGTGGGTAGTATATCAATTCCATAAAAATTATAGAGAAGTAAAATCATGAAAGAAATATTTGTAATAAAGGATTGTAATACATATTTCCCCACTAGTTCTTTTTATTTAAAAAAAGTTCACCATTCTTTGCATGGAAGTGGAGAAATTACATATGGTATTGGCGAATTTAAATCATGTACAGAATTTGTCTCATATTCACAAGCAATGGAAGTGATAAAAACACTTGATCCAGGATTATATCAAATAGAAAAGATTTTTAAAGTAGGATAATCATGAAGGCAATAGCAAAATACATCCCAGTAGAAGAAGAAATTAAAGTTGGAGACTCTATTATAAATGACTTGCATATTGTAACTCAGGTGACAAAGATATTAGAAAATGGTGATCTTTTAACAAGCGAAAGAGATCTTGATCCGTGTGGAGAAACATATCTTATAAGTAAAAAAAGTAAATCAAAGAAAGTTGGCTTATTTGCAATTGTAAGCAATCTTAAGGAGAATGGTGGAGAAATATTGAAGGTTACGTTTGACCACAAAGACTTTTTGGTAGAGACTGCAGGCATATATGACAACTTGATTACAGTAGTCAATGATAATAAGTTTCCTATGCATTGCTTGAAATTTGCTGAAGAAGATTCATACCTTGAAAGAAGATATACAGTTGTCAAAGACAATGGAGAGTCAATATATAGGGTACTTGGGAAAATATCAGAACAAGCACATTGGATAAAGCAAGGCGACGAGATTGAGGTGAGAGAAGAAGTTAGACCAGGTCCTCCATCTATATACGAAGTTACTTGTCAATGTTGCGGAGATTATAAATAAACCAAAATTATGCAAATAAAGATAAAAAGATTTCATTCAGACGCAGTATTGCCAAAATATGCAACAGCACTATCAGCCGGATTTGATTTGATAGCGTGTGAGGATGCAATAATATATCCAGGAGAAACAGTGCTTGTTAAACTTGGCTTTGCCTTAGAGATTCCAGAAGGATTTGAGATGCAGATAAGACCAAGATCAGGATTATCACTTAAAACTTATATTCGTATTGCCAATTCCCCAGGAACAATTGATGCAGATTATAGGGGAGAAATTGGAGTGATTATTGATCATAAATGTGATGGTGATTTTTATTATTCCACAATTGAAATTAAAAAAGGGCAAGCAATAGCTCAGGGAGTAATTGCAAGAGCAGAGAAAGCTGAATGGATAGAAGTAGAGGAATTATCATCAACAGAAAGAGGAGTCGGTGGATACGGCAGTACAGATAAAAAATAAATAATACAGCTATGACAATCACAAAAGAAAATCAATGGATGCTAGAATTTGAACCAGGGTCAGTAATAGAGTGGTGCGATAAAAAATTCATGGTAATTCAGAACAACGGAACAAAAGGTGTAGTAAGAGAAATATACGAAGATGGAAAATGGGGAGATCTGGTGCCAAAGTTCTATTGGAATAAAAATGGTATAAAATCTAAACTTTCAAGTTAAAATGAAAAGAAAATTTAAAGCAGGAGACGAAGTAAAAGTCATCTCGAATAAGCACGGGGATAAGGACGATATAGGTAGAACAGGAGTAATAGGTGAATTCTTTCAATATAGAGAATTTCCTTTTCTTGTTCGATTTAATGATTCATTGGGAAGCAGTGATTCATGTGAATTTGCAGATTATGAGCTTGAATTGGTAGAAAAATATCAAGTACCGGCAATAGATGAAATTCCCCATAATCAAGTACAAGTTTATAAAGATGGAAAACTTCAATGGGTCCATATTCTGGATATCCGAAATTATAATCTTGGCTATAACGAAGAAGAGGTAATCAAAAGAATAATGTCTAAGCCTGGAATAGAAACTAAACTTGCCAGTTTATCAATTACAAATTTGGGGAGTGGAATCCAAGAATTTTATGTAAATGGAGTTCTACACAATCCAGACCTCAAAACTATAAAAGATAATGATGTCAATATGTACAATATCCTCATCCAGCAAATAAAAATGATAGCAGAACAATTCAAAAAATCTTAAGTAACTTAAAAATGTTCAAGATAGAAGATAGAGTAAAAGAGATAGGTGGATCAATCATTATCTGGCACGTGAAGAAATTCAACAGAAATGACACCTATACTCTTTCAGAGCGAGATCAGCATGGAAGATTTCATGGAAGGATTATAATTCGTACAGCCAATCAGATAGAAAAAGTAAAATAAAGTCTTATAAAAGTTTTGATAATAAATATATTTGCTTTATTATTGTATAAGAAACGGGGGATGGTGAAATGGTAGACACTAGGCGATTAATCGCGAAAAACACATGAAGTGAAGTAGTGTGTGCTGTTCTTGGTTAATTCCAGCAGCAAAATGCAGGTTCGATTCCTGCTCCACCGCCAAATTTATAGTGAGACATACAATTATTTTATAACAAATAAGGCATCGTTTATGACTTTGCCTTATTTAAAATTGAGAGAGTAGTTTAGTGGTAGAACAATTTGCAGTAATGCGCAGGGGTAACAGGGGTTCGATTCCCTTCTCTTTCACAACTTGAGTAAACCGTCAAATTTAAGTCAAGCCAATGCCAACTAGTCGGAGGTTGTAAAATATCCGGCAAGCATTAAAGAAGCAAAATCCAACGTGATAAAGTTGGACCTTAAAAAGTCTGCGGTTAATTAGATAATAGACCGTTGCGCAATGGTAAAGAGGTGATGGAATTGGTAGACATGGGGAACAAAATCCCTGGCCAACAAAAGAACTAGCCTAAAGGTGTAATCTTGGTCGTGCGTACTCAAAATACGCCCTCTTTTAAATTTTAAAACTAATATTATGAAACTAAAGAAAATACTTGTTCAGATTTTGTTTGATACATTCATTGTAATTTTGTTATTGTTGGCAATACCTCTATTAGTTCCATACTTTGCTGGAATATTTGGATTCTTTAATTTGATTGGTTTTGTTTTCTTTGATATTGAACTTTGTTGGGAAATTGTTATTCCATTCATTTTAATTTATTGTTACGCACTTCCAGCTCAAGCATTTTGTATGTGGTTTGATAATAATTATGATTATTGCTGCCTATCCAATAGTATTTGGAATTAGTAATTATGAGTAAAAAAGAGGCAAAGATAATTTGCATATTTCAATGGAGAAAACTGCAAGTAATTAGAAAAATTCTTGATAGGGGCAAGTCTGAAAAAGAAATAATAAAACAGGTGATTGGTACTACAAAATCATTTTAATTAAATGACAGGATGTATAATGTTAATATTGGTAATAATTTTGATTTTTGTTGCAAAAATGAAAACAAAATAATTATAAAAGTTTTTATATGATAAAACTTTTTATTACATTTACATAAAATAAAGGGAAAGAAGAGATTTTATGAAACTTAAAAGAAGCGATGTAGATTTAGATTTTGCAGACAGAAAGAAAAAGGTTCTGGCTTATGATGTAAAGTACATTAAGCCATTCATCCAGGCGTTTTATCCAGAAACAACGCCACAAGAATTCAGGAAGATATATAATTTCAAATACTATGCTTCATTTGACCATGATATTTTGAGATTGCTTGAAGATGTTATTGAAAGAATAGAGATAGCAAAACTTCTTGGTGATCCTAAGTTAAGACAGCAAGTGAAGGAATTATTAAATAGTAAATTAATCTCATAGACCGGAGATGAAATGGCGAATATTTAAACCCGCGCGCCAAAGGAACAAGAGCAATAAACGGTATACGGTAATCTTCGGTCTTAATTTTAAATGTATCATGAAAAATCTTAGCAAGAGAGAACTTCAGGATACCAGCTATGATTTGTTACTTCATTTTAAGGGGGTAATAGATCAAAAAATAATAAAAGAAAAAGATCTTATAGATCCATATAATTTAAACTATACTCTTTCATATTTGTCTACAAAATTTAGGGTGGGAGAATTTAAATTACTTAATTAAATCTTATGAATTGTGGAAATTATATAGTGTTAGATTTTGAAACCGGTGGAAAAATTGCTGATAAAAATCCAATTATAGAAGTTGGCCTTTGCTCTTTTAGAGCCGAGAATTTTGAAGAAATATCCAGATATCAGACATACGTAAAGAATTACAACAATCTTACTATAGAGCAGGAGGCTCTGAATTATAATGGCATAAAAATGAGCCAAATTAATTCTGGAATTTCTATTAAAGAAGCAGTAAATGCTATGATAGAAGAATTCCAAAAAGCATCGGGGGGCAGAGGGAAAAATGCCAAGCCTTATTTGTGCGGTCACAGTTTTAATGATTTCGATAGAGTATTTTTAGAATATGTTTTTTCTTATTGCAAAAAAGATCTTTATAAATATGTCGATACATATATTTATGATACTCTCAAGATGTGCCGATCAAAATGGGCAACTGAAGAAGGGGTAAAATTTAGTTTGGAGGCATGCTGCGAAAGAATGGGGATAGAGCTTATTGATGGTCACGGTGCATTAAACGATGTTATCGCCAATGCCCAGGTATTAAAAAACTTGATTTTCTCAATGAGAAGCGAGTCCGGCGGATCAGAGTTAGTAAAAGAAAAAAGATTTAGAGAAAGTTTTAAATTTGAATACTAAAATATTATGACAAAAGAAGTTCAAGAAGCGCTACAAAATCCAGAAAATATTGCAAAAGCATCATTGCTTGCAGCTCAATTTGCTATTCATACAAATAATGATTGGTTTACTTTAGACAATTTATCTAAAAAAATAGGTATATTTAATGAGACAAAGGCTGAAATAAAGAACAAATTAGATACTCTTGTTCATTTTGGATTTTGTGCTGTTTCCGGCAGCAATGTTGGGGGTCCATATAAAGTAAAGTATAGAATCATAATAACCCTGGAAGATCAGAAGACTTATTTAGAACATCAATTAAGTCAATTAGAGTTGCAGAAATCAGGCTTAATTAAGCAGCTAATTAAAATAAATGATAAAATAGCAGAAGATGCCAAAATCAACCAAGAAGGAAGTACAGGAGAGGAGACAAAAAATATTAAGTGATCTTCTTGAGGGGAAATCAAAGAAAAATATTTTACAAGAAGTTTCAGAATCGGCTGATATAACTGTTCACCAAGTAAGCAAAGATCTTGAGGCAATTGAAAATCAAATAGGCAAATTCAGAGATTCTGAACTTCTAAATATATTAAATCTTCACCTAATAAGGTATGAAGAAATTTATCTTTTTTATACAAATGAGATGCCAGATCAATCAATGGCAATGCAAGCTCTAAATGCAAAAGAGAGTTTAATGGGCCTACATAAGCCGGAAATGAATATGCAGGTTAACAACAATGAGAAAGTGATTGAGCATCAAGATTATAATGTTGGTAAATTAGCTCCACAAGAGCAACAAAGATTGGAAATTCTGTTAAGCAAATGTAAGAAGTGATTGATGCAGAATTTGAAAAAGATTTATTAAAAAGTATATATAGAGATTCATATTATGAATTTTATGTAGCTGCTTTTAAAATACTTCACCCAGGTGAAGACTACAGCGACAACTGGCATGCTAAATATATTTGTGATCAGCTTCAAGTGGAGGCAGAAAGAATATCAAGAAAAGAAAAAAGAGACAAGGATATAATAATAAATATTCCTTTCAGATCTTCCAAGTCTATGATATGCACTGTAATATTTCCAGTGTGGGCATGGACATTTCACCCAGAAATGAAATTTATATCTGTTTCCTATAGTGCCTCCTTGGCTTTAGAACATGCAACAAGGTCAAGAGATTTGATTTTATCAAACTGGTTTCAGGAGCTATATCTTGGAGACTTTGAATTAAAATCTGATGCCAATTCAAAGTCAGATTACAGAAATAATAAGGGGGGCATGAGAAAAGCTGTGGGAAATAATGGCCAAATAACTGGGAGCGGGGCAGATGTGATTATAGTTGATGACCCAATTTCCCCTAAATTAGCCTCATCAGCAGTTGAAAGAAAGAATGCATTAGACTTTTATTCTCACACTCTCTTCTCTCGATTAAATAATCCAGACGTGGGAATTCGCATAATTGTTATGCAGCGCCTTCATCAGGAAGATTTGTCTGGTTATTTGATGGATACAAGGCCTGAACGACATAAGCATATTTGTATCCCTGCTGAAATAGGTCCTCAATTATCCCCCAAGGAACTGGAAGTCAATTATATTGATGGTTTATTCTGGTCAGATCGTTTTAACAGGGGGGCTCTGCAAGATTATAAAGTAAGTCTTGGATCAAATCAATACGCAGGACAATTGCAACAAATACCTTCGCCAGAAGAGGGTGGAATTATTAAGAGAGATTGGTTTGATATAGTAGAAGCAAATACTCTTACTAGAAATCCATTAACAGAGCCGATTGAATTTTTTGTTGATGGGGCTTATACTGCTAAAACAGAGAATGATCCATCGGGTTTAATGGCCTGTTTCGTTAAAAATAATTTTATCTATATTTTAAATGTTACTGAAGTTTGGCTGGAGTTTCCTCAATTATGTGAGTTTATAGGAAAATATGCTCATGGAAATGCTTATACGAATAACAGTAGAATAAAAGTAGAGCCAAAGGCCACTGGTATATCTGTTGTGCAATCACTAAGGGCGGCATCAAAATTAAATATAATAGAAACTGCACCTCCCACAGACGATAAGACAACCAGATTAAATGCAGTTTCTCCAATTATTGAGGGAAGACGTGTAAAATTGGTTAAGGGGGCATGGAATAAAGCATATTTAGATCAGGTAACCACATTCCCAAATGCAAAGCATGATGAATTTGTAGATTTAACAGTTATGGCAATTAATGAGCTTTTAGTGAATAATGGTTTTTCATGGAGCTTTATATAAACTTATGGCTATGAATATTAAAACATATGATAAGACTCTTGAGATAGTAGAAGAGATATACGGAAGACTTGAGAAGAATGAGTCAACATCCTCCATTATCAAAGATTTAGTAAACAGGCTCAAGATCTCTGAAATAACTGTTAGAAAACATATACAGAAGGCATATGAGCTACTTGACAAAAGAGCTGATAAAAATGTAGAAACATTAATAAGACTCCATTGTGAGAGATATGAGGATATTTACCAGCAAAACAGACAAAGAATTGAGGAAGAGTTAAGAAAAGCGGAATTAGAAGATGATGAGGATGATTTTGAAGATCTGGAAGATAATGAGGACACAAAGCCAAAAAAGAAGGGGCCACGAAAATATATTATAAATGGATGCAATATTAAGATTATTGAGGCTCTATGGAGAAAAGAGAAGGTTTTAGGATTTCATAAAAAGAAATTCAATATCCAGGTAAACAATAATAAAACTATTGAAAAAAAGCCCCCATCTGATAAATATGATTTTTCTAAATTAACTCTTCAAGAAAAGATAGAGCTTAGATCATTATTAGAGAAATCTAAGGAAGGATATCAGGAAACTATAAGCAAAACAACTGAAATAGTAGTAGTATCTCAGGTCCCTAAAACCAAGGGGAATTATGAGATAATAGATGTAGTTGGCAAAATTCAGCCGGAAATTACAGAGGCAGAAGTAATAGAATCAAATATTATAGACTTGACCGGAGGAGCAGCAGAACACAATAAAACCATTACAGAGGTTGGTAAGACGTTAAAAGATGCAATTCAAAAGCAGATTGAAGAAGCTTTAAAAAGAAAGAAGAAGTAGTTGTTTATTACATTCATTTTTAAGTGATAAAAACTTTTATCATATTTGTATATAACAAAACAACTAAAAGTTATGAAAAATTTAGAAACTCAAGTCAGAAAAGAGGTATTAGAAGTAAAGATTAAATACACTGAAAAGGCTTTAAATTGCTTAACCGAATTTAATAGTACCAGTAAATTTTGTCCATTTCTTAAGTTAAGAATTGATCTCAGAAATGATTTAAGCAAGTTTAAATTTAATTTACTTATGTGTCAATAGATTATTAAGTTACTTAATGATTCATAATTTATAAATCTATAAAAGGTTTTATAATTGCAAAATTTTGGTTATTTTTATCTTTTAAAGATCGTAAATAGGATTATTATGTATAAGTGTCAAACTTTGATCAAAAATTAAGTGAATTAACAAAGCAGGAGAAAGAAGCGCAAGCAGCTAAGTTTATTTTAATTAATGAGGGACTATCATCCAAAGATCCAGAAGAGCTTGTAAAAGCTGTTCAGACTATGGGAGAAATAAAAGTTGCACCGACACAAGGACAGGATCCTAAATCATACTTTTTTGATCCCATGTTTTATACTCACATGGGATATAAGGATAAGCCAATAGACTTAGGTTATACTACACTAAGAAGAATGGCCAAAGCTCCAATTATTAAATCAATCATAGAGACTAGAATAGAACAGGTAGGAGCATTCTCCGATGTTCCAGCAGATAAATACTCTACTGGATTTTTGATACGTAAGAAGGGAACTGAAAAAGGCTATAAACCATCAAGAGCAGATAAAAGAGAAATAACAAGAATTACAGATTTCATGCTTAATTGTGGAAATCTTGATAATAAGTGGACAGGTGATGATTTTTCATCTTTCCTCAGAAAGATTACGGATGATTCTTTGATTCTGGATCAAATGACGTTTGAAAACGTAAGAACCAGGAGAGGTGAATTAGTTCAAATAAACGCAACGGATGGAGCCACATTTAGATTTGCTGATCACAGGGATGAGAATTTAACAAAGATAAAGAAGAATGGCCACCTGACAGCATATGTTCAATTATATCAGTCAAGGGTAATACAAGAATTTTATCCCTGGGAACTGTGCTTTGGATTACGCAACCCATCCACAAATATTTATAGCAATGGCTATGGAAACTCTGAATTAGAAGATCTAATTCAGGTTGTTACATCAATGCTGTACGCCGATCAATATAATAGAAATATCTTCACTCATTCCAGCATACCAAAGGGTATTATAATGTTAAAGGGTGGGGCCGGAAGTATTCCACAATCTCAAATAGAGGCTTTTAGAACGCAATGGATAGCAAGCATGATGGGTGCAGAAAATGCTCACAAGACCCCTGTGTTAAATGGAGAGGGCATGGAGTATGTAGATCTTCAGAAGACAAATAGAGAAATGGAGTATGCTAAGTATCAGGAATATCTGATAAAGCTGGCTTGCGCTATATTTAAAATTGATCCAAGTGAAATTGGTTTCCCTATGGCCGGAGCTAGTGAGACTTCTGCATTTGGTGGAAGCACGGGAAATTCAGAAAAATTAAAGTATTCTAAAGACAAAGGATTAAAGCCATTATTAAAATTTATCCAGAATAAATTAAATAAATACGTTGTTTCAGAATTAAATCCAGAATTTGAATTGGTGTTTGTGGGCATGGATATCGACTCTCCAGAAAAAGAACAGGACATGGACATTAAAGCCATCCAGAATTATGAGACCTTTAATGAAGTAAGAGCAAGAAGAGATCTTCCATCTATAGAGGGTGGAGATATAATAGGCAATCCAGTATTTATGCAGGGCAAATCAATGCAAGCAATGGGAGGAGAAGAAAGTAATGATGCAGTAGATCAGATGGATCAAGATAAAAATCCTTTTACAAAAAGTAAAAATCCATTAATGGATGATTTTAATAGTTTTATAACCGATTTAAACAAAAGTAAATAATGATACCAAATTTTGAAAAAGCGCAACAAAGCAAGATATTAAGTAACTTTAAAGTGCAGCCAAAATACATTGCACCATCTCATTCATCTGATATGATTCAGAAGGGAGAAATGTCAGATATATTATTGACTAGTTATCATGGAGGTACACCGATAACTTTTGATAAGAGTGGAAAAGAAATTAAAGAAAAAATGCCGGCTATTATTTCCGCTCTTGAAGCTCAAAAAACAATTATTGAAGCACAGATGGGTGTATTTAAATCTCAGATAGGATCAGATCCTTCGGAAGAATTATATTCCCGTTATCCAGCAATAAAGATTGCAAGATATGGTTACGAGATTTCAAATCCCGCCTGGGATAATATGTCAGAAAAATATAATGAAGCAACTGAATTAAACATCTGTTGCCAAAAGTATAATGAATTGGCTTACACTTATAGAAGCCTTATGGAAGATATTACAGCCTCAAATATTATTATGCAAAATTTGGTTGACAGTAAAAAATATACTTTATCAGTAAACCAGTTAATAGCGTTAAATTTTAATTAATAATAAACAATGAAAAAAGTAATACAGCTAGTAATTCAAAGATGGAAAAGCGAAACCCCCAAAATAGCTAAAGCTATTCAAAAAGCTTTAAAGAAAGTTGTGGCAATTTCAATAGTTTTGGGATTGGGAATTTATACGGCAGAAACAAATGCTCCTGGATTTCTGCCAGAAATATTAATTCAAATTGGTCAATGGTGCTCTGGAATAGGAGTAATTGGTGGAGCTCTTGGAATTGTTGGTGCTCAGATGACTACCTCAAATAAAGTGAATTTAGGAGAAAATGACAATATTATTAAGTAACTAAAATGGAATATTATTTTATAAAGTGCATTATTAAAAATGAGACACTGTTTATTAAGTCTTGTTTGCATGATGAAGATTATCTATTTTTTATAGATGAGCTTCTTGATATGCAATATGCACTTTATAAAATAATTGAAGAAGAATATGAATCAAAAAACATATATCTGCAATTAAATTATTTAATCGGTGGCGAGAGAGTAATAGATATAGAGGGAGAGACTGAATTGGCGTATTTTTTAGAGTCACTAACAATAAAGCAATGATTGAAATAACAGAAGAAAATCTTATAGAATCTATAACCAATATAGCTAAGGCTTATGATAGTGGGGCTATTGACATTGATGCTTTGGAGAAGGCTAAAAAAAATATATCGGAATTACAAAAAAAGGAAATTACAGACAAGAATGGACAAAAAAGGACAGTCTATGTAAAAATTGGCGAAGATGAAAAGAAAGAAGCTTCTACCAATAGTCAAGAGCCGGAAGAAGAAAAAAAAGATTCTAAAGCAAAGGAGTCCGAAGAGCATGCAAAAGATGCATCAACAAATGATCTTGAACATTATGTGAAAAATGGAGAAGATAAAGAACTTAAAAATATTGCCCAGGCTGAATTGGATAAGAGGGGAGAGGGAAATGACACTCATGCAATAGCGCATGGCAAATTATTTGATGCACTTCAGTCAGGAAAATTCAAGAAAATGGATAGAGTAAAGCAGGGTAAATTAATAGATGCCGCTCAATCTGATACTAGGGACATAGAGTCTAATTTAGAGCAAAATTTTACTGATGAAGAGATAGATGCTTTAGATGATTATGTTTCTATAAATTATAAAAAAATAAATGGATTCCTGCGGGATCCAGAAAATGTAAAAATAAGCAAGAAAGATCAAGAAACAATTGATCAGATTGATTCAGCTATTAAGAAGCATAAATTAAAAGAAGATCTTGTAGTTTATAGAAGCTTATCTGGTACTGAGGGTTTAAAGGAAGATAAAGCCTTTCAGTCTACATCTATAGATCCATACGCTTCTTATCAGTTTAAATCAGATGGTGGAAAAATATATAAATTAACAATACCGGCTGGAACAAATTATGCATATCTTGGAGGCGGAGAAAAAGAGTTATTATTGCCAAGGGATCTGGATTTGAGTAAATTTGTAACCAAAGACCCTACACCAGAGAAAAAGAAAGCTACTAAATCTAAAAAGAAGAAAGAAGTGTAATGTGTATAATAGATAATGATTTTTATAGCGCCGAAATTGATCCAAAGAAGGGCTGGATTATTAAGGCAAAGCCAATGAAACTTAAAAAAAAAGTTTCAGAGTATAAGGACCCCCCTAGATTTAAAATGATAATTCAGTATGAGAATGAGATGAAGAAGAATTATCAAAAATCAGTGGCAAATATGACAAAAGATATCTTATCTAAAATAATAGAATTTTCAAAGTAATGGATATAGGTGGATACATAAAAAAAGCAATTATTGCAAATAGATCTCATATAGAGATTTCAATACTTGATGTCGTCACTGACACTGATCAGATGAAGATGGCCAAAAATCCACAGCCACTTGATAAAATGATAAATCAATCATTTGCAAAACAGGCTCCAAAATCAAAGAAAAAAGAATTTTATGCAGATATCATACTTTGCAATTCTAGCAATCAGGTTCTTTTATTGAAAAGAAGTTTAATGAATGGTTTTGCTCCAAATGCATGGGGACTTCCAGGGGGCCATGTTGACAAAGGAGAAGAAGCAAAAGATGCTGCAATAAGGGAATTACAAGAAGAAACGGGGTTAGTGATAAATGATGCTTTGTTTGTAGCAGAGAAGGATTCAAATAAAGCAAACATAAAATATTTTTGGGCAACGATTTCAGATCCAGAAACTATAATTTTAAATTATACTGAACATCAGAATTATATGTGGGCCGGAAAGCATACCTGGATGGATATGAATCTTTTGCTAGATTTAAATGAGAATCTTCACAAAATTATGTTAATTAATAATGAGGACATTTTACCATTAGAACTATGAAAAAACCTAAAAAAGCGCAATTAAACAAATATATAGATGATTTATTAGAGCTTATTGATGTTCAAACAGAACATATATTGGATCTTGAAGCCAAATTAAATAATAATAGATATCATACACATGGGGCATGTAATCATACATTTGTCAGACAAATAATTCATTTTAACCATACTGCACAATGTTAAAATTATCCCCATCTCAGTTACAAGAGATACTGGATATAATTAGACATTATCATCTTACTTTTATTGTAAATCATGTCGGCGAATCTTTTTTAACAAAGGATGATAAAAAGTTATTAGAGAAATTCGGAATAGACCTTTCTAAAATTGAGAATATTGATACACTTGGCGTATCATTTAAATTCGGAATTCTTTCAGAAGCATTAAATCAGACTCAGGGAAATAAAATTACTTATGAAGATTTTAAAAAATATCTGAAGTCGGGCCGGTTTATTCCTTTAAATAAACAAGAAAATGATATTCTGGAAGCAATTAAAAAACAAACTGTAAATGATATTAAGGGTTTATCTGATAAAATCGGGAATCAAATAGGGGATAGAATTTTATCTGAAGAAAGAAAGCAGAGAATGATTGAGGCGATTACTGAAGAAGAGCAAAGAGGAATTCAGGAAAGAAAATCATTAAGGCAAGTAGTTTCAGATATTCAGGATAGAACAGGCGATTATTCACGTGATTTTGATAGGATAGTGGAATTTAGAAGTAATTCAGCATTCCAAGAGGGGAGAGTTGCAGCAATCAAGAGAGAAGACCCTGAAGCAAAAATTTATAGACAGGTATATGCCCAGGCATGTAAGCACTGTATTAAATTATATTTAACATCTGGTGCCGGAAGTGAGCCCATTTTATTTACTACAGAAGAAATTGAAGCCAATGGAGATAATATAGGCAGAAAATCTTCAGAATGGTTGCCAGTAATGGGATCTACTCATCCTTATTGTCGTTGCACTTGGCACAGGGCTATAGTGGGAATGAAGTGGAATCCTGAAACTCAATTATTTGATTTGTATGATGAAAAATATAAAATGAAGGTTGAAGGATTGCCAAAACCAAAAGTTACAATAACAAAAGATGAATAAATTTTTATTTTTGAAATTAAATCATTATTTTTATCAAAAGTTTATAATTTATGAGCTTAATAAATAAAAAGATCGTAAATAAAGTAGGTTTATGATTTAATTGAATACAGAAGATAATTTTAATTTGTTTGTTCCTGTAACTTTCTCAAAGGCGAAACAGGATAGTTCCGGCAAGAAGGTTCGTAAGTTTGGAGGAGTAGCATCGACAGACACGAAAGATGCCGATGATGAGATACTTGAACCAAATGGATTTGATTTATCAATTTTTTTACAAGAAGGTTTCTTCAATTGGGCCCATATGTCTGGAGACCCACTATTAGCTGCAATAGGATATCCAACAAAAGCAGAAGTAAAGGACAATATACTTTATGTAGAGGGGGAATTGTATGACTCCCCTTTAGCAGATAAGGTGTATCAATTACAGGAAATTTTAGAAAAATCTAATTCTGGAAGATCTCTTCATTTTTCAATTGAGGGAAAAGCAACGAAGAGAAAATCAACTGATAAAAAAGATTCTGGTTATAAGCACATAGAGGAAGCAGATATTCATCATTGCGCAATATGTCTAATTGGAAAGAATCCAGGAACAAAAATGACTTTGCTCAAATCCACCTCTCCAGATATTATTAAGTCATTTATTAATGGCGGAGATGTAGAAGCAATATTGGATTTAGAGGTAAGTGGAGAGAGGATTGTTGTAGATAAAGAGCTTAATATAATTAAGGCAATTACAACCACTTCAGATACTTCCGGTGTAGCAATTGAAACAAATCCAGTAATGAAAGAATCATTAGAGGGAGCCAGCAAATTACAACATTTGAAAAAAAAGAAGGATAAAAATAAAAACTTTTCAAAAAAGTTTAGTAAAAGTTTTATTTTTGATAAAATTTTTAATTATATTTACGATATAAATAAATCTGAAAAAATTGTTGTCTTGATTGAGGCAATCGAAAAACAAAAAGAAGATAAGATGGATAATAATAATACTGACATAGTTTCCAATGAATCAATTATCAAAGCTTTTGATATGATTGGATTAAACTATGAAGAAGTTTTTTCAAAAGGTGAAAAGCCTGCATCTGATGCAGATCCTAAAAAAGATGAGGATGTAGTAAAATCAGAGAATGCAGAAGAAGGAGACAAGGATTCGGACAAGAAGGATAAAGATAAAAAGAAGAAAAAAGATGGTGAGGAAGATGAGGATAAAGATGATGCTCCTAAAACTGACGATGTAAAAAAATCAGAAGATGGCGCCACTGAACCAGCCACACCCGCCCCTCCAGCAGTAGAAGTGATTTCTAAATCTGAGGCAGCTGATTTATTTAAAAGTCTTACAGAAGAAAGCAATAAAAAAACCGATGATCTTATTAAATCATTTGGAATAATTACTAAAACCATTATTGAAAAATTTGAAGGTGTAAATAATGATTTGTCAAAATCTCTTTCAGAGGTGACAAAACAGCTTTCTGAAGTTTCAGGTAGAATGGAAGAATATGAAAAAGAGCCAGTTAGAAAAGCAATTACTGGAGCAAATTACATTGAGAAATCATTTAACAATGAAACACCTTCTAATGTAAGAACTTTGTCAATTGTTGGCAACAAAAGAGAGTTGATGAACATAATTACAGGCAAAGTTAATTATGATGCAATTCAAAAGGGTCATTCAAATTCAGAAAATGATTTTTGGGCAAAAGAGGCTGCAACTTATGAAGTAACACCAGGAACACTTGGTTTATCTCCAGAAGCAATTTTAAAATTGAAACAAGAAAATATTTTAATAACTAAATAAGTAAATAACTAAAATAATAATTATAACAAATGACTCCAAATCTAGGAATTTCAATGTCAGATTATCAGGGCGCTGGAGCAGATGGTCTATTAGAGGGCTCATCCTCTGCCGACCAATTAGATAATCTTAATAAAGCTCTAACCGCCGGAACTATAACTGGTAGAGAGACAACTGGACTAACAAATGTTGGTTCTCAATCGTTAAAACTTGAGAGTTTGGATGCAAACCTTAAGACTTTAACTTTTAAAGAAGGTCAACTTGAGCTGTACAAATGGGTGCCTAAAATGGCTGCTTATAACACGGTTGAAGAGTACAATCAATTGCTTTCATATGGTGCAGATGGTGGAGGTTTCATAAGCGAAACAGAATTGCCAGCCGTTGCCGACTCTGTGTATACAAGAGGAATGGAGTTGATCAAATTCATGGGGGTTCAAGGAGAAGTTTCTCTAGCTGCTCAAATGGTTAAGAACAACGTTGGTAATCTTTATCAGACTGAAATAAGAAACAAGATGATTTACCTATTACATAAGGTAAATAGAGCTCTTGCTTTTGCAGATTCAGAAGTTGCAACAAAAGAATTTAACGGTATATATGCCCAACATCAGAGACAATTTGGTTCTCTTGATATAGAGGCGGCTTCAGATAGCGTTCTTGATTTAAGAGGTGCAGTTTTAACGCAAGCTCATTTTGAGACAGCTTCTCAAGGAATTATAAACAACTTTGGTTTTGGAGACACAATCTTCTTAGATCCAAAAACTAAGGCCGACTTTGGTATTACGCATTTTGCAAATCAAAGATTTCCAATGACCAATGGTCAAGGCGGGTTTGCCGGAACCGTAGGAACCGTACCTTCAGAAGTTAACACTTCCGGTGGATCAGTTAAAATGATTCAAGATGTATTCTTGGATACTTCGAGAGCGGCAAGAACACTTGCTTCAGCTCAAATAGGAACTGGCCCTGCAACACCATCTGCACCAACTGTAACAACTCCAGCAACAACTGGATCATTATTTGGTGCTGGAGATGCTGGAAATTATATCTACGCAGTAGCCGCCGTTGGTCCAAATGGAGAATCTGCTTTACTTGATCTTGGAGGTGGTGCAGTAATAGCTGTAGCCGCCGGAGATGGAACAGATATTACATTTACAGATGGAGATGCTACAACTACAGGTTACAAGATCTATAGAAGTGAAAAAGGAGCAACTTTTGGAACTGCTGTACCACTTTATCCTATCATCTCTATCAGCAAGGCTGCAAAGGTTGCTGGTTATGATGGGGGAGCAGCAAATCACATAATTGATAAAAACAGAACCATTGCCGGAACAAGAAAGGCGTTTATGATCCAAAATGATATGGATGTATGGACAATTAAGCAACTTGCCCCAATGTTCAAATTAGATTTGCCACGTCTTGCCCAATCTGATAGATTTATGGTTCTTGCTTATCTTAATTTGACTTGCTTTGCGCTAAGAAAAATTACCGTTATCAAGAATATTGCACGATAATTACTAGTAAACATTAAGTAACTAAAATAGGTAGGAGAAATCTTACCTATTTTTATTTTACGAAAAAAAAGAGTATCTTTATTACAAATATTTAAACAAAAATCTAAAATGGTTATTAAATTAATAGAAAGGCCGAAAGCACCTCAGATCGTTTCTTATGGAGAATTCGGCAAAATAGCATTTAACATTGCTGGTGAATCGGAAGTAAGTGATGAACTAGGAGAGCAGATATTGAATAGTAAATATCATACTCAATTCGAGCAATTGGCTCATCCTTCTCAAGTATTTGAGAATATAGAAGAAGCCAAATTACCCGAAGAAGAACAGGCCCCCAAAGTAAATGAGGAAAAATCCGCCGAGCCAGAGATAGATTCAGTTGAAGAAAAAGAAGAAGAGCCGGAATTTGATTTAAAACATTTGACCCTTAAGCAGCTAAAAGAAGCGGCTAAAGAAGCCAAATTACCCGAAGAAGAATATATATCTATTGCAACAAAAAAAGAAATGGTTGATTATTTGTCTCCAAAACTAAATGGCTAAAACTACTATTGATCTCCCTTATAATATAAAGGGGGATCTTATAATGTCTATTCAAGATTTTAAGGATTTGTATTTTTTTGGAGTACCCTTAAAAGAAACAAATGGCAATCAAATGAAAGATTCATCATTAGAATTTTATTTGAGAATGGCTATGCATAAGACAGAAGAGTATTTAGAATTAAAGTTAAGAAAACAAGTAATAGAAGTAGACTCAAAAGATTTTGTTCTTGATGAACATAAACATTGGGGACTTATAAGGACAACATATCCGGTTGTAAAGCCTCTATCTTTAGAGGGGTATTACTCAAATTACAAACAAGTAAAATATCCGTCCGAGTGGCTTTCTTGTAGAAAAACATCTGACAATAAAACTTATCAAAGGCTTATAAATATAATTCCAACGTCTGGAACAGTTACATCCACCGGCGTTCTATATTCTGGATATGCTCCATTTTATGGAATTACAAATGTTGGCCATGTTCCAAATTACTGGAGAGTAAAATATGAGACTGGCTTCAATAAAATACCAGAAGATTTGGTTGATTTCATTGGGAAATATGCATCTATTCAAGTATTCAATATTATGGGTGATATTATTTTAGGAGCCGGCATAGCTTCTCAAAGCATATCATTGGATGGCTTATCTCAAAGCATAGCCAGTACAGCTTCAGCAACCAACGCCGGATATGGAGCAAGGGTAATAAATTACTTAAAAGAGTTGGCTGAGGAAAAAGAGAGGTTAATGAATTATTATAGATCTATTCCATTCACATCATTGTAATGAATAAAAAAGTAAAAATTTCGCCAGCTCCAAATGTGGAAAATGTTCCAGGCGTTTACTTTTACAAGAGTAATTTTGACAATGTAATTCAGCAAAATGGATATGATATTTATTATGAAAAAGCAATATCTTGTCCATGTAGATCAGATGAATCTGGCAAAGCTCAGTTATCTGATTGCAGAAATTGTGGAGGAACCGGATGGACCTTTTTAAACAAGGTTCAGACTAAGGCAGTGCTACATTCGATGAATCTTGATACAATATATAAGGATTGGACAGAGGAAAAGCTGGGAACTGTGTCAATTACTGTAAGAGAAGTTGACAAATTATCTTACATGGATAGAATAGAGGTAATTGAGGGAGAGGTAGAATATTCTCAGCTTCTTTATCCAAAGAATAGAAACAATAAGATGACCTCTTATTGCACATATAATATAAAAAAAATACTTTGTATTTATTTGTTTGCAGGAAGTGATAAGCCTTTAAAATTACTAATTGAAAATATTGACTACACTTTCGATAAAAATAAAATTATTTTAAGTGATTCATACCTTTATAAAGAAAATATACAATTATCTATAAGATATATTCATTCTCCTACTTTTAATGTAATTGATATTATTAGGGAAACAATGGTTAATAAGACACAAGAAGGTCCCGTGAGTCAATTAATAACAAATTATAGGGGCAGAAGATCTCAATATGTATTACCAACCATGACAGCAGATTTATTTGACAATTCAGACTATATAAGTGATTCGGGGGATTGTAAATGATAAATATATTAATAGATAGCTCTAAGATTTCTGCATTGTATCCAAACATAACACAAGCAGATGTAAATAAATTAAAAACATTTGTCGTAAGAAGACTTACTTCAAATTTTTATGAAAGGTGGATGGCTGAAGCTGGAAGAAAGCTTAATTCAACTAGATCTATTTATCAAAAATCTTTGGTTGTAGTAGATGAAGGAAAATTCTCCGGTGCAGTAATGTTGGTAAATAAATTTCCAAATATGATTGAATCGGGCTGTTCTGCTTTTGATATGAAGGCCGGATTTCTTGCCAGTTCAAAGGTAAAATTTGATAAGGATGGAAAAGCTTATATAACAATTCCACTTAGATTTGCTACTCCTGGAGCAGTAGGCGAAAGCGAAATGTTTTCAGCAAAAATGCCTGTAGAAATATACGATATTGTAAAAGATAAGCCGGCAAATATTCAAAATGGAGAAGGAAAGAGATCTTCCGGTATAAGTTTAAGTGACTTAAAAAACGTTCCAGACTTCTTGTCAAGACCAAAAGTTAGGCCGGAAATAGCATTAGCCGATAAAAAATTTGAAGCTTATGAAAATAAGCATTCTATTTATCAGGGCATAAGTAAATTTCAAGATTCTGTAACTGGACAGAATACTTATAAGAGTTTTAGGAGAGTTAGTTTAAATTCTGATCCAAATAGCTGGATATATCCAGGATTAACTGCAAAAAATATATCAGATTCAGCTTTATCAAAATTTGACGTAGATAGAGAGGTTGAAATAGCTCAAAATATTTGGATGGCACAATACTTAAACTTATAAAAATGGATACATTAATTTTACCACAGATAAGACTTCAAAAAATTATTAAAACATTCTTAGAATGGATAAGAGAGGATTTTAGAATAAATGAAGAAGAGGATACTTATTTATTTAAATTATTTGGTGTAGGTACAACAATTGGAAACTATGACTATTATCATCAGGGTAAGCATATATTTACTCAGGATGTAAATGAGCTTGAGGGAATAGATGTAAAATTATTTTTTGATGCAAAGAGGTCCGCAATACCCACTATTCATGTTACTCTCCCATCAGAAAATCCAGGGGCCGATGGCATTGGGGTCGATGAAGGATATCAAGATTCAGATTATAATGATGCAAGAGGCGAATATGTTCCAATAATGACAAGAAGATATGATACCCAATATAATTTGATAATTACCTCTCAAAACCCATTGGAGGCACTTTTAATTTATGAAGTGTTGAGAGCTGGCTTAATTTCTATGCAACAGTCAATTCAAGTATCGTGGGGACTTAGCGAAATGAAATTATCTGGCCAGGATCTTACAATAAATCAAGAGCAGGTGCCAGCACATATATTTTTAAGAATGTTGGGCGTTGGAATTTCTTATGAAGTAAAAGTTCCACAGCTTATTCCAGCTACAATAATAAGAGATATAGTTTTTAAAGAAAAAATAATTTTAGACAATGGAATCAATTAAAAAAGTCAAAAAAGATCTCCCTATAGATGAGGAAGAAATTGTAATAAATCAACAAGAAATTAAAGAATTTACTGGAAGTGAATTTTGTGAATTAACAGATTTGAATAGCAGAGATCTTTTTTTTGTAGAAAAAAGATTTGCAAATGAAACTCATACATTTAAAGAATGGGTGGAATTATTAAAATTGCAAAAATTAGATGTCAAAATTTCAAATAATTTAAAAAACATTTTTAATTTGTCATAAATTTTCATTATTTTTATCAATAAATATTAATTATATAATTAATGAGCAAATCGACATTCTTTGGCGGCAAGATAATAAAAGAACCTGGAGCCTATTCACAAATAAAAAGTGGGATTAAGAATCCACCATTAAATCTTCCTTATGGAAATATATGTATTATAGATACTGGTTCAAATGCTGCATTTGGAGGAGGGGCTGGAATATCTGGAGAGCTTGCAACAATGAAGGAGTCGATTTATAATTTTGACAATATTGATGATTTTAGATCTTTTGTTAAGGGTGGATTGCACTGGCTCCTGGCAGAACCACTATTTAAGCCAAATGGTCTGGCCTCCCCAGGTGTTTCTAAAATAACTTATGTTCGTGCTGCAACAACCGCATGTGCTGAAATAAGCTATACATTTACTGGTGGTGGTGCAAATGGTGGAGAATTTGTTATCAAAGTAAAAGATGAGGGGTTAATAGGAAATGGGTCGGCAACTTCTTCTATATTAAGAAAAGGATATGCTGCAAAAATGACTGCTGGCATAAAAGATACTGCTAAATTTAAAATTGATTTCTACGTTGGAACCTATAGAGGTTTAGACCCTGAAAATGATCCTTATGAAGCCACACAAGCAGATTCCCTTCCAACATTGATTGCTAGAAGTGTTGAATTCAATAACATCAGTACATTGATTACTTGGATGACTAATGATTCCACATTCAATAGTTATTTTAAATTAGATTCCTCATCTGTTGCAGGAACGGGCGCGGTTAATTCAGCAGACTTAGCTGCAAATGTATCTCAGGTTTTAGCGACAGGTGGAACAGAGACATACAATTCAAGTGATCTTGATCTTGTTCTTGATGCAATAAAGGAAGAATATTATACATTCATTTTAGCTGATCAGTGGGCGGCTAATGCTCAATCTGCTGCTAATACTAAAATTTTAGCTCATTTGGTTAATGAAGCTAAATTTACAAAATTTATGGTAGTTGGTGGTGGAGATGATAAGGATGCATTTACCGGAACAAATAGTTCTACAGACACCGCCGCTTATTATAATTCTGAAAAGGTTGTAGTTGTTCATGCTGGTATAAAGCAAGCAATAAGAACTGGATCTGGATTTAAGGACAGGCCATCAATATATAAAGCAGCTCAGGTTCTTGGAAGAATAGCTGGATTAGCTCCTCAGGTTCCTGGTACATTTAAGGCCATACAAATGGATGGTGATAGGCATATAATGACTCAAAAAGAAAGAGAAGCGGCATTGGATTCTGGTGTACTTCATACAACTTTTGATGCAGATTTTGGAGCCTTTATTATTAATCAGGATATTAATTCATTACAAACTAATGACAATATTGTAAATGATAATGGAACATCTTATTCTGTTTCTTTAAATCGTATCATTGCCCAGATAAATGCTGAAATAGTTATAAATGCTAAGAAGCAATTGTTGGGTCAGGAAAACGGAGTTAATAGGAATACATTAACTGAGCAAGATGTTATAGCATGGCTTCAAGGATTCCTTTCATTAAGAGTAGCCACAAATCAGGCAGATAATCTTATTTTAAGATTTGAAAATATAACTGTTAAAACTGTTCAAGATTCATATGAAGTTAGTTATGGCATAGTTCCAAATTTTGCTATCAATAAATTATTCTTTACTGGCTTCGTTTTAGAAAATTAAAATAAATTAATAACGAATTAAATAATTAAAATATAATGTCAAAAAATGAAGTGGTCACAGGTGCAATCGCCCTGGTTCGAGTAAAGGGTCAAGTGATAGGTAAAATGAGAGACATCTCCGTTACAGAAGATCTACAAAGAGCAGATGTAAGGGGGCTTGGAACAATTTTTTCTCAAGAAAAGCCAGTTGTTGCTCACTCAGGATCTGTGTCATGCACATATTATTTTATTGATTGGGAAACGGCCAGAGCAAAAGGCTCAGTCAGAAGAGATGTTCAGACAGCAAATGAATATGAAGACTATCTTACCTTACAAGAAGAGGGTATACAGTTGGACATCTTCCGAAAGATAACAGATGTTATAGATGAAAGAGGTATACCAAGGCCAAAATTAAAGCCGATAGCTATAATAAAGGGTGTATACTCTAACAATGAAAGTTTGAGCATTTCAGAGGGGCAAGTAGCTACTCACAATCAAAGTTTTGTTTTTACAGAACCAGTAATCTTTCCAAAATAAGAAATTTTGCATAAATTTTAGGTTTAAGTTGATAAATTTTAAAAAGGGTCTTTCTGAGGCCCTTTTTCTTTATACATAAGTTATTAAATCATTTTAAAAATGACTATATTTACTTATTAAGTAACTTAAAATTTAAATTAATGGCATTAAGCAAAACAGTAAAAGTTAACATAGGAGAACAGTCTTATGAGGTTAAATATCCGAACATAGGAGAATTGTTAGATATTGAAACAAAGAAAGCGGCCCTGGCAAATAATATGTATGGGTCATTATCTTTAATGAATAATCATAACTCAGTATATGCATTGGATTTAATAGATATGCTTGCATATTTTATTACTCTTATACCCAAATTAAAGGATAATCTTCAGGGATATAATTCCATTTTAGAATTGTCTCCGATAGAAGCAAAGCCGCTTCTTAAGGCTTATAAGGAAGAATTTCTTCCTTGGTTTGAAGAATGGGACAAAGTTATAAATTCAAGAGAGGAAGAGGAGGAGATTAAGGAGAGCAACTAATGCCTCAATTAAAATTAAAAAATTACAAAGATAATTCTCTTAAGTCACTTAAATCTTTTATCATTTCCTGGAATAATAAATATCCAGTTGATAGAATTTGGAGACTTAAGAGAAATATTTCTTTTGGTTCAAGTGAACATAGAGAAATGTGTTTGATTGATATGAAAATTGAGATTGAGGAGGAGAACATGTTTAAAAAATATTTTCAGGATATAGAAGATTTTGAAAGTGGTAAAAAAGAATATGAAAAAACGGGCGAATGGCTAAAGATGAGTGAAATTAAGGAAGAAGAAAAAATGGAGCGGTTTGATAATATTGATCTGAATGCTTTTGATGATAACATAAAATTTGATTAAAACAACTTAATAAATGGGTTCAGGTTCATCTACAAAAAGAGTACAATTTGAAGCACAGGATAATGGTGTAGTTTCCTTAATGGATAAATTAAGGAGATCTGCTAAAGATCTTTCCAAAGATTTAATTGCAGATGCAATCAAATATTCTAGTTCCGCCAAGGAGCAGAATAAATACCTGTCAGAACAGATTGCCTTAATAGATAAAAGAAATAGACTAGAAACAGAAGGTAGAAAAATTGAAGCATCTAAAGCTTATCAATCTCAATCTAGTGCAGCAAAGACAAAAATAGAAAGAGATGAGATTGCTAAAAAATATAAATCTGATCTTTCTAATATAAATCAAGAATCTTCAGAAGACAATCTTCAGGTTAAATATCTTAAAGAGATTGTAGAAGCTATTAAAACTTCTGCAAAAGAGGAGATAAAAGATGAGAACATCCAAGAAAATAAGACGCAATCATTTTTTTCAAGAATATTCGGCGGCAAAAAGAAGGAAATAGATCCAGAAGAAGAATTTAAAAATTCAAATAAGAGAGGAGATAAGGCAGAGAAAAAGGAATCAGAATCAAATGAAAAAAGAAAAAGTGGAGGCAGTGCATCTGGTGCATTCAACAATGGTGCTCAGATAGCGACACAAGGCAATGAATTGGCAATGGCAGCAGCAGCATTTGCTATAATACCAATGATTGGTCAGGGCATATCTACTATAGCAAATAAATTAATTCAGGAGGGATCAAGACTTCAGGAAAGTAGACTTACATTAGGAAGAATATCTGGTAATCCAAACATTGATATTGGAAAACCGGCAGCAGGAATGGGAGTCGATCAAGCAGAATTTATGAATTTTTCCGCTCAGATGGCAAAGAATCGTGGATATTCTACAGAAGCGTATGCCCTCGGAATGGGTAGATTTTCAGATAGTGTTCAGGGTGCTGCATTAAGATTGCAGGGGACTAAGCAAATGTATGGAGTAAGTGATGGGTCTTTGCTTGGATTTGATAAATTACAAAGATTAGATAGCAACAGAAGAGATACGGCCGGCGATATACAAAATTTAATTAAATACTTAAAACAAGAGGGGGCATTTGGTGCATCTGGGAAAGATATGGCCTCATTAGAAGAATTTATGCATATTCAGACTACCATAATGCAGGATCAGTCTAAGAGGCTTGAAAGCGTAAATACCAATTCAAATGCATCCGTCATAGCCTCCTTCCAGAGACTAGGTGGAACTTTCGCAAATCCAGTAACCGCAGGTGAAAGAATTAGCACAATGAATAATGCAATAGTTAATCCTGGAAACGATTTTAAGCAAGCAATGGTTTATTCTGCTTTAAGAAAACTTAACCCTGATGCCGATCTTTTCGACCTACAGAAGAAGCAAGAAGAGGGAATTTTTGGTGAAGGAACGCTATCTCAGGTTATGAAAGATTTAACCAATAGAGGAGGCAGTTCCGGCAATAAAAAAATAATGTTAAAAGAAATGTTTGGATTGTCGGCCAATCAATCGGGGGCATTGTTCGATTCATATCAAAAAGGAATGAATGAGGGCAAAGACCCTTTTGCAGACATAGCATCAAGAAATGAACTATTTAAAAAATATGGATTAACGCAAGACTCTCAATTTGTTGAAGGCGGAACTAGAATGACAGGAAGTATTGATAGATTGACGGCTAAGATGACAAATAGAGTTGCTCCACTTGGAGAAGGCTTAGTAAACAAGGGTGAGAAATATATTAATAAAATAGAGGATGATGGCCTTCTTTCAGGCGCTACCAGCATGGGGAAAGATATTGCGAAAGCTACGGGAGATGCTATAAAAGAAACTTTTAATAAAATAGATTTTAAGGGCTTCTTTGTAGATGGTCCAATTGAAAAATTTAATAAGTCAATAGAGGGTGATTTACAAACATTACAGGCAGGATTGGCTAGAATTGGAAGCTGGTTTAATTCCTCAAGCGCACCATCTGTAAATCCAACTTATGTACCTAAAAAAACAAAATAAATGGCAAACTATATTTATGTCACACATGATAAGCCAGAGATAAAAGATTTAGCAAATTTTATTATTCAGACTGATTTTGCATTAATTAAAAACTTTACTCCATCTCAACTTTTAAATTATAAAGATGATAATGGGGTAACAAATAAAGATAGAATATTTGAAAGATATACTTTAGAAGAGGAGAAAGATAATAAAAATAAGCCGGCGGGAGATTTATTGATAAAATATGGAACAATGGTTGCAGTTCCAAAAGATAATTTAAATAGAGATGTATTGTTTACCCAGGGTAATTTTTTGGTAAAAAATGATTCTGTAAGAGCTTTTATGGCCAGGGAGCTAGATAGACTATTAAAGGATCAAAAATATGTGCAGATAAATAAGTCAAATGATGCAACATTGGGGGATTCAAAGGACATGTATCCCAATGTTACTGTATGGATGTGGTGCAGAGCCTTAACAAATGAAAACAATTTAAATGGTACAATAATAGATTTGTCTCCATTCATTCAGAATATAAATACAAATGTTGCTGAAAATGGGGGCAATTGGGATTTGTCGTTATCACCACTTGTATGTGAAATAGGTGATGATGGAAGTTGGATAATAACGCCGGCATCCATTAAGCAATATAATGCTGGAAATTTAAGAGACAGTTATGTGTCCGAGGCAGGAATACATAAGACTAAAAATGGAAAGTTAAAAAGAAATCAATTTTTCTTTCATAATGTAATAAATGCAAATGATCTGATTTTTATCAGATTTGAAACTCTTGAAATAGAGGCAGAAAAAAGAATAAAGAAAAATAATAATTTTATCATATCTCCGCAAGACCTTCCCAATCAAATTTACGATATGATTGGATTAGTGGATCTTAATAGTATATCTTTCAGTCCAGAGTCAAATGATGTGGGAATAAGTGTTAGTGGAAGAGATCTAATAAAAGTATTGATAGAAGATGGTAGTTATTTCTTTCCATTAGAATTTGCACAGGGGGTTTTTTACAATACAGGAGATAATAAAAATAGAACTGATCTGGTGCAAAGAAGTATAGCGTCGGGGAATTTATTGACATTGAATGCATACATTGAGAGATCTATAAGTTTTTCTTTGCAATTTATAGTAAATCAGTTGGCCAATATTTCCATAATCCCAGATGAATTGTTTTCAGCTTATACAAATAGAAGTACTCAATTTAGATTGGATAATTCTGGAGATAATTTAAATCAAACCCAGGCCCCATTTAAAGAGCAATTAATGAGGGGAATTTGGCAAATTATTAAGTTAATAATTGATGATAGTGTAGCAAGTAGAAGAATAGTAGATAGCTCCATAGCTCAGGAGCAGGGCAGTATTCTTAATTCGATTAAAAAATTGGTTCAAGAACCTTTTGCAGAATTTTATACAGATACTATAGGAGATCAATTTTATTTTCAAGTAAGGCAACCGCCATTCAATGCTAAACTATTTAGGGCATTAATTTATGGAGATGTAAAGAATGAAGAGGCAAATATAAATTACCAGGGCAATAATTTTGATAGTAGGGGATTTGCAATAAATGATAGCAGAAAAGAGATCAAGATTGATGAAATTGGAACAAATTCAACATGCATTGACATTGAGGAATTAGACATACTTCAAGAGCAGTTGATGTTTAACGATGAAGAGGTTTATACCTGGTATAGATTAACTCCACAATCTGTTTTTTTTGGCGCTGGTTCCGAAATGACACTTGCTTTCCTCCCAGCAATCTATATACCTGAGTTGGTTGATATATATGGCGCAAAGCCTTATGACATTGTTTCAAATTATGTACCATATTCTCCTATAGTTGGGGCTCAACAAAAAGATTCATTAAATTATTTAGAGAAGCAAGTATTTTATGATTTAAAGTTTGTCATTGATTCAAAAATTTATCTTCCATTTACAAGAAAGGGATCTATTACTATTAATGGGGATAGAAGAATAAAAAGGGGCACAACAATAAGGCACAAGGGAACTGGAGAGATATATTATGTTGATGCTGTAAGTAATTCATATGCAATATCAGATCAAGTAATTGATAGAGTAACCACGCTTCAAGTAAGCAGGGGAATGGTGGAAGAATATGTTAAGGGCAGAAATATTTTAATTGAAGGAGAGCAGGTTTTTGTAAGTTATTTTGATATTATGAGAACCAATTTGTTGGAAGAATTTTTCATAGTTAGAAGTGAAGGGAATACTACAGTAAATACTAATGTGCTAAAGGATTGGGGCATAAATCAAAAAGTTCTTAATTTCTTCCTAGCCAGAAAACAATTTCGTTAAAAATGACTATATTTACTTAATGATAATAGAAAAAGCATCGGCTGGAAAACAATCACCATCATCTCCAAGATATACTTCTGGGTCAGCTTATATTACTATTCCGACGGAAGTGGATAGAGAACAGTTCATTCAACAATGTTATAGAATGAATAGGGTGTGTTTATTGACTGAAAATAATGAGTTTTTTAAAGATGTACCTATTGATAAATCTGCAATTCAAAATATAGAATTTCCTGAATCTGGTGGCGGCATAGGTAGTCCTGTTATTTGGGTTAATATAGAGCCCTATAATCAGGTTGTAATTGTTGCAGTTTTATCAAAAAATGATGAAACATTTTTTTTAAATGAAAAGAAATTTAAGTTAAATAAAACATTTGGAAGCAATAGTGTTGATATAACCGGCGATGGTGGGTCAGGTAATTTATTAATATCTCTTAATTCAGACAAAGAAGAGGGCGGATTATTAAATATTACCATAAATAATAAAAACAAGACGGGTCAATTAAAAATTTTCATAAATGGAAGTGGGGAAATTTATTGTACAGATTCTTTAAATATTAAAACAACTAAAAAATTAAATTTTGAAATTTCCGACATAAGTAAAGATGATAAAATAACAACTTTGACTTATGTTAAGGGGGAGGGTTTTAAATACAAAGATGAATATCAAAATAGTATAATTGCAAAAGACGGAGAGATTAATATAACATCTAAAAAGATAATTCATAATTCCGGCAATGAGCCAATGTTATTGGGCAATACCACTATTCAACTTATAAGTGATTTATTAGATCAGTTGGCAAAAGAAAGTGCCGGCCCTTATCCACTTCTGGGTCAAGCTCAATATACTATACTGAAACAAAAATTAGATAAATTAAAATCGACTAAATCTTTCTTAGAATAAAATGGCAATTAATCCAGCACAAATAAAGCAAGAAATTTTGAATCTGCTAGATAGTTCTGCACAACTAGATCCAAAATTAGCCAAAGAAGATTTTGCTACCAAGCTAACATCGGTGATAGTTTCAGCTATAACAAGCGCAACAGTGACAGTTCTTCCAGGAATACCTGTGGCAACAACAGGAAGTGCTGTAGCTCAAACCGGTATAACAACAGCGTCGGGAACAGGACAAATAAGTTAATTAATAAGTAATATGGCATTATTTTCAGACGTAGTTCAATCAGGTCCACTTAGAAGGTATACAGATTTATTAAACCAAGTCGGTAAAGCAACAGTAAATGCATTGTTTCCAAATGATTTTGAATATTATTGGTGCGCTTTAGAATTAACTAATTCAAGGGGAGATGTGGTTGATTACTTTTCTTTTCCAATAATGCCATCTAGTATGAGATACATGGAGACTGAAATTACAAACATTAAAAAGAGCGCCGGAGGAATTACAGCATTAAGTTCAACAACTTTTGTTCCGGTTGATATAAATTTCACCGGCAATTTTGGAAAAAGTTTTAAATTTTTGATAGGTAATTCTGAATTAAATGCTGCTGCATTTGCTTTCAGCACCCAAAATGGAAATTTTGATGTTGTAGATGCTATATCGTCAGCTAAAAAAGCTGTGTTTGATCCAAAGGTAAAAACTGGATATGGATGTACAAAAATCCTCCAGGCAATATATAGAAAAGCAAAGCAGTTAGATCAATATAATCAGCCTTTTAAATTGTACCTGTATAATCCCTCTATAGGGCAAAATTATTTGGTAAAAGCGGTAAATTTATCCTTAAGTCAAACAGGCAAGGAAGAAAATATGATATGGCAATATAATATCACATTTAGAGCGATTGCTCCACTGGAGGCAATTAAACCAGATCTTCAAAAATCTTTAATAAGGGGGCTGGCATTTGATATAATACAAAAAAAACTTACTAATGTAGTTTCGGTGCTTAAAAGATCAATAGGATAAAATGGCAAATATTAAATTTTCACAAGATATTGTTGATGAGTTTAACAGAATTACAAATGTAGATCTGTTGGATTTATTCAATAAATTTATATTGTTTATTGAATTCGATTATCAAAATATAGTAGATTACTACAGTGGATCAATTGATAAGCCAAGCTCTCAGTCTTTTAAGAATTTGGAAAATTTACAACGAGAATATAGAGGAGTCCTGCAAAAAATTCAGGAAAGCAGGGATAGTTTCACCTCATCAATATTTTGGGAAATATTGGATCAGGTTGAAGAAATATCTGCAAAATTAAAGACAATTGAAAACACTCCAAAATGGTTAAGAAGTTCAATTGGGAAAAATAATTTTAATCCAAATATACAAATTGATTATACTTTAAAGTATGGCCAAACTTTGGAGGGGGTTGAGAAAAATGTTATGAGTTCAACAGATCCAGATAATGAATGGGTGCAGCTTGCATTTGACAATGATATCAAGGAGGAAGATTATAATATAAATGGAGGCAACAGAATTAAGATAACATTGAAAAATGGATCTTTGTTCAACATTCAAAGTATTGTGGATACAATAACTGAAGCAGTAAATGTTTATGGAAGAGATATTGATAGAGTAATTACTTTTGAAAATGATGATATAAAAGTTTTGTCGGGGAAAGAAACTCTTTATCAAACGGTTGATATTTTGGCAAATCTAAGAAGAGGAGACAACCCAGAATTTCCAGAAGATGGAATTAATGAAAAATTTGTTGTTGGATCAAACATATCTGCAATACAGTTTCCTTCTTTATTTCGTCAACTGGCATTAACTTTTGCAAAAGATGATTCACTTAAAAATTTTACATTAATAAACATAGAGCAAAAAGATGATTATGTTGCTTTAGAATTTAGTGTTGCAACCAGATTGGATGAAGTTATTACACAGAGAATAAATATATGATTTTAATTTTTGATGAATATTATTAATATTCGGTCTTTCAAAGTTGTTTTGTTTTCTAAAAACCCCCTTAATTTTTTATTGGGGTTTTTTGTTTGTTTTTGTTAAAAAATGAATTAAATTTTTATTATATTTACAATTACGAATAGTTATTTTTAAAAAGATTGTAAATATGCTAATGATAATTTGTTGAAAACAAAGATAACCACTAAATCAGAGCTGAAAGAAATTTTTCTTGAGACACTTCTAAACAATACAGACGCTGTTTCTAAAATTGCTGATGATTCGGTAGTTGGTGGAATAGCATATGGCATAAGTGCAATTGGTCAAAAGGCATTAAAAGATATTGCATTATCTCTTTCTAAACTGTTTCCAGATGACGCTTTTGGCTCTCAATTAGATGAATTAGCTTCAAATTATGGAATTTCACCAAGATTCGGAGCTTCTCAAAGCTCAACTTATTTAAGAATAGCTGCAGATTCAGGAACACAGTATTTAAAAAATACTCATACATTTTCTGGTAATCAGGGATTGATATTTGAACTAGATGAAGATATTGAAGTTGGAGTAACAGGATACATATTTGCAAAAGTTAGAAGCATTGATAGTGGAGAGAAAACAAATGTTGATCCTCTATCAATAAATAAAGTAAATCCCATCCCATCTGGTCATCAGTATGTAATAAATGATGTGATGCCTTCCGGCGGAAGAAATGAAGAGCAAGATGATGTATTTAGAAAAAGAATAAAAGAGGGTGCTAATATTCTGGCCACTGGAACCCTGGCTCAATTAGAACAAATCTTTATTAAAATAAATAATAATGTATTGAGGCTTTTCTATCATGGAATAAACTCCCAGGGACAGCCAGTTATAGCAATATGTACTCAGAATGGAATAAATCTTTCCGGTTCAGAATTAGATGATATTTCTAACAAGGCTGAAAAATTTCTTTCATTAAGTGATTTAAGGGCATTTGGAACAACAACTTTTGGAATTAAGTTAGTTAACATAGAGTGGCAACCAATTGATATAGATTTTAGAGCTGATATAGGCCCATCATTCAATCCAGACGATGTAAGAAAAGATGTTCAAATAAGATCAAATAAATATATTGATTATAGATTTTGGGAGGCAAATATGAAGGTGGAGTGGGATAATTTGTTGCAAATCGCAAAAACATCTAGGGGAATGAGATATGTTCCAGATAATTATTTCTTTCCTAACAATGATGTGATTATTAGCAAAACAAAATTGCCTAGACTGAGAAGTTTTATAATGAGAGACTTGGATGGAAATATTATAGTAAATATTTCTGGGACACTAAATCCTTTTTTCTTTCCTAATGAGGCGAATGAAAATTTTATAAGCACTGTAATAAGTTCAATATAATGGCCGAGCAAAGATTATTAAGTACAAAAACTCAGGCAACAGTAAACGGAGCCAGTATATCAATTTTTACTTATTATTTTGCTGATGAGCTTCCAAATACGCTTGATATGTTTTTAGCCGACATTGCATCTGATTTAAATGGTGTTGGATATGCAGAAGGAGATCTGGTATTTGTATTAAAAAATCATCCATCTCAGATTAATTTCTTTTTAAATGAAGATGGAACAATAAGTATTGATGCCGCAGATGCAGCTCAGTATTCTATAAATAGTATGGGCGAATTAGAATATAATAAATTATAATGTCAGTAATCAATTTAGGTTTAATACAGGCAATCTTTCCTAGCAATACAGCTCCAGTAAATACTGCAATACTTTGGTATGATACAAACCCAGGTCAATTTGTTCATAAATATTATGATGTAAATACTGCAACATGGACTACACTTGCACCAGCATCAGGGGCAGCAACATGGGGGTTAATAGCCGGAACAATCGGATCTCAAACCGATCTTATTAATTATATAGCTGGACAGATAAATAATTTAAAAGGTTCCGTCCCAACAGCATTAAATACGCTTGAGAAAATAGCTTCAGCTATTAACAATAATGCAAATTTCTATACCGATATTTTAGCATTAATTACTGCTAAAGCCAGTACTACAGATCCAAGATTTCCTAGTTTAGATCAAAAAGCTGCATTAGCAGGAACTTCTGGGACTCCAGGAGCTTCTAATCCTTATGTAACTTATAATGATCCATCATTAACAAATGCAAGAGTCGCTATAGCTCATAAAGCAAGCCATGAAGCTGGTGGTTCCGATGAATTAACCGGCAATTTAAATGCAAATGCCAGAATAAGGGTTTTACTAGAAGGACTTTTAAAGGGAACAAGACGCGGCATAAATTTTATTCAGGGAGATGGAATAAGTATGTCAATCACAGATGATTCTGTGAATGAAAAAATAGATATAACTATCACAAACACTGGAGGCGGTGGCGGAGGAGGAGGCACTTATACAGATGAAATGGCTCAGGATGCAGTTGGAAATGCTTTAGCAGATACGAATTCTATAGCTGCTGCTTATACTGATTCTGCACCCTCATTTTCTTTCTCTCTAAGAAGAAAAACAACTGGTTTAAGTACCGATAAAATAGCACTAAGTGAAGATATTGATGGCATATTTTTGCAAGGTGGAACATCAGCAAATCAAGCAGCATTAGGCAATGATTCAAGATTTCCAACAACATCAGAAAAAGAGGCTTTAGTTGGAGATGGTAGTTTTGCTCCGAGCTCATCTAATCCATTCACCACAGTAAATTATGTTCTTAATGCACTTAATGGATTAAGATGGAAGCAGCCAGCAAAAGCAGCAACTGTTGCAAATATTACATTGTCTGGAGCTCAAACTATAGATGGAATAGCTTTAATAGCTGGAGAGAGATGTTTAGTAAAGGATCAAACTGATGCTACCCAAAATGGTATTTATATAGTTGCAGCGGGTTCATGGACAAGATCATTAGATTCTGACACCCCCTCAGAATTGTATGCAGCAGCAATATTGGTTCAAGAGGGTACAGTAAATGCAGATGGACTTTTTCAGCAAACAACAGATACAATTACTATTGGTGTTTCAAATATTGTTTGGACTGGATTCGGATCAGCAATATATAATACAGATGGACAAGGAATAGAGATTTCTGGAACAACAATTACTCTTGAAATAGATGGAAATTCACTTTCTAAAAGTGGATCAGGAATAAAAGTTAAATTAAAATCAGCTAGCTTAACTTCGGCAGAGGGTTTGATTACTGAAACTTCAAATGGATTGGTAGTTACTCTTGGGTCAGGTGCTAATGAAGCCGCTCCAGGAAATCATACTCATAATTCAGACCAAATAACAGAGGGGGCAACAAATTTATATTTTACTGCTGCAAGAGCAATAGCATCAGTTTTGACAGGATTGGCAGCAGCATCAGGCACATTAGCGGCTACTGATACAATTCTACAGGCGTTTAATAAGGTCAAGTATTTTATTGACAACTTTAATTCAACAACAAGAACAATATCGGCAACAACTGGATGGATATTTTCAGAATTTACAACTTTTACAAAGGGCATTGTATTAAGTGCTTTTACAAATTCAACTCCATCTGAGGGTCAAGTGTGGATAGAAGGATTTAAACTTAAGGCAAGAGTTAATGGTGTTACTGTTACATTATTGGATTCTTTAGGTAATTTAAGTGAATTAAATAATATCCAGACAGGAAGACAAAATATAGGATTTGATTACGAAACTGCAACTGTTGCAATATCTTCTAATATTGCAACATGGGACTTTTTGCAATCAGGAGTACAAAAAGCAATTGACACTATAGATATATCTTCCATTTCAGCAGATTTTGCTTTAAATATATCCAATTCTGGAATAACTGGTATTGCAAAATTAACAAAGAATACTGCAAGTGCCGTGACAGTTTCATTGGGTGGAGCAGGATTAACTCATAAAGATTCTGAAACAACTATTTCAGCATTAATATTACCGGCGGGAGCTATTGGGGATGAATATTTTCTTACTTTCTATAGATTTGGATCTAATATTTATTGGATTACAAGAGATGGCCAAATAGTTCAGACATTAAGTTATTCAACCACAGATATTCCTAGTGTTGGATTATTGAGATCAGAACTTGATCTTAGATTCAAACAAGGTGGCAATACTTATGGTGCAGCAATAAGTTTTGGAACATTAGATGCTAATGATGTTGCTTTTTTTGTAAATGGAACAGCGAACGAAAGACTTATATTACAATCTACTGGAGCAAGATTGACTGGAGCCGTAACATTTAGAACCACAGGATCAGTTCAAACATTTAATATATCAAATACTGGCCTTGCAATATTTGGTACAGGTTCAGCGCATAGCACATTGCAGTCAGGTGGATCTTTTGCCAAATTCTTAAGAAGTATTTCAGCATTAAGAACATTAGATGCTACTGATTGTATAATACTTGCAACTGGAACATATACAGTAACTCTACCAACAGCAGTTGGAATAAGTGGTAGGCAATATATGATAGCAAATGTTGGAACTGGAGTAATATCAATAGCAACCACAAGTTCTCAGACAATAAATGGAGTAACGACAGATTCTCTATTTACTCAGTATGCTTTACTTGTATTGATATCTGATGGGGCAAATTGGATCATCCAATCCAGATCTGTGGTAGTTAGAAAAAGAAAAGCAACTGCTATAGATTATACAGTAGTGGTAAATGAAGTTATGCAAAATGGAATTGTGGCAGTTACTGATACAACCGCAGTTAGAACAATTACATTGCCAGCAGCCAACGCAGTTAGAGAAGGATTTGCCTTTTCAATAAAAGATGAATACGGCACAGCTGGAACAAATAATATAACAATAGCAAGGGCTGGATCTGATACAATAGATGGAGCTACAAGTGCCTTAATAAATACCAATTATGGATCAAGAGATTTGTATAGTGATGGTATTTCAAAATGGTTTATACTTTAAATATGGCATATTCAAATCATTTAACAAGAATAAGTAAGGTCGGTGTAGATGCTAAGGTCTTAGCAGATACTTTAATTACAATTACTGAAAATGGAACTCAAAAATTTCATCCACTATTTGTCATTTTTAAAGTATCTTCTGGGTCTGTAATTACTTTGGTTCCTACTATTTCTATTGGAACAAATTCAACTAGTTATGATAATATAATTCCTGCAACATTATTAACTGGATTAATTTCAGTAGATAAATATATTAAAGCAGATATAATTGGAGTCATAGATGCGGTTTCAGCTAATACTAGTATTTATTGTAAAGTAACTGGAATAGCAACTGCTACAACTATGGTGGTTGATGTACATATTTTTGGATATTATAATTAAATTAAATGGAAATATTAGTAGATATAAGTGACTCCCAAGTAAGTGGGATTAAAAGAAAAGTAAAAGTAAGAAAGTTTACACTTCAATTAGAAGATGGAGACGAGTCTCTACAAATAGAGGTGGAAATCTTTAGATATAAGAACGAATCGGGAGAATATGGAGATCAAATACCATTCTCACCAGAATATCCATCTTTCAGAAAGACATTTGCAGCTTCAGACTTAGATAGACTTAATCCAGAAACTGGAGATCTATTAGGGAGAGGAGATTTAAGTGTTGGAATTGGTGAATTTACTGCTACAATTGCAAAGGTATCAGAGACATACGATGGAATACCGCCCCTTAATGTAGTAATAGGATTAATAGTCCAATCAGTTCAAGTAGCAGATCAAAGAGGAAGATTTAACGAATAATATGACGTTTTTACTTGGAAATATAGCTAAGAAAAATAGAGGGGTAAAGTTACCCATGATAAAAACATGGCCAATTATATTCAATGGAACATCTCAAAAAGCGAATGGAGTCAATGCTGTTGCTGGATTTGATATTAGTGGATTTATTTCTACTAATTCAACAATTACCTTTATAATTATTCCTAGTACTAGAATAGTTGGAGCCTCTTCAATAGCTAAGACAATTTTAGAATTTTCAAACTTATTAAGATCAAGTGTTCATGGAATATATTTTGGAAATGTAACTGCTGGACTTACATCTGAAGTTTTCACATTATTAAGCACGTCAAATGGAGGAACTGTAACAGTTACAGGATTTGTAGCTCCGACAATACTAGAGGTAGGATTTTATGTAGTGTCTCTTGCAACTGATTCTTCTGGGACCAGTATAATCATAAATGGTAGTGCTGCAACAACTACATCTGGAACATTAACAAATGTGATTAATGGACCAACTGAATTGGGATTAGATAGACTTTATATAGGATCTACTTCAACTAGTGCCAATTTTGGAGATTTTACATTAAGAGAATTATCATTTATGAGTAGAAAGCTATCCAACGCAGAAGCGATTTCTTTACATGGTCAATATTTATCAAATCCATCCATAAGTGTAAAAGGACTTTCACTATATTCTGATGCTAATTTTGTTGAATTATATACAGGCGAAACTTTAGGAACTACAACATTGCTTGCATCAAAGTCAAGTACTAGAAATTTAATATTAACAGGATTTTAGATTATGGGAGTAGGACTACCTTTAGCAAAATATGATTTTGGGCAAGGAATTATTTGGAATGGAACTAATCAATATGGAATAATTACAAATATTGCTGGAGCTACATTCCCCAAAACTGCATTTAGTTTTATTTGTTGGTTTAGATTTGTTCTTCCTCACAAATCTCCATTAGGAGGATTTTTTACTTCAAGAGACACGAACTCTTCCACTCCTTATGTTAGAGTACAACATTCTTTTGTGAGCTCTATACAATCTTCAATCAGCTTTGCAACAACCAATCCAGGATATACGTTAATTATTCCAGGCGGAGTCAATACAGCAATACATCAACTTGGAATAACTTATGATGGCACTACAGCAAGATATTATTTTGATGGTGTGCTAATAGATAGTGCAGCAAAGAGTGTGTCTGATTTTCCAAATAATTTTTACAATGTAAGCGAAGTTGGTAGAGATGGTTTGACATCTGGATGGGAATCTAGGGGTGTTTTTGGAGACATGAAGTTAATCAACTTAACAATCACAGATGCTCAGATAAAAGAAAATTTTAATAATGCAAAAGGTAGTAATAATTTAGATATATTGGCAGCTTCTTCATTAACATGTTCGTTTTGGTATCAATTTAATGGAAATGGAGACGACAGTAGTGGCAATAGTAGGCATTTAACACTACAAAATTCACCAACTTATGAAACATTCAATTAAATGAAGGGAGCAAGCAATAAATATGATTTTGGGCAAGGTATAATATTGAATCGTGCTTCAACTATTCAATATGGAACCATTACAAATATAAATGGAGTAGTAATTCCAACATCTGGAACTATTGTTTGCTGGGAGAGATTTGACATTAAAGTTTTCAATACTTCTCCAAACGTCGGATTACTTGTTTCTAGTACCGATAATGCACTATCTAATTTAATTGGGATGTCAATTAAATTAAACACATCTTCAAATCAGCAAGCGGCAATACAATTTTTTTATTACAATTCTGCTGGTACTCAACTTTTAGGGGCTTCTAGGGACAGTGGTGAGTTTGTAAGAAATACTGCAATTAATTGCTATATAATAACCTATCGACAGATATCAGGCAATACAGAATTTGCAATTTATGCTAATGGTGTGTCTGTTGGTGGTGCTACTGTTTCTTCAATGGTAGATAAGCCTTCAACATTCTCTAACTTAGCTTATGTAGGATCAGATAGACTTTCTGCTGGCAGATATGCTCCTGGTGTGATGGGAGAGATGAGGTTTATTAGTAGCTACATAACAACACAACAAGTAAAAGATCACTGGAATAATGGGAAGGGGTCAAATAACTTAGATTCATTAACACATATTTTTGGGTATAAATTTGAAGGAAATGGAAATGATTTTTCTGGAAATTCAAGAACTCTAACATTAACAGGTGTGCCAACTTATGAAACATTTAATTAAATTATGTCAATATTAATTTATTTAATAAGATCAATGTATTCAGTATTCTCAGGAATAAAAGATGGAGTTTTATGGGGGAGAAAGGGGGCGGATTCTTTTAAGATAGATGAACATAAAATATTTTATGGAGAAAGAGCTTCAATTTCAATTTTAATAGTTTTAATAGCTTTGGGCTGGTGGTTAAAGTTTTTAATTCCTTTAGATTTAATATTGTGCGAGATCTGTTATTTGATTTCATTTCCATTTTTTCACAATAGTTCATATTATGAATCCAGAAATAAAATAGATAATGCTTATAGGGGGTATTGGAGTGATTCTACAACATCAACAGCAGAATGGAATTTTAATTTTAAAACAAGAGTCATATTATTTATATTTTCACTTTTAATTTTAATAACTTATGAAATTTTTAAATACATTATTTGGTAATATTTATATATGGATAACACTTTGGCTAGTAATTCCAGGTATAATTGGAACAATAGCTGAATTGAATGGAAATAAATTGGTAGTAAAGTTGACAATATTGTGGGCAGCATTAGTATGGTCTTATGGCGTTTTTAGAAGATGGAAAAATAAATAAATTAATAAATAGCTATGGAAATAACATATCATCCAAAAGGAACTACTGGCTTGAGTTTGGGGTACATAAAATTTGTACCAAATGGTTATAATGGAATTGAAAAATTGCCCATTATCTTGTTTTTTCATGGAGTAAGTGAAAAAGGAGATGGGACAATTGGAAGCTTAGATAAAGTGTGTAACATTGCATTGCCTAAGTTGCTTAAAGCGGGTCAAAAAGAGTTGAAGGCTATCGTAATTTGCCCCCAACACTATTCAGGCTTTTATGCATTTGATAGAGCGAATTTAGAGGCTAACGAAGTAAAGCCAGTTTTAAATTATATTAGATCTTTGCCAAATGCTGATTTAAATAGAATTTATGCAACAGGATTAAGCTCAGGATCTAATGCGGTCATACACTCCGCTTTTTATTATCCAGAATTAATTACTGCAGCATGGGCGGTGGCTATTCAATCAGCTTTTATGCCTTTTAGAAAAGATTTAAAAGGATTTCCAGCTTTATTAGTTTCAAACGAAGGAGACAATCCAGCAGTATTGCAAGGAACAATAACAGCACTTCAGCAAGTTGAAGCTAATCTCAAAACAGATATAGGAACAGGAACCTCGCATAATAGTTGGGATAGAGCTTATGGTACAGAACTTAATTACGAATGGTTGTTTTCTCAAAGTAAACTAGGTCCTCAGTACATTAATGTCACTACTGCATTAGATTTGCAAATAGAGAATTGTAGGGATACTATAATTAAGGCTCAATCTCTATTAAGTAAATTATTGGAGATAAGAAGCGGGGGAAATATATATACAAAGAAAATATAAATATTAAGTAATTAATTAGGAGCTCTTCTGGCTCCTAATTAAACAAACAATTTTTTAAATTTTTATTAAGTTACTTAAAAAATAGCTATATTTGTTTTAATGAAAAAGATTCAAGATATAGATATAGAGCAAATAGCATTGAATTTTAGTTTAACGTTTAAGCAAGTTAAAACAGTTCTCTTAGTAGAAGCGCAGGGGACCGGATTTTTGCCATCTGGCAAAGTTAAAATTCTATTTGAGGCTCATCATTTTTCAAAATTAACAAATCATATATATGATAAAACCCATCCAGATATTTCCAGTTTAAAATGGAATAAGAATTTATATAAGGGGCCGGAAGGAGAATGGTTAAGAATTGAAAAGGCAAAATCTTTAAACAAATCGGCAGCATTAAAGTCAGCTAGTTGGGGTCTTGGCCAAATCATGGGATCTAATCACCTAGCTGCGGGATATAAGACAGTAGAAGAAATGGTTGAATCTTTTTCAAATAGTGAATTTGATCAATTAAAGGGAATGATGAATTTAATAAAATCAAATTCATCCATGTTCATAGCTCTTAAAACTTTAGATTGGGCCAAATTTGCGAAACTTTATAATGGCGAATCATATAAAGTCAACAAATATGATTTGAAATTAATGAATACATACGCAACAATTAAATAATTTAATACAGTGTTTAAAAAAATTAAAGACAACTTTGATATAATTTGCAAAATAGCTGGAGGAATAGTGGCTATTTTTGTCACTTATAGCACAATAACCTCTGCAATTGCAGTAGCTCAATCACAATTATCTTCTCATGAAATGAGAATTGAGGAAATAAAAAGAGAGGTGAGGGATGATAGAAAGAATGTTAGAGAAGATCTAACAGAGATAAGAAAAGATATTAAAGAAATATTAAAAGAGGTTAAAAAATAATTAATTGATAATTGGAAATAAATCTACTGAGTTCGGCGATGTATTTTTAATACAAGCAGATATTCCCATTGTTGGATTAATAGGAACTGTCAGCTATGTTGATGATACAATAGGAGAAACACTCACTAGATTTTTTATTAAGCAATTTAGATATTCGGTTGATAGTATAAATTATACTTCTTGGATAGAGCTTACAAACGATAACCTATCTAGCATAATTGTTGCTTCCAATGATACATTTTTTATAGATTATAAATATACCAGATCGGGTTCAGATTTTACTGGAGATTTATATTTTAATTCAATAACTTTAGATGGTGAATTTTTAGAACCATCATGCGGAGAAATATATAAGAAAAGTATTTTCGCAGATTTTTTTTCTTGCCATGATCCAGAAGTTGTTGGATGGGCGATAAATGTAACAAATAAAATTTATTCAGGAATTGTTCCAAAATATATTACAAGGGGGGCAACCGGAAATATTAATGATGATGAGGATTTTATAGATCTATTTAAAAGCATATCCTGGTTTTTTGCTTATCATGTAATTTATGCTAGGAAATTTGAATTTTTCAAAAATTATGTAGATTTATTAATAGATTATCTTAAGCAAAGAAATATGATAATCTGCCATGATGAATTGCAGATAGATTTGCTTTATATTCTGCAACATTATTATGATGAGATTAGACAGAGAGGCACTATACAAATAATTAGGCCTAAGAGCGACACAAAATCTGTAGATGGAGAATTATTGAGGCTTATATGTTATAGTCCCATAGATGAATTTTTATTCACCATTAGTAGACCGGAATTAATAAACTGGAATGTGGACACATCTAGCCCACTTTATTTAGGAACTCTGTTTGATAATATGCTTATCAAGGGCTACGAGACAACAGAATCTGTAGAAGATATAACAAATTATCCATTAATAAATGATTCTGATGTAAGTGTTATAGATGAAAGTGGAATAAATGTAATAAATATTAATGGGTCCATGTCGGGAAGTGGAATAGGATATGAGGAGCCCTTTGATACTGACAAATGTATAAAAGTAGATATTGGATTAAGTTATGAGATAACCCTATGGATAAAGCAAGAAGACATCGCTCTTGAAAATATAACATTTAGAATAAAAGCATTTGATGAAAATGAAAATATAGTAGATTTGGAAAGTCCCGTTACCGGATTGTCACTAAATAATTTTTTTGTAGAAAAATCTTTAAATCAATCAGATAAATATTATTTTATAAGGGGCATTATTTATGCCAACAATAAGCCAAATATTTCTTCAGAAGAGGCAAGATTGAATATAGGATTTGGGTCAAATCTTAGATTTAGAGATAATGTTAAAAAGATACTTCCAGAGCTAGTAATAAAGACGGTATAATTATTAATATTGTAAAAATTTGCTTATTTTTATATAAAATTAATAAATTATATTGGCTACCATAATAAAAGATTTCAAAGTAAGACCGTTAGATAGAGAATTTTCCACAGGATTTATTCAATCGGGCCCTTTTATTATTAATTGGTTAAAGAACAATAATCAAAATCTCACAAATGAACAAATTGAGGAGATTGAAAGAAAATATTTAATACCATACAATAGCACTAAGAAAAATATTTATTTGTAAAATGGGAAGAGTTAAATTTTCAAGCGGAAGTTTTATAGGCAAAACAGAATTACAGAAATTGGTAAATTCATTGGATATAGATGGATTTAGAAAATTTGCTTTAAATAATACTGCTAAATTTGGGTTAATAAATAACAATATTGATGCATCATTTGATAACGGCAAAATAAGTCTTGGAACAAATGCATTGACAATTAAGCATTCTGACTTGCTTGCAATTAATGTAAATGGCCAATTTATTATAAAATCAGCTACAGACAATATTTCTGTTCCTAATGATGGTAATTTTTATTGGATAAAAATAAAATATCAAGAATCTTCCGAAGAAGTCGGAACATATTCTATAGATTCTTCTGGAAATCTTACTGGAGTAGGTACAAGTATGTTGGAATTTAGAGGTCAGCCCAATCTACCAACCAGAATAAAGTTCACAAACGCTTCTCTAAATACATTAGAATATGATGTATTGGAGGTTCTAAGTAATACAAGCGCAGTACTTCAGGGAGAATTCAGTTCAGAATCAGATTTAAAGGTATCCGTAATAGGAACATTTACCCCAGGCATGGTTCCATCATCAGATGATAAAAACATATTTCAATATGATTCATGTATATTGTCATTAATTGCCGAAACAACTTTAAATACAAGGCCGGTAGCCATAGAAAACGAAGAATTCTTTTTAGCAAGGGTTAAAGTTATAAGTGGTCAAGTTGTTATAGAAGACAAGAGAACGGAAATCTGGCAAACTAGATCAGAATATTTTGTAAGCAATATAGATAAAGTAGCCAATCCATTAGCTGGAGTAGAGAAAATAGTTTTTGATCATATCGCATCTACTAGGGATAAAAATATAGTATATGCAGCCTGGGCCTTCAGAACAACAAATTGGACAATAGATTCTAATTTAAATAAAATAGCAATCTCAGCCGGCTCCGGCGGAAGATATAAATCTACTGCTGATTTTATAAATGGAAATTTTGATGGCTGGAGAGTTTATACAAAAGATGGATCATTTAGTAGAATCACATCTAGTGTAAAATCCTTTTCTCAGATAAATTTAATACTAGACATAATTGATGTTGATAAATATTCAGATCCTTCTCAGGAGCTCATAATATGTCCAGATGTAGAAGAAATTGAATTTGTATGTACTCCAAATGTTTCTGATAATATAGAGTTACCAGCTCTGAAACAAACATTCCTTATAAATGAGGGGTTTGGAAAAATCTATTTATTGGCCTATAAAGATCCAACCTGTCTATATAATATTAAGTACAGATATAAGAATAATAATGAATATTCTAATTTATTTTCCCTTATATCGGATTCGGTTGGATATTATACTGAGGATTCATTTAATTCTGACGGAAGTCTTAAAGATATATCTGAAAGAGTTTTATATCCATACATCTCTAGTGAAACTGATGGATATATTCAGTTAACAATTAGTGCTACCGCCTATTCAAAATTTAAAACAAAGGTTGATAGCGGAGATGTGTTTGGAGTGCAAACAAGACAATTAAGCAACGATAATCCAGTTGTTCAAGTATTCGTAGGAACAACCCCACAATATCAGTTAATAGATGGGTCAATTACATTTACAGCCGATCATTATATTAATTTAAATACATTAGGGGCCATTAATGGAAATAGTTTTATATTAGATTTTAGAAATGCTATAAATTCTGGATCATTCTTTTTACGAATAGTTCAAGGATATGTTAATTCTGGAAATACGGGATCAACATTAATAACTTTTGATTCATTTTTTATTGCTCAAGCCCAGGCGGGGAATCTATTAATAAAGTGTGTTTACGATGGAACAAATTGGAAACTATTTCCACATGTTTCAATTAAGCTAATCGATCTTGATAAAAAAGTTGACAAATATATTCCATCATCTAATGCTAATGATTTTACGGTAGCCGGCTTTACATTTTGGGATGGTTCTACACCAAATGCACCAGACACAGGACAATATCATGTAGTTTCAAGTTTTCTAACCCCCGATTATGGCTTTCAATTAGCAAGAAAGATAGGCAGTGGAGATAATTTATTTCATAGATTAAAAAACGCTGTTTTGGGCGGATGGACATCGTGGATCCAGATATTGGATAGTGATGACTATAATGTCTTAAATGAAGCAATACTTCTTAAAGCAGACATCATTCAACCAGCATGGATTTCTGCAACAGTAGGGGGAACATTTACAGGTACTGCAAAATATAGAAAAGAGCAAAGTGGAAAAATTACATTACAGGGGAATGTAAGCTATACTAATTCAGGAAGTGCTGTAGCTTTTACATTGCCAGTTGGACATAGGCCTCTTTCAAATACATATTTTGTCACCTATGATTTTGTTAACTCATTACCTCAAGCTGTGGTTGTTGGAAGCAATGGAGACGTAACACTAATATTAAGTGGATCAGTAACAAGTGAATCTTCTGATTTATCTTCAATATCTTTTTGGATAGATTAAGGCAATTTAGGTGAAACATATTGATTAGTAGCTATGTGCTGAGCCTCCATTTCAGAGTATGATTTAAAATAATTTTCTCTTGAAGGTTGAATTATCCATCTAACTGTTGATACATAAATTGGTTCTACACACAAATATTTTCCAATAAATTTATAAGAACCATATTTATTCATAAATTTAGAATTAGTTTTGTAAGTTAAATATAAATAAATTGAATTTTCTCTTTCTTGTAGAGAATGAATGTATTCGTGAGTTGTAACTTGATGTACATTTGCTAAATGACCCTCATTTACTATTATACTCCCTGCTTTATGTCTTCCATTAAAATCTAACTCAGCATATTCAGGATTAGAAATAAAATAAGGTGTTCCAATTAATAGTGATTTTTTTATTGAGAGTTTTCCATGAAAAAATAATTGTATAAATCTATAACTTCCTTCTGCTTTAAGTCTAAATGAAGGAGATAGGTTTTTTGTATTAAAAGACATTCTGATTGGTCCATAGTCCATAGTCCAATCTTCTAAAAACCCTCTGCCTGTACTTGCATTTTCCACAATAGATGCACCTGTAGTGTGTATAAGCTTACCTGCCCAACCATAACCAAAGCTATTATATCGAAAGTCCGAGCGAAACATAGATGTTATTTGATCATGTTTTGTTGCTTCAATTTTTATAAGGGCAGAAGTTCTTTTCCCCGCATACATTAATGTGCCTCCTATACAACCCTTATAGAATCCCTTAATAAAAGCTTTAGTTGTTTTTTCATGTTTGGGTTTATTTATTGCAGCTCCTATTCCTCCATTTATTCCACCGAACAATATATTATAAGCTATTATTTGTCTTTCCTGTTGATTAAAAGACTGAGAAAAGCAGGAAAAATTTAAGGAGATTAATAAAATTATTACTATCTTTTTCATTTTACGATCTTTATTATTTATACTTATTTAATAATTAATGTAACCATTAAATGATAAAAGTTTTTATAATATTTTAAATTACTTAATTATTTTCAAATAATAAAATAAATCGCTACTTTTACTTAAAATAATTTAATAAAAATGCCAAATCTATATACTATTCTTAAACAGGGCGAAGATAGCGTTGCCAGTATTCAAATTCTTGACAAAAGTGGTGTAGCAGTTGATTTAACGGCTGTGCCAAATATAAAGGCATTCATTAAAGTGAATGGTGTTGAGCAGTCAAAAAGGTATGCGCTAAATCCGAGTACGGGTGTTGGTACATTAACTGTTAATGGAACAATTGATAATCAAATAGATATTGTTTTGGAAAGAGAAGAGACCGCATCTTACCCAGAAGGAATAATGAGAGCGATAGTGCTTGTTTCAGAAACAGATGGCACTTTTGGAGACGGAGATAAGGTGACTGAATATAGTGCCAATATTGGAAAGGTGTTGATCGGAGAAGGAAAATCTGAGCCACTTCCATAATGAAACTAACTGTAGGATCTAAGATAAAATTTGAGGAGACTGATTATCAGTCTCCCAACAATTATTTAGTAGCTAATGATATAATAGGATCATCCTCTACAGAATATAATAAATTTATACTTGGTAGAGTAGATTATAGATCTTTTTCTATTAAATATGGAGCAAGCTTCAGTTTAAATGTGTTTGAAGCATTAAATATTGACGCTTCAAAATTGGCATATCTATACATTCAGATCTATGACTCCAATTCTGAAAACTTTCAGAAAAATGATATTAAATTTTCCTTATCGGTAAATACAGTGTCGCTTGGAAAAATGTCACAGTATCAAATGATTAATGTTGAAAATTTTGATGGCACAATAGAGATAGATTCTGTAACAATTCCAACTTTAACATCAAAGGCCGTACTAGTTATAGCAGCAGGAGAAAAATAATGATAAAATTTTATTATACAAATTCGTCAGGAGCACAAACAGATCCATCTATTTCAATAGGTGGCCACATAAGTACTTCTGAGATACCGGATGAATATTTAAATAACTTATTTACTGATGTCACATTAAAAGATATTGGAGATAAAACCAAGCAATGCCGATGTATAGCATTAAAGAATACTGGACCCGATATTGCAAATTTAAAATTATATTATGAATACCTTCCAGAATCTCAGGCAAAAATAGAAATAGGATTAGCTCACACAACCGCAAGTGAATGTGGCCCATATTTTGAATTGCCAGTTGGCCAAGGTATTTTGCCACGTTTTGTCAAATTTTATGATGCCGATGTTAATTTTGAATCAGCAATAATAGACATCAATATACCTCCAACAAAGGGGCAAACAGTAAATATTTATGATGGATCTTTACTTATATATTCAATACCATTCACTTTAAATTCTCAGGTAGACAAGTATCTTGATTATATTGTGTCTAAATTCTCCAATGAAAATTATAAGATTGAGAAAGTATTATTAGAAGATGCAGAGAGGCAAGTATTAAAAATTACTAAATTATTGTTGGGTGTAGAAGAAGGTGGAATTATAAGTACAAAAATAAACATTGTTAATATTGCTCCAGCAGTGCCTCTTTTGGGATTAATAGATAATAGTATAGAGGTGGAAGATTTTAAATCTGGAACATATTTGGGGCTTTTTATTAAAAGAATTATTGAAAATAATGAAACTATTTTATCAAGCGATTTGATAGAAACAGGTGTAAGATTTTACTTTGAGTATTAAAAATATTATAAAAGTTTTTCTTAAAATATTTTTTTATTTAAAAAAACTTTTATAATATTGTATCAGGTTAATAATTAAACTATAAAAAGATCGTAACAATGGAAAAGAACGCAGCTATTAATTCAACAGACGTAAGACCAATAACAAGAAAAGATTTATTAATGCTTGATCCTGCTCTAATAATTGCGGATGAAAGTTTTAACGTTCGCCAAGATTATGGTGATATTGATGAGCTAAAAAATTCAATTATAGAAAACGGTGTTAAGCAACCATTAAGGGGATTCAGAGAAAAGGATGGCGAAAAATTCCGACTTACAGATGGATTCAGAAGATATACCGCAGTGATGAAGGCAATAAGTGAGGGAACATTGATTAAGAAAGTTCCTTTTATTTTAGAAGAGCGGGGTTATACTAATGAGCAAAGATTAGTAGATATGTTTGTTTTAAATTCTGGAAAGCGTCTTACTCCACTTGAAGAAGGAGATCTATTTTCCAGATTAGAGGCGTACGGATGGGCAAGAAAAGATATTGCAAGAAAGATCGGTAAAACAGAGGCTCATGTATCAAACATGATACTTGTCAGCAAAGCTCCAAAATTTGTAAAAAATCAAATCCTGGAAAATGTAATGAGCGCAACCACTGCCTCAGAAATAATGAGATCTGCAAAAGATGAAGACAGACAAAAAGAAATCATAGAAGAGGCCAAGGAGAATGCAAAAAAAGAGGGAAAAGACAGGATAACATCAAAGCACGTTAGTGTAATATCAGATAAGAAGAACGAAAGAAAGGTTTCTCATATAGTACAGCTTTTGAAATCAGTACAGAAAGATATTGCCGGAAATGATAATGAGAGAATAGAAACATTTAATAATGTCGTAATGTATCTTGAGCAAGAGGTTACATTAAGAGAATTAAAAAACTATCTTACTTACAGAACAACATCGATCAAATAAGAAATTATTATCAGCTATGGAAAAGTTATTGGCCGGCCATAATTTATGGTATCCGGCCTTAACTAAATACACTAATAATGCAAGAAAAAGAGAGGGAAATTAAAGAGCATATAGGAATTTTATATGAGTACTTTTTTGTAAAGATGACTGGATGGAAGAATTACAAATTTAGACCATCAGATAATCAGGAAAAACAAATTAGTAACTTTGTAAAACTACTTCATAAAAATTATCATTTACTTAGCATAGGTCCAAATTTTTTAATTGATTACTATACGTTTCAGTTTAAATATTGGTCTGAGCTAGATACTAGATTTGAAGGGAAGGTGATGTTAAATTGGGTAGTTGGCAAGAAGGCACTGGATAGATGGGACAATAAGCAGTCGAGCTGGAATTACTTTTTACAGGAATTTATTAAGAGATTTAATATAGATAAAGATATTTTAGTTGCTAAATTGAATGGAGTAAAAATTGTTAATAAGATTCCTCTTCAGGATATTGAGAAGCTAAGATTTTATAATACAGAGCGTGGTTTTGTAAATTGTATAGAGGTGACAACTTTATACAATCATAGATCTAAGTTGTGTATTTTTTGCAAGTTTAAAAAAGATTGTAAAAAGCTTAAATTAGGTTAAGTGGATAAATTATCTGGTCACTTTCTGGAAGAACTGTATAAATCGTGTCTTCGGTCAAAGGATATATTAGAAATTTGCATTAATCATTTAAAATATGAATACCTCCCTACAGAAGAGTATAAAAAAATATGGAAGCTAATTTCTAATTCTTATGAGGTTAACGGCACTTTGTCCTCTGTTGGTACTTTGGGTCAGGTATTCGTAAATGATGCAGATACGCTTCAGTTAATTGGCAAAATAAAGCATGCTGAAATAGTTGAGAAAGATCTATTGATTTCTAATCTTGAAGATTTTCTGAAACAATCAATGCTGAAGACAAGAATTTCGGAAGATGCAGATGGCAATGGGGGATTTGCTAAAGTTTGGGAGAAATCAAAAGAAGAGGGGTACAAACTTATTCATAAATTAAGTGAAGATCTCCAGGCATTCTCTCTAAAAAGAGAATATTATGAAAAGATATTTGACAACTTTGAAAAGAGATCTCTTGAAAGAAAGTCAAATATGGATAGCCATAAGATCAGTAATGAAAAGCTTCCATTTGGCATAGAGGAGATAGATTTTTTAATTGAGGGGGGCATAAACGTTACAGATACAGCTTTATTTCTGGGGGGATCAGGTTCTGGTAAAACTAAGCTCTTGAGGCATATTGGTGTGACAGCAGCAAGATTGGGCAAAAAAGTATTACATCTACAGGCGGAGGGGTCAAAAGAAGAGACATTGCGCGGTTATGATTCCACGTGGACAGGATTAAGTAATCATGATATAGATTTTTGCAAAATAGATTCCAAGTTAAGTGAAAAGCTAAATAAAATTGTTAGAGATCTGAAAGCCGGCGGCGGAGAGATATATGTGCATGCATTTGAACAGTTTGGAACTGCAACAATGGCAGATGCGAGAAATATATTAATTGAGGTTGAAAAAAATCATGGAAAGATTGATTTAGTTCTTTTTGATTATCTTGAATTATTTGATCCATCGAACGGTATAAAATACAAGCCACAGGATGAAAGGTTTAGAAGACTTGCAGTAGGGAATAAGATGAAAAATTTGGCAGTTGAAGGAGTTACTAGGGTAGTTGCAGTAACCCAGGCATCCTCAGTAAATGAAGAATTATTAAATGATGCAAAATATAAAATGACCAGATATAATGTTTCTGAATGTAAGGGTATAGTTCAGCCATTTAGTTATTTTATAACTATTAACCAGACCAGAGATGAGCAAAATGAGCAAATAATAAGGCTATTTTGTGATAAGTTTAGATTTAATAAATCTGGACAAACTGTAAGAATTTGTACTAATTTTAAGAAAGATAGATTCTTTGATAGGGCAAAAACAAGGCTTCATTTCTTTGATCCATTAAAGGGGGAAGAGCCGGATTAATTTTCATTAAGTAACTTAAAAAATAAAATTTATGAAAGAAACAGAAGCTTTAATTATGGTTGGGCTTTGCATATTGCAGAACGCCTCATTCACTCTGGTAAGCAGGGCCAGAAATAGCGACAATATTGCATATCACGCTATAAGTGCAGTATTGTCAAATGGCATGTATTTATTAGTTTTCCGCCAGCTTCAAATGAATTTAGATGAGCCATTGGTTCAAGTTGGATATCTAATTGGAGCAGTTTTAGGTAGTATTGGAATGCATTATATTGCAATGAGGTTTTTTGAAAAAAAGAAGCCACTACCATTAGTAAATTCAAATAAAAAGCCTGGAGGATTAGTATAATGGCAGTAATACTTGTTGATTTTGATGGAACATGTGTTAAGCATGCATTTCCAAAATTAGGAGAAGAAATTGGCGCAGCTCCAGTTCTTAAAAAATTAGTGGATGCCGGACATAAGTTGATTTTATTTACAATGAGATGCGATCACCCAGAAAATTTTGCCGCAAGCTCAACCGATCCAGATATTCATTTGTATATAGGGGAATATCTAACTCAGGCAATTAGTTGGTTTGAAATGCATAATATTTCACTTTATGGAGTGCAAACCAATCCAGATCAGAAAACTTGGACAACTTCTCCAAAGGCATATGGAAACTATATGATTGATGATATAGCAATTGGGTGTCCATTAATATATCCATTGCCAGGATCAGAGGAAAGAGCGTTTGTTGATTGGGTAAAAATGGAAGAATTATTAATCAATTTAAAACTTATAAAATAATGAAAAAACTGCTTATTATCGGTTCAGCTAGGCACGGGAAAGATACAGTAGCTGAAATGTTAAATCAACATTTTGGATATACTTTTAAAAGTTCATCTCAAGCCGCGTCAGAGATATTTATTTATGATGCTCTTAGAGAAAAATATGGCTATAATACACCGGAAGAGTGTTTTAATGACAGAGGAAACCACAGAGCGGAATGGTATGATTTAATTTGTGAATATAACAGAGAAGATAAGGCAAAACTTGCAAAGGGAATAATGGCATCTTCAGATATATATGTAGGAATGAGAGATGATGCTGAAATTGTTGAATGTTTGAGGCAAGGAGTGTTTGATCTTATCATTGGAGTATATGACAATAGAAAGCCTGAAGAGGCAAAAGACTCTTTCAATATTAATTTATGGGAGAAGGCAGATATAATTATTCCAAATAGTCAGGGATTAAAACAATTAGAATGGAGAGTATTAAATCTGGAGCCACTTTTGGTATGACAAAAGAGCAAATTATTAACCGCGCGTTTATGAAGTGTGCGGTTAGTTTTTCAGAATTATCTAAAGCTGAGAGAAAGAAGGTTGGAGCCGCCTTAGTTAAAAATCATGCAGTAATTTCAATGGGATACAATGGAACCTATCCAGGCTCTGATAATGTTTGCGAGGATGAAAATAATGTGACAAAGAAAGAAGTGTTGCATGCCGAATTAAATTGTTTATCCAAAATTGCAAAATCTACAATGAGCTCAGATGGAGCGGACATGTATATTACCTTATCTCCATGCTTTGATTGTGCCAAGCTAATGGCTCAATGTGGAATAAAGAGAGTTTTCTATCTTGAAGAGTATAGAGATTTAGCGGGGGTAGAATTTTTAAGAAATGTAGGCATACATGTTGAACAAGTTATAATATGAAAAGAAAGCCTTCTATATCAAAATTGCTGGCTTTATTGGATAAACCGGCTTTACTTTATTGGGCCAATAAAATTGGTCTTCAGGGAATATCATTAGATGATCATAGAGCAAAAAGTAAATCAGATGGAAATAAATTGCATAATGAAATAATGCATTATTGCAAAGAAAAGACTCCATTTTCAGATTTAGAAATTCAAAAGAGATTTGAAAATTTCTTATCTAAGAATGGCATAGAAATAATTTCAGTAGAGCAATCAGTAGAAAATGATTACTTCCAGGGAAGATATGATGTAAAGATTAAATATAGGGGAAAGATATACATATGTGATTACAAGAGCTCCGACAAAGTATATTTTGAAAATGAGCTTCAATTGATGGGATATAGGATGTGTGAGGAAAATTGTGAGCTTGCAGTAATCCACATACCAGATTTTAAAATATCATTGATTGACACTTCTAAATCTGAAGAGTATGAAACTATATTAATGGCTCTTTCTTTAATTTATGAATGCAAATACAAAATTGAATTTTAAATAACTTAATAATGGAAAAAGAATCAAAAAAATCGGGTGGTTTGGCTTCAGCCCTTGATCAGATAAACAAGACATATGGAAAAGGAACAGTTCAAGCCCTGGGAGATAAGCCGGTTAATGATATAGAAGTGATTTCTTCTGGCTCTCTTACTTTAGATCTTGCCCTGGGAGTGGGTGGATTTCCGAAGGGAAGAATAGTTGAAATATATGGTGCAGAATCTTCAGGAAAAACAACAATTGCAATTCATACTATGGCAGAATGTCAAAAAAAGGGGGGCAAGGTTGCCTTTATTGATGTAGAGCATGCTTTTGATATAAGATACGCCAAATTACTTGGAGTTGATGTTGATAATTTAATATTTGCACAACCAGATAATGCAGAACAGGCATTGGAAATTGCCGATATATTGGTTAAATCTGGTGAAATTGGAGTAGTGGTTATTGATTCAGTAGCCGCTCTTGTTCCTAAATCTGAGCTGGATGGAGAGATGGGAGAATCTAAAATGGGGATCATGGCTAGACTAATGGGTCAGGCATTAAGAAAAATGACCGGAAATATACACAAGACTAATACTCTATGTATATTCATAAATCAAACAAGGGAAAAAATAGGAATTGTTTTTGGCAATCCAATTACAACTACCGGCGGCAACGCTCTTAAATTCTATGCCAGTCAAAGAATAGAAGTGTCAAGAACATCGGGAGATAAAGATAAGGATGGAAATGTGGTGAACAGTAAGGTAAAAGTAAAAGTAATTAAAAATAAAGTGGCACCTCCTTTTAAGACAGCCGCCTTTGATGTCGTATTTGGAGTTGGAATAGATAGGATGGGTGAAGTAGTTGATCTAGCAGAAGAGTTTGAAATTATCAAAAAAACTGGCTCATGGTACTCTTTCCTAGATCAAAAAATTGGTCAAGGCAGAGAAAATGTAAAAAAGACATTAGAGGATAATCCAGAAATATTGGAATTAATTGAATCAGAGCTTTTGGGAAAAATGGGGTATGAAAATTAAGAGAATATTTCATAGATATGAAAAATGGGAAGATTTTCAAAATGGAATGTATGATTATATTTCAGACACAAATGATGATTTATTAATTAAAAAAGCAGAAGATTTATTAAGAAATGTTGGTGATTTTGAGAGAATCATGAAACTGATATTGATTCATTGGCCAGTATCTTCTCAGGTAAACTTGACAAATGTGTCTTGCAATAGAAGATCTTGGCTAGGTCAAGCATCTTGCTCGTATTTGCACAAGGTGCCAGAAATTTTAACCAGAATTGCTTGGGGTAATTTGAGTTCAGAAGAGCAAAATAGGGCCAATGAAGCAGCAGAAAAAATAATTATTCAGTTTGAGTCTAGTTTATTATAAAAGTTTTTATTACATTTGATAATTCTAAATGATAGATAAAATTAATCAATACATTGAAACCTGGGAATCTAGGGATTATCATGAAGGAATTCCAGATGAAGTTCCAATTAGACTGGATGCACTTAATAAAGCTCCATCATATAAGGCGATTTGTAGAGCAATATTAAAAAACGATATCTGTTTAGAATCTTTGGGATTTTCAAAGCCAAAAAGTGAATATTATTCTTTATTAAAACAAATTGAATTAAGAGAGCGTAAAATTCAAAGTATGGAAACAAATATTAAAAAGATAGATGGGCTAGACCCTCAAGTATATTCTGAAATTGGCCCAATTGTCATGAGTGTGGCCGGCAGAAAGTATTTTGATAATTATCCGGTGGTAACTACACAAGATCATAAATGGTACTTGATGCATGGAAAAAGCGGCTTGGCTGCATTTGCATCTATAGTTTGCTTAAAGTCAACATTTGCAATTAGAAATGTTTATATAGATCCAAAAGCAGCTCATGTTCAGACTTTCAAGACATTATTATCTGAAATATTAAAAGATTTTAAAGAATCTGCTTATGAGATCGCGTCATCTTATGTTAAGATTGATGATATTAAAAATTGGGAATCTTTAGGATTTAAAACAACTGGCAAAGGAAGTAAGTGGTTTAGTATGCATCTTTTAAAGTCTTAAACAATGAACGTATTTGAAGCTTCTCAGAAAAGATTAAAAACCATATTTGAAGAGTTTGACAATGTATATGTTTCCTTCAGCGGTGGAAAGGACAGCGGTGTTTTGCTAAATCTCTGCATAGACTACATTAGAAAAAATAAATTAAATAGAAAATTAGGTGTTTTTCATCTTGATTATGAAGCACAATATACTTTAACTACTGAATACGTAGATAGGGAATTAGAAAAAAACTCTGATATTTTGGAAGTATATAGGTGCTGTGTACCGTTTAAAGTAACGACCTGTACATCAATGCATGAAAATTATTGGAGACCTTGGGACAGAGAGAAGAAAGACCTATGGGTAAGCAAGCTTCCAAAGAAATGCTATACAGAGAAAGATTTTCCTTTTTTTTCTGAAACAATGTGGGATTATGAATTTCAAGAAAAATTTAGTGGATGGATACATGAAAAAACGGGGGCAGTTAAAACAGCATGTCTAGTTGGAATTAGAACTCAAGAAAGTTTAAATAGATGGAGGGCAATACATAGTGATAGAAACAATAGAAAATATAATGATATCCCTTGGACAAAGGAAATGTATGAAAATGTATATAATGCATATCCGGTATACGATTGGATAACTGAAGATATATGGATAGCAAATTGCAAATTTGAGTGGGATTACAATAAGCTTTATGATATATTTTACAAGGCTGGAGTGACAATAGATCAGCAAAGAGTGGCAAGTCCATTTTTATCTACTGCTCAAGAGAGTTTAAAATTGTATAGGGTTATTGAGCCAAATACATGGGGTAAATTGATATCTAGGGTGAATGGTGTTAATTTTACTGGATTATATGGCGGAACAACTGCAATGGGCTGGAGATCAATAAAATTGCCACCTGGACACAATTGGAAGAGCTATCTGGAATTTTTATTAAAAACTCTTCCAGCATCAACAAGAGATAATTATAAAAAAAAACTTCTAACCAGTCAGAAATTTTGGCGGGAGAAGGGTGGATGTCTTTCACAGGAGGTCATTAATAAGCTGATAGAATTAAATATTCCACATAAGGTTGGCAAAGAAACAAATTACAGTACAAGAAAATTGCCAGTGACGATGGAATATTTGGATGATATTGATATTACAGAATTTACAGAAATACCAACATATAAAAGGATGTGCGTATGTATATTAAAGAATGATTTTTTATGTAAGTATATGGGATTCTCTTTGACCAAAGAGGAAAATGAATTAAGGCAGGGGGCGGAAGCAAAATATAAAAATGTATTAACTCAAAGAAAAAATATATGAGCAAGGAAGACTTGAAAGAAATAATTTTATTTTTGCAAGACACAATTAATAGTATAGATGGTACTGATGAAAAAATAGAAGCATTAAATGAAATTAGAATGGGGCTTCATGAGGTTAGTCCACTCAAACACCATCCAGTGGATTGTGTTTTATGGAAAAAATCTGAAGATGTTGAGGCAAATGAATATAATCCTAACGCTATTGCAAAACCGGAACTTGATTTGCTTCATACCTCCATTGCCGAAGACGGATATACAATGAGCATAGTTACTTTTAATGAGGGGAATAATATCAAAATTGTTGATGGATTTCATAGAAGATTAATGGAAAGAATGTATCCAGATATAAGTGAATCTACATACGGAAGGGTGCCACTAACATTTATAAGAAAAAGTCAAAAAGATATTTCTGACAGAATGGCTTCAACAATAAGACATAATAGGGCCAGGGGATCGCATTCTATAGATCTTATGTCAAACATTGTTGCAGAGCTTACAAATGCCGGAATGAGTGATGCATGGATATTAAAACATGTTGGAATGGACAGAGATGAGCTTTTAAGATTAAAACAAATAACCGGACTTGCTTCCTTATTTAAGGATAAGGATTTTTCTGATGCATGGAGTAAAGAAAAAACTATTAATAGTTTTGATGATGAGGATTAATATATATTAATAAAATTCATGGTTGCAGATATAGATTTATATGAACTTCTTGAAAACGTTCATCCAGCAAACAAAAATCAATTAACCGCAGATTGTCCTTATTGCCAAAAGGGAGATGGTCACTTCTTTATTAAGAAAAAAACTGATGAAATAGACAAGAGGGGGAATAATAAATCATATCAGTTTAGGTGCCTAAAGTGTAATGAGGAGGGAGGATTATATACCCTTCTTAAACACTTAGATAGATTGGACTTAGTTAAGGTATTTAGGGACACTTCAATCTTTAGTGAAAAGTTATTAAAAATAAATTTAAGTAACTTAACAAAAACTATAGTAAGGTTTGATGAAAATAGTTTATATTTACAAGAACAAGCACTGCCAACCGGATTCAAAAGATTACACTCAGATGAGTACCTTGAAAATAGGGGAATAACTCCAGAGGATTTTGAAAAATATAAATTTGGCTCATCAAAAATATTAAGTAGATATAAAGACAGAATTATTCTTTTAATAGAAGAGAGGGGAAAATGTGTTGGATACATAGCTAGATCAAAAAAAACAAAGGAGGAAGTACAAGCTTTAAAGATAAGGGGCATAAAGCATGCAAGATATCTTAACTCTGTATCTGATTTTGGCAAAATGTTATTTGGATATGAAGAAATACAAAGGGGTAAAACTAATACGGTAATAGCTGTAGAAGGTGTATTTGATAAATTTAACGTAACAAAGTTACTTAATTTGTATCATGACTCAGAGTTAAAATGTGTAGCATGCTTTGGAAAGAAGATTTCTGATGAGCAAATACACAAGCTTCAGATCGCAGGAGTAAAAAATATAGTGCTCATGTTTGATCCAGATGCTTATAAGGATACATTTAAGTATGCATTTGAATTAAGTAAATATTTTAATGTTCTGGTTGCAAAATTAACTGAATGTGATCCTGGAGATATCACACTAGATCAATTGATGGATGTTTTGGATAATTTGCAATCACCACTTGAATTTGGATTAAATACTATCAATAATATAATTTTAAAGTAAAACATATGCTAGAGAGGAAAGATGATAAGACAAGAAATTTAAGCATTTATGATTTCTTAAATGTGCTGCAGCAAGAATTTTTTATTGCCTATCTGCGTAATAAAATTTATGTTAATGAATCCGATAAGAAGTATTGGGCAAAAATAATGGGATTTAAAAAGGGGAAAATAACAAATCTTTCTCTTAGAAATGACCTTCCTTCTATTTTTACAGATCATAAAATGTACTATGATTTGTATAGGCAAACTGTTCTTACAAAAGGTATTCCAAATTTTATGTACATAAGTGAAGCAAATAGAATTGATCTTGAAAAAAGAGATATTTTATCTTATTACAGAACCGGATGCGAATGCAAAGTGTACTTGGGAGATGGAGAGTTTAAGATAGGGGAAATTAAAAAGTGTGATGTTGAAAACAAGGAGATTCATGTAAAGTTCAAGAATAGTGATGATATTAATTTATACAAGTTCAATCAGGTAAATAGAATATTTTAATGGAAAAACAGTTAACGTTAAAAGATAAGTTATTTAAAATAAAAAAGAATATTATTGGCGAACAGGATATTGAGTATTATGATACTTTGATTGAAATGTGGGAAGAGAGGAAAGAGCTGGAAAATGATCCAGTTTTTGCCACCCTTGATGAGCCAACAAAAGATTTGTACATCAGATACATGATAGCACAATTAAGACTAAGGAGAAAAAGATTAATTAAAAAATTAAAGATCGCATGATTACTGAAGAGATCGTAGAAAAAACAACATTAAATCAAACACAATTTGCCATGTTTATGTGGGCAAATATGTTCAAGCAATCGGAGGGGTGGTCATGGTTCCTGAAGGGGAAAGTTACCGGAAAAATGAAGATGATTTATAATCAGATGCAAATCTCATCTACCAGACTATTAAAGGAAATAGAGAAACATTTTAATGATTCAGAAGCAGAAGAGATTTATGATGAAAATTCTGAAGTATTTTCAAGATGTCTTGAGCTAATATTTAAGGCAAAAACAATTGAAGAAAAGCAAGAATTATTTTTGATAATGAAAGAGTATTCAGAATCTAAAAATTAATTAACTTAACGATGGACCTAATAAGCTGGATAGAGGCCAATCATATATCTGCCGAAGCATTATCGGATAAGATAATATTGGTAGAAGGAGCTGGACAAATGATCGTAATAGATCATAAAGAAGATAAAATATTTAGTGAAGAGTTTATTTTTCTTCTCTCAGATGAGGAGATGGACATATTAGATTCAACACCCGAAATACAGTATTTTCTTTTTGAATTTGGGCAAAATTGGTTCTATTCCAGGATTGATGAAATAAAATTAAGGCCATTTAAGCACCTAGGGAATTCTAATATAAATCTCCAGGTAGAAAATTTTCCATTCTTGGGGGTCAGAGGCAAATATGAAGTATTGAATGGATCAAGAGATTATTCGGATTGGTGCAAAAAAGCAAAATTTTTGGGATACGGATCTCTAGGATTGTGCGAAAAGAATACTTTAGCCGGTGTACTGTATTTTCAGAATGCATGTAAGGCAAACAAGCTAAAAAGTATCCTGGGAGAAACAGTAACAGTACTCAGGGGCAACGATATTACTTATGACGTTAAATTATACATAAAGAATAAAAAGGGCTGGAGAAGCCTTCTAAACATCAATAAAATTATCAATGTAGACAACGGCGGTAATTTTATAAAGGAAAGTGATTTATTAAATCTTGCTGATGGTGTAATATGTGTTTTGACACCAGGAGAATATTTAAATGAGGACATAATAATAAATTGTCAAGTATGTTTTGATGAAATATATTTCCAGTTCGATGCAGTAGAATATAAGAGTAATGAAAGAGATCAAAGATGGTTGGGATATCTTAATAATTATTTGACAAATTTCAAAGACATGATTAAGCCGGTTCTGATAAATGATGCTTATTATCTTGACAAATCAGATGCTTTAACAAAAATAATTCTCAACAAAATTCAAAAGGGGTCATCTCAAGAGCAATCAGAAGATCAATACATGAAGTCGTTGGAAGATAATTATACGGCACTCTCAAGCTTATTTGAAGATCAAGATAGATTTGAGGAATTTTTTCAGGAAGCAATCGAAAATACAGTTGAGATAAATAATTTATGTGATTTCAAAATAGATTCTGGTAGATTTTATTTGCCATCGTATGAAATGAGCTCTGATCAGGCTAACCAATTTGACAGCAATGAAGATCTATTTTTTTATTTGATTCAAAGAGGATTTGATAAAAAGATTACAGATAAAGTGCAGGGTAGAGAAGATGAATATTTGGACCGCATAGAATTTGAAATAGATATTATTAACCAAGGGGGATTTATAGATTATTTCCTTATAACCTGGGAAATATGTGAATTTGCCGATCAGAACAATATTTTTAGAAATTTGGGCAGAGGATCGGCTGCTGGAAGTTTGGTTCTTTATTTACTTGGTGTGACTAAAATAGATCCAATAAAATATGATTTGTATTTTGAAAGATTTCTAAACCCCGCCAGATTAAAAGAATCTCTTCCAGATATTGACAGCGATTTTGAATCTGAGGGCAGAGAGAAGGTAAAACAATATCTGGTAAATAAATATACGCCAGCCTCAACATGCTATGTTGGAACATTTGGGGTATTGAAAGTAAAATCCTTAATAAAGGACGTGGCCAAAATATTTGGCATACCGTTCCATAAAATAAACTATGTGACGGCTACATTGCCAAAAAAAGCGGCAGATGAAATAAAGGATATGTCAGAATTATTTGCATATTCTAGCAAGACTCCTCCTCTTAAAGAGTTCATACAGAGTAATTATAAACTTGTTAATAGTTTGGAAGCTGGCCTTGGTGCAATAAGAAATAGAGGAGTGCATGCTGCAGCCACAATGATTTTTCCAAAATTTGTGGATGGAGAAAGAGTAAATATTTGGGACCTTATTCCAGTGAGAATGGACAATGGAATAATTGTCAGTGAGATAGATGGAGCTCTATTGGATAAAATGGGGTTTCTTAAAAATGATATCCTGGGACTTAATCAGCTAGATAAGGTAAAAGCCATCTTCAGGTCAGTTAAAGAAAATCATTATGTTGATTTAGTGATGGAAGAAATTCCACTTGATGATGAATTGACATACTGGTATTTTCAAAATGGATACATGATAGATGTCTTCCAATTTAATGGAGATGGGATGAGTGCCTACTTAAAAGATCTTGTGCCAGACAATATTGAAGATCTTATTGCAACAAACTCTATTTATCGACCTGGAACAATGGAGACCGGTGGGCACAAAAAA